ACCATGCAACATAGGTAAAAAATCACTATCAGTTAGTCCTTTGAAACGAATCAGAGGTTTCATACCGTCATATTGTGATACTGCCTTAGAACTACCATATAAACTGGTAGTCTCAAATAGGCAAGTTGTCATTTTATATTTCGCATCCATCATTTGCCGAACTTCATGTGATGTGCAGATTGCCGCAAGTAATTTACCGCCAAGGTAATTAAACCCAAAAGGTTGTGCTGGTACAATAACAAAACCCATAATTGCACATTGATTGAACAATTGGGCACCGCCTTGGACTTGCGTAAAGACTTGTCCAAGCATTTCATTTCTTGGCTTACAGTTGATGACTGGTGAGCCTAATCGAATGAAACCACACCACTTTCCTGTCTTTTTCTCCAAAACTGCCAATCTTAAACATCTACCGGGAATACTGGTCATATTTGAATGGGAAGAAATCATATCGAGGTAAGTGTCCCATCTGTCTTGGGGTAATTCAATAATTTCAAATTCCATGTCAGCAGGTGAAATATGGAAATCAGAAAATAAATCTTCTTCTGGTCCCATACCAGGCAAAACAAATGGCCTTTCAGCCATTGCTATCAGTTTTTGTTCCCTCATGTATTCATCAATTCGACCAAACTTATCGAAATAATTTGAAAAAATGTTGGCACATTTAATTGCCTGTTCTGTGTTTAACTTCATACTTTCAAGTTACTAAAATTTTTATTAAATTTAGTTTCACGATTTCCAAAAGTGTTTAATGGTTTATCTGGTATATCTTCTTGGCCAGAATCGACCAAATCAATTTGTGCTATCTGTTCAACATCATATAATCTCATTTTAGCTTTGTCTATACCAATAACGAATCTTTTATAGTGTGTTGGGTCAGAATATCGATTCTTCAACTGTTTGACTAGAATTTGGTTTAGTTGTTCTAAATCTTCATTGGTGACAAGAGCAAACATAAAGTCAGCAGTTGCCGGCAGACCAAATGATTCTGATGTATCTTCAAGGCCTGGGTCAGAGTTGGTATAACCAGACCTAGTTGTTTGTGTAGCTGAAATAATTGGCACATCATGTTCAACAGCCAATCCTCTAAGTTCTTCGGCGATAGATTTAACATAGGTATAACTGTTAACAGCACCTCCAGGTTTAATTCTTGATGATGCACAGATATTTAAATAATCTATAAAAACAATATCTGGTTTGAAAGACTTCTTTAATTGGAGTTCATTTAGTAGAGCTCTGAAGTGTAATGTGCTGGCAGCTGCCGTTGGGTATTCTTTGATGATTAATTTACCTTGAGTCTTATTCTTTAAATGTGAAAATTTTCTTTCATAATCCTCACGGGAAATACTTTGTAGTTCATTCAAATCGATGTTCAACAAATTAGCATCAATACGTTCAGCAATTTTTTCTTCAGCCATTTCCATGGTGATATACAAAACATTCAATCCTTGTGAAAGTGCTGAAGAAGCAACGTGACACATAAACAAGGACTTACCAACACCGGTGCCAGCAAGAGCAATGTTCAAAGTTTTCTTAGGTAAACCGCCTTTGGTGATTTTATTAAACATATCCAAGTCAAATCTTATCCTTGATTCAACTCTATGATAGAAATCATAACGGTCTTCAAAATCTTGTATGTAATCGTGTCCTACATTTGCATCAAAGGAAACACCAAGAGCATCAGATAAAAGTTTTGGTATTTCACCTTTTGACTTTTTGGTCCTATCATCCAAGATGGAGACAGATTCCATGATTGCATTATAAATTGCTCTATCTTGACAGAACTTTTCTGTTTGTTCTACAAGCCAAGCTAACTCAACAGTATCATCCTTATTTTCTTTAATTTCATTTAAAGATTCTATTGCAGTTCTAACTTCTGATTCTGTTAAGTTTTTCTTCTCCGTAAAATTAATTACTAGAGCTTCATATGTTGGTAAATTTTTATACTTATCTACAAAGTCAAAAATTTCTTTAAAAAGAATTTTGTCAGTATTTTCCGAAAAATAATTTTGTTGAATAAAGGGTATTACTTTTCTAGTGTATTCTTCATTGTAAATGAGATTCTTCAGTATCGTTGATTCCAGTCGGGTCATCATTTTCTTTCATTGAATTCAGGTCTAAGTGTTTGTCAAATATTTCTACCAATATGTCACCCATTAGTTTAATGAATTTTTTATCGGTATGCAACTTTTTCACATCAAATTTACCTTCTTTTGTTATTACATATTGGTATTTTACAATGGGTGTGTCAGAATTTTCTTTAATACCTACTTTACCATAGTGATAAACGATGTCTTTATATTTACCAGATAAAATTTTAACCGATGTTCTTATGATTGCATCATCTGAATTTCTGGTATCAATCAAATCAAAATCAACACCCTTTGTTAAGGTCTTTTGTTCCTTTTCAAACCATTTCATTTTCCTGTTCCTGTTCAATGATTGAATTGTAAGTTACAGAATATTTTTTAGTGACAAATTCTGAAAACTTCCCATTTGTTAAAAGTTCATTCCAAAATTCTTTGGTATTAGTATCTGCTTCACGATACTTTTGACCTAACTCACCTGTCGTTTGGTCAACTTTAGCATACCAACCATTCGATGGCTTTTGTACAAAACCACCTTCCATTGCAACATCAAGCAAACCAGAATACTTCTGAATACCACCTTCGAATGATACTGTAACTGGAATCTTAGACTTCTCACGCACATAACGTGACTTCTCTACGTTGATGATAAAGTTGTAACCTGTGATTTCAGTTCCAGTTTTTTCTTGTTGGCGACCAAGAATCCAAATTGTGTCAGCAGAATAGTAACTGCCTGTACCACCACCAACAATATCTTTAGGAAACATACCAATTTCTTTGTAAGTGTGATTGACAACAACCATTGGAATATCTTTAATGGTCAGGTGTGGTGTCACCATGCGGAACAAAGATTTCATTTGTTTTGCTCGTGACATATCAGCAACCGACTTTTCATTCAACGCATCTTCAACTTCTTTCTTAGATGCCAAGTTACCAATTGAGTCAATTACAATAATTACACGGTCATCTTTTTCCAGTTCCTGTAGTTGTTTCATAACATCAAACTTCAATTGTTCAACATCAGTAATTGGAGTATGCAACACATTATCCATATTGATATTAAATGTTTCAAAGTATTTGGTCGGTGTGCCAAATTCTGAATCATAAAATAACACGACAGCCTCAGGATATTTCTTTTGATAGGCAGAAGCCATCAACAAAGCAAACGCTGTCTTAAAATGCTTAGATGGACCAGCAAGCATTGTTAAACCTGGCGTCAAACCTCCATCTAAACTACCTGATAACGCCACGTTTACCATAGGCACATCAGTTTGAATTATATCTTTCTCGGTAAAAAATTTAGATTTGGTAAGAATAGCCGAATCTTTAATTGTTGAATTCTTTTTCAATTTATCGAGCAAACTCATTTTATTTCTCCATCAATTTTAAGTATTTCTTTTTTTGGTACAAGTTCATGTGCATTACTATCAAAGAATGATTCTAAACTAGGACTAGGTTTCTTGTCAAGCTTTCTATTCTTTGTTGCCTTTTTAGGTGGTTCTTCCACTACTGTTTTTATCTTTCGATATGTTTGGTTTGCGGCAATAAGTAACAATACAGCAAGTGGGTCAAATACCACAATGATAACTAAAATAACAATGCGTACAGCTTTATCTATGAAGTTTGGGTCTTCTTTATCATACAAAGCTTCGGCGATGTATTTGATTGGACCAACTTCTGCCAGCAAAGCGTTTTCTTCCTTTAACAACGGCAACTTTTGTTCCGCTAGGCGTTTTAATTCTGCCTGAGTTTCCATAATTGCGTTGTTCGTTGCTCTAGCTATTTTAGTTGGGTCATTGCCTGCTTTTAACAACAAGTAATCTAACCTTTCTTTAGATATTTTTTCTTGTTGTTCTAATATCTTTATTTCAACACTATTGGCACCAACAACTATATTTGTTTCTAGGTGTGCCTTTGACAAATAACCAAAGATACCCATTGAAGTAATCAACATAAGAAATATCACAGCAGTAATGAAGTAATACCTCATTAATATTACTGTTTCTTTCCAATTATTATACAACCAAGAAACAGTCACAAGTTTAGCAACTTCTAATACACCACCCATAATAACGATTGGCCAAAATGAACCTGGAAATATTTGTGCTAAACCTATGACCGAATAAAAAGCAGCAATTGTTGATAGTGCTATTGCTGTTAAGAATGGAAGTATTACTTGTGTCATGTTAAAAGAAATTTTCTAAAGTATTCTTCCTTGCGTTTGAAAACACATTCTTTCTATTTAAGTTCACTACACCCAAGTCAAATTGTGGTATCATTGTGGTTTCTGAATATTGGCCAACACCTGTCATTTCTTTCCATAACAAGTCTGAGTGTTTAGGATAATTTGTGTTCCAATTGACCGTAGAATCTTTATTCAAACGATTTCTTATTTCTTTCGTCAAAGGCATTATGTATCTAAACTGTTTGCCTTTGATTCTTTTGATTCCTTTATCTTGCATAAAGTCAAACGTTAACCAAAAAACTTTATCTCGACCCAACCGTTTACCATTTTCTATACACAAACCTTTAGCAGTTCTCGGATGTATTTTTTCACCATCTGGTCCAATGTAAACATCAGTCCAAATAAATCCTCCATAATAAAAGTTGGCCGCTTGATAAACATAACCAGGTTTACCTACAATACCATCAGCCCATGTATACAAATATTTAACTGTAGGTAAATTGTTCTTCATCCATTTTATGACAGCAGAGAGCATTTGTGACTCTGAATTTCTTGGCATATCGGGATGCATACACATTTTACCTATTTCATAGTAATCTTTTGTTTGACAATTTGGAAATAATTTTTTTATTGTTTGAAGTGGTTGAGTTCCCCATCCTAGAGTTAAAACACCAACGAGTGCGTCATCATTGAATATACCCAAATAATGTTTTGTTAGTTTAGGCATCACTTTCGAATAATGATATTCTTGGACAAATTCAACAGCGTCAAACTTGTTTATCTCTTTAATGACCAAACAATATTTCATTCAAAAAAACTTTCCAAAGAAAATGTTTTTTCTACCTTCCAACCAATACAATCTAAAATAACTTTTACAGGTTCTAAAAAGGACTTTTCAAATTGTAGGTCATAATCAATATATTCCTGCAAATTGAATTCTCTAGGCAATCTAGTTGGGTAAGAGATTACTGAATCTTTAAAAGGATTTGGCATTTTGAGATAAGTAAACTTCAACTTCTCACCTTCTTGGATGGAAGGATATTTATTTGTCAACTCCAATTTTTTCAAATTGAAATTATAAATGATTGCACCTTTAACATGAATAGGTGTGCCTTTTTTATATAAAGTCGCAGAATCGGAATAATCATTGAGACCATTCAAACCTCTAGGAAAAGATATTTCTTCTACAGGTAACTTTTTGAATTCACTTCGAAAATTTGATATGAAGTCTTGTATCTCGGTTTCTTTTGCAGTCATCATCAATTCAATCAACTCACGCATTTTTTCACGCACCGCAGAAGGTGTGGATGATTTAATCATTTCAAGACCCATAACTTTTAGTTTAGGTTTTTTATATACAACACCTTCATTATTATATACATTTAAAATGTAACGCTTCTTGGCAGTCCAAATACCTTTGTCAGCCAAAGCTTCACGTTTCATTTGCATCTTTTGTGCATACGCATGAACATACTCTGCAAGCTCAGAATAACTCTTGTCGATAAACGGTTGAATTTTATCTTCACAGACTTTATCCATAAAGGATATAATTTTAGAAGTTTCTGTTTCTTTCTGAAACACCGATTTTACGAGAGGTTCAAGTTTAAGATAAATTGAATCTGTATCTGATGCAATAACATAATCATCCTGTGTTTTTAATAAAGTATTTAAATAAGAATTTAACTTATTTTCAATCCACTTAATGGATAATTGGCCAGCCAATGTAACAGCAAGAGCTTGCCTCAAATCATAAAAACGGAAATATTGTGAACCCATTGCACCATAAGCAGAATTCAACGAAACCTTTTTTGCAAGTTGAAGGTTGTTATACCTAGCAATTAGATTTTCCAACTCCCTTTTCTTATGTGTGTCTTCTTCATTTTGAATGTCTTGTTGACATTTTAACATCATCTTTTTAAACTTTTTTCGGTCTTCATACATTTCTTCCAACATTTTAGGAATAAAACCTTGTATGTCAGTTCTGAAAAATTGACCGTTTGGTGTCATTGTAACGTCAACCAGCCCGGAAGTGTCTATTTGTTTTGTTAATAGTTTATCAACCGAAACACCAGAAGAAACTATATCACGCATATTTTGTGTATAGTCTTTTGGTTCTATTAATGTTTCAGGAGATAAATTGTATTGCATCATCAAATGTGGATACAAAGAATTCAAATCAAATGATGCGACCCATGGATGTAATCCTACTTGAGGTTCTTTGACGTAAGCACCTTCAAAAGCAGAATCTTTTGCTTTAATCTTTTTTGGCGGTACAACAGTCCCTTTGTTAATCAGATAAGAATAGATTAGAGAATCCCACATACGAGTTTGAGCAAAGACATCTTCATAGTTTGTCTTTGTATCGTAGGCAAGAGTCAAAGCTAATTCAATTAATTTTAACTTTTCTTCCAGTTTAACGACAAGTTCCACATCTTTGATGTTATACTCAATAAATTTTTGATAGTTGAGTTTATACAGTTGGTGTAGGTTATCGAATTCTTCATATGATAATTTATTTTCTCCAAGTTCTACATAAGCGATATTGTCCAAACGATATGATTCTTGCGATTTACCACCAGGCGCATACCATTTATATAATTCAATAAAATCTAAACAAGATATGCCTAACAAATCATAAGCAATTTGTTTTTTACCTCTAATAACTTTTTCACGGGTATATATGATATCCCACGGTGAAAGTTTGTTGACATATTCTTCTCCAAGAATACGTTTAAATCGATTAACCAAATATGGTATATCGAAAAACTTTACGTTCCATCCAGAAATAACATCTGGATGATTATCTTTCCAATCTTCTAAAAATGTTTTACAGAGTGTCCATTCATCTTTACAACGAATATAGTTTATATCATCACGATAATTTTGAAATTCTCCACAACCATAAACAACCATCTCACCATTAAGTTTTCGGATAGAAATTGCAGTAATTGGCTCATTTGCATCAATTGGATCTGGGAAACCATTTTCAGAACCAACCTCAATATCGATGATTGCTATATCAAGTTGATTTATGTCCCACTCTATCATACCTTTTTGGTGTTCGGAGATGAAGGCATATTCAAAACTAGCATTACCATATATTTTAAAGTTTTCAACTTCTTCGTATTTCTTAATGAAATCTCTTGTTTCACGAATAGTTTTAAACTTTTTAGGCTCTAAAAAATCACCATGCAAACTTTTAAAGTCTGTTGGTTTTTTAGATGGTAAAAACAAAGTCGGCGAGTATGGTATTTTTTTACCAAATCGCCGACCGTTATTTACGCCACGGAAAAGAATGTTGTTACCGTAAACTTGTACGTTGGTGTAATAATTAGTCATTCAATCATTATATCACATTTTTGGAATGGACGAGGCAATTTGAATACCACTCCCAAATATTTGATTATACTGATTTTCCAATTCACGAACTGGTGTATTGATTGTTAGAACGTCATCAAGGTTAAATTGAATTCCGGTCTTAAATTCTTCAGAATATTCCAGAAAAGGCATGAAAGCAAGTTGTGAAGCTTCCATTGGGCCGTTTTGATTTGGCATACTTACGACTTGTACAGGAGTTTTTACCATAATACCACTTTGCGATTCACGCACAACTTCGGCTAGAATGGTTTGATTTGTTTTAAAGGTGATAAGTTTAATCATTTTCAATAGGAGGTTCAGATAATTTCAAAGGAGTGTCGTTTGTAATTTCTAATATAGAACCTTCTTCTAGTGTTAGACCGAAATCGGAGACTTCTTTGAAGGTTTGAAAGTTCTCAGTATGCACCATAAAACTTTCAGGATTTATATAAAACAAATTATACATTTATTGTTGTCTCCTCAGGCAACACGCCGATGGTAACCCAGCGTTTTGGGAAAAGCATTTCACGGCCTTCAAAGTCGGCCATGTTGTAATTAGGGTCTTGAACGAATCCAAGAACCTCAACCATTTTATCAAACTCCCTTAGGGCCAAACTATATTTTTCGGCCTTAGGCATCTTGTACTCTACGGCCAGTTTCTTAGCAACTTCACGAATGTTCATTTTTAGTCCTCAAAAAATATACAAATATTATATCTGAAAATTTTATATATGTCAAATCTTTTCAACAAATTTACCAAAGTTTGGTGGTTGCCAACCTTCTGGTTTCATCACTTTGCCGTCTTCACGTTTTAAAACCTTACCGGTTTCTTTGTCAATTTTGGCAAGGTTAGACTTTGTACCTTCATCCCAAATGGCATTACAATCCCAACCTTTTGATGCCATAAAACCAACAATAACCCAAATCATATCAAAACAAGCATCTGCCATTTCAACCTCATCATCTTGTTGAAATGCTTCACAGAATTCAGAATATTCTTCTGTGATAAGTTTAGAATATAAATCAGATTGTTCTGGATTATTTTTGTTGATAGATTGACCTGCAGCAGACATAAACATCTGCACATCGGTAAAAACTTTACACATTAGAATTTCTCCTTTAGCAATTCAGAATGATATGTACGTTGGCGCAGCTCAGAAGAACTGAAACGGTGTTTACGGGAGTTGTAAAAAATCTTTATACCCCTGTCTTCACAAATTTCTTTTCCTGTGAATTCTTTGCCTTCATATTCTTCACCAATAATACGAACATTAATTGGTAAAAACATCAACAAATCTTCTAAGTCTTTCTCTGTATTGTAAACGATAATTTCATCTACAAATTTTACTGCCTCTAACTGTACATATCTCTCAACGATTGATTGAACAGGCTTATTTTTTTCATTAGGCCTGTCAATCGATGGGTCACTTTGAAGTCCTACAATTAAATAATCACAGAGTTTTTTTGCTTCAGCTAACATTAGAATGTGTCCAGCATGAAGTAAATCAAATGTTGAACAAGTAAAACCTATTGGCTTTACTACCAATTCATCAGGTAAGACTAACATAAAATTGTTCCTTTATAGTTTTAATACACTTACGTCACATCGCTTTAAAAAATTTAAACCGTCATCATTCCGATATGATTCTCTGTAATACACGGAAGATATTCCTGCCTGGTAAATCATTTTAGCGCAATCTATACAAGGAGCATGAGTAATAAACATACTAGCACCATCTGTTGAGTTTGTCGACCTGGCCACCTTAGCAATGGCATTTGATTCTGCATGAAGTACTTCTGGTCTTGTTACAGACTTTGTGGAAGTTCCATTAAAACCTGAAGTTGTATCTGGAACCTCCATCTCACAGACATTGGACCATCCAGAAGGCATACCATTGTAACCAATACCAATGATGGTATTATCTTTTACAATGACACATCCAACTTGAAGTCTTTCAGCAGAAGATAATTTTGAATAAACTTCTGCCACATCCATATGTGCTTTTTGAAATTTAATTTTCATCATAATAAAATGGGGCCGAAGCCCCAAGGTTTATGCTGCGAGTTTTTCTTCCTGCAGCAATTGAGGTGTGAACTCTTTCAAATTGTTTCCAATTTCAATCTTGCGAGGTTTCTTGTGTTCAGGAATAATATTCTCCAAACCAATGCGTAGAATACCATCCTTAAACTCTGCACCTTTTACTTCGATTGTGTCAGCAATTGTAAGAGTTTTTGTGAATGAACGTGTTCCAATACCTTTATGTAGGTATTCGACAGATGTTTCTTTTTCGTCCTTCACACCTTTCACGGTCAATACGTTTTCATCAACAGAAATATCAATTTCATCCTTTGAGAAGCCAGCAACGGCCAACTCAACGACATAACGAGACTCATCAAGTTTAATAATATTGTGTGGTGGGAAGTTTGAAACGGTCTTTGTCACATCAACATTCAACATCTTTTCAACTTCATCAAAGAATCGGTCGAATCCAAGTGTTGAGTGATGTAAAGGACCAAAAGAAAGTCGTGTTACCATAGTTTTTCTCCTTTTAAGCGAGGTTACAAAATATGTGGCCCATAAGGCACCACAATTTTATTTATCCACAATAGTGAAAGCATCCCGGTTAACAAGAAAGGTTCTTTGAGGATTGTTTTCATTATATACACGGATAAATTCCATATTGTTTTCCTTAACTACCTCATTGTAGTTTCGGGTAAACACAATTTCATTACTATATTTGTTTTTCAGTTTTATCAATTTGTCTTTCACTTTTTTCATCATAAACTCCAAAAGGTTATTCGTTAGACTTTTTACCAATATTGTATTTAGTAACCAATTCCCATTCCTCTTTTTCTTTAAAAGAAATAATTTTAACTTGGTGTAATGGGGCAACATTATTACCAATTCTTTCATGGTTTAGAATTTTAAGTAATCCCCAATCTTCAAGTAATTTTGCAATTGCATTACGTCTTTGTATGTCATTTTCGGATAAGTTTGAAGGTTTACCATCTAAACCAAATAATTCTTTAAAGTGTACGATATAGTATCTTCCTTGTTTATGTAAAATGTGGCAAGATTGATACAAAACCTTTTCTCGCCTGGAAGATACTCCTATTCTAGTTAATGTTTCACGAATTTTTAAAAAATCATCTTGTTCCTTTAGACCCACTTCAATAAAATTGTTTAAGTCCACCATATTATTTTTTCCTTAATCCACCCGTATCGGTTTGTTCTTTTAATTGTTGGATTTGTTTCTCGTTTAGTAGACGTAAAGCTTCTTTTGCTTTAGAATCTGAGAATTTAAAGACAGTCTTTATACATTCTAAATCTTCACTCTTTTCAGCTTTTATCCACTTCGCAAAGGGTCTTTTCTGAGCCCTGATTATATTTATAAGAAAATCAAATTGTAACTTTTTATCCAAATGGTGTCTCATATTGACCTCATTTGCAAATAAAACACAATCTTTATGGTACGACAAACTCCTATTTGTTAAAAATGGTATATATTCACGTTCAGTCAACTCATCAACAATTAACTGTTTCTTATTTTGTAGTATTGAATTTACATAATCAAAAGGTCCACTCATTGCAACAACATCCTAATTAGTCCTGTGGTGTCAATGGTGACAAGTAGTAGATAATTAGCGAGCATACCAAAACTGCGGCGAGTATAGGCAGCCCAAGCGTACATACTACAACCCAAAATCCAAATAGGGTATAAGACAATAAGGGGTGGGTTAGGAACGGTGAGAGCCATGGTAATACTACAGCCAATGCTAATAGCCCAAGCAAACACTTCAATAATAAATCTAAACGAATTACTACGCCAGTCATCTTTAATCCATTCTATAGTAGGTCTGAAAATCGAATCTATCATACAAATTCACAATTCACCATCAACTCAGTCAAACAAGCAACTGTATTAATTTCTTGGTCAGCAACAAAAGCCGTCTTATACTGGTAGTCAGCAAGAATAACAACCGCTTGAGGGATAGATTGGGGTTTCAGCGAATCATACATTGCATCATAAAGTTTACGGTAAAGTGTATTTGGGTCTACTTCATGTGTAGCAACCCATTTACGAACAGAACCGAAATCTTTCTCTTTGAGGCTCTTTATAATTTCAGATAGTGATATATCGGCGATTTGTGCCAAGATACCAGTATCAATAGAACCAAATTGACTGTAACGCTGTAACTCATTAATCACTCTCCGAAAATCTGGAAAGTGTTTCTTCACCAACTCAGCAAGAACCTTGTCTTCAAAGTCGATTTTTTCACTTTGCAAAATAGACTGAATACGCTTGAAAAACGCAGAGGCCATCTTTTGTTTTTCACCATTTCTCAAACCAAAATCAATTACTGCACACCGAGAGTGGAGTGGTTCAATGATTCGATTCTTGTAATTACAGGTGAAAATGAACGAACAATTGCTTGCGAATTCTTCAATCGCATTACGCAAAGCTGGTTGTGTTGAATTTGGGTTTAGATAATCAGCTTCGTCAATGATGATGACTTTTCGGCCACCAGCAAGAGACATTGAAGAAGCATAGTTCTTAATCTTCATCCTAAAAGTATCAATGCCAGATTCATCAGAACCATTGATGACCATATAATCGCAACCAATTTCTTCACACATTGCTTTAGCAACGGTTGTCTTACCGACACCGGCGCCGCCACTCAATAAAAAGTTTGGTATATTTTTTTGGTCTACATATTCTTGAAACGGCTTTTTCAGACGGTCAGGAAGAATACAATCTTCCACCGTCTGAGGCCGATACTTCTCTGTCCATAACAAATGTTCCATAGGAACTCCTCACAAAAAACATAATAAAATTAACCTTTGGTGAAACTGGAACCAGCTTCACTCGTCACCCAGTATTTCAAATTAAGATTCTTATTTTTAAAGTGTGAAACACCCTTAGACGAATAAGAAAATTCATAAGTACCAGAAAGTATTTTACTGAAGTTTTCAGTTTTAAATACAATCTGATAGGTATCACCATTACCTTCAGAAACATTAAGTGAATAGGTATGTGCAGAGTCGTTTTGCATATCCAAAGAAACAATATTCACATTTTGGCCATCCGATTTGATTGCAATTTGTGGTGACGATAGAATGTTTGCAGCTCGCATGAATTTGTCAAAGTTATCATTAGAAATTTCAAACTTAACTTCTGGGTCAGGCATGACCAATTCTTTTTCAGGCGGAAGAACAATCATTGTTGGTTCACAAAAACGATAGGTGAATTTGTCACCTTGTGGTCCAACAATAAACATTTGTTTTTCTTCAAACTCCAGACTTGGAACATCTTTAAATGCCGACATGGTCGAGAGGAAATGTGGCAAATCATAAACACCAAAGTCAGTAGGAATATCTTCCTGAATCTCAGCATGAGTCAAAATGTTTTTATGTGGCGAAACAGTTTTAAGTGTCTTACCTTTTTTAAACATGATGCCTTGGTTAATATTACCAAAGTTTTTTAAAATACCAATTGTTTCACTCGAAAATTTCATAATCTATTATCCTTTTTCAAATCATGATTGTGAAGAGCCATTATACCATAGTGTAAAACTTTAAGCAAGTCTTTTCTATTGTATCCATCTTTTTTACCGTATCGTTGAGCATATTTCATAATATTACCAATACAGAACCCTTCGCCGTGGCCACTATCCATAATAAACTCAGTTGCCTGAAATTTATTTTGTGAGTAGTGTTCGTTGTAAGTAGAATCTACATAAGACTGTAATTCTTTTAAGATTCTATCCTCACTATATTTGTAATCAATCATACCATTTCTTCCTCATCATCTTCTTCCACAAACGAATCAATGTCTAAAGAATTTGAAAGAATATAATTCTCATCAATCTTTTGGTCGTTTTTGTTAAAGATAATCATGTTATTCATATCTTCACATAAACCTTCAATATTGGATGGAACACAACCATATAACTTAACCTTTGTGTCTAAAGGATTCTTGTTATCGAAATATGCTTGGCCAAACTCATTAAGGAACCTATACCATTCATTTTTAAATTTCAACATTGATTTGATATAGAATTTTTCCAAATCAACACCTAAGAAATTTCGTATGTAAATAACCACTCTAATTTCTTTATTTGGATTTTGTTGCGATTTGCTTGCAGCTGCTACAAGTGCTTTCGGTGCAGATGTTGAAGAATATGGCAAATACAAAACTTTGTTGTTGTTTATATAATTGTGTGTTTGTAACCACAAATTAACTTCACCAGCATTAGCCCAGGACTTTGGAAGTAAGTTTGTGTTTTGAATATTCAGTTCACGATGATAAACTTGCCAACGGATTTCATCACGTTTGTTTGATGAAAATTTACCATTACCACAGGCTAGATTAACTGCTTTTAAAATTTCATCGGGGTCATTTTGTAAGTAACCATTTTTAATTTGGCGCAACATAATCCCGACAACATCTTCCTGTAACATTAAACCAGCAGGTGGGTTATCCACACCATTGTTCAAGGCTACATTAAAATATTCTTCCTCAGATTCATCAATTTCGTATATATTAACAATCCGATTTTTAAATTTAACTTCCGTTAAAATTTTATCTTTTGTTCGGCCATCCAGAAAAATATACTTTTTATCTTTAGTTTCTTTAAGAGAAATTGGACGTTGATACAACTGCCAACCGGTCTCTAAAATACCAGATTTCAATTCAGAATATTTCGGATTTAATCCATTATATCTGGTTGATTGTGAACTGCCTTCACCATCACGATTGATTACAGATTCAGGAACTAAGTGTGTTCCTTTAAATTTCAATGATTTGTAAGATGAATTCGTATAGAATTCGTGGAATACATCTTTTCTCAAATTATTTTCCACGATTTGGCGATGTTCTTCCGTAAATTCGCCATACGGTTTAATTTTTAAAATTGACATAGTTTTACCCCTTTATTGTCTTATGTTTAACATTTGTTTTACCAAATGCACTTGTTTTACCAAGATTTTGCAGAGGTTTTACCCTCTGTTTATTTACAGTTTACCTGTAAAATTAGCTACCGCTGGCATATTACCTGTAAAAGCATAGGTACCAACGTGTTGTGTTTTCATCCAAGGACATAGCCAAACTTTACCACCAATTTTTCTCCACATCTGGCAGAACATATAATCTTCACTCAGATAACGGTCAGAACCGCCGCCTGTAATAGAATCTTTAGAATCAATCACAGTATCAAAGTAAGCATGAATGTAACGTGACCCGTCAAAATTGGCCTGACCTTGGTGGTCTGGTTTATAGTGAATCATGGGATAGGCTTCTGCCATCTTATTAAACACTTCACGTTTTACTAACATGAAACCTGTTCCAATTTCCATAACTTCTAACGGTTCAGTAACAGAAAATTGTTTAGTACCTCTGACCACATTGAAAACATATTCTCCTACCAATTGTTCTAATTCGCCTGGTTCCATATCAGGATTTTTCCTTAATGCTTCAGCAACATTTTTCCAATTGATAGCTTTTTTAGGATAAGGTCCACCAATAACATCCTTATCTAAGGCAAGTAGTGCCAAAATGTCTTGTGGAGAAAAATGAATATCAGAATCGATAAACAATAAATGTGTATAACCTTCTGTCCTAAGGAACTCATCAACAAGATAATTTCGAGCCCTTGTGATTAGTGACTCATTGAACAAGAAGGAGAATTTACTTTCAACACCATAACGGTTGAGAGTGTTTTGTAGGTCTAAACACGATTTAATATAGAGGCCATTGGCCATGCCGCCGTACATAGGGGTGGCAATAAAAACTTTACTTTTTTTCAGTTCATCGACTTTGATTTGTATTTCCATAATTAATCCATAGTAAAAAAGAGAGAGGACATAATTATATATCCTCTCTCTTAAACGGCTTTTAGATTATTTAGGCAAAAGCACGAACACCTGAATTACGCAGGGCTGCGATACCAGCAGCAATCATACGCTTGGTTGGAGTACCAAGACGGTAGAAAGAAACTTTCTCGCCACTTGCATTGGTACGGCTATTCAAGTAAATAGCATGACCCTCTTTACGCAGCTCGTCAATGACGGCCGAGGGGTTTTTTGCGCCGAAAACGGAACGCATTTTATTTGCGGTTAGAGTATTATACTCCGAATCTTTCGAAAGATACGCTAGAACTTTAGCTTTAACAGACATTACAAATTTCCTTATAGAAAATGGGCCGCACTTGGGAAAATATTACAGAGGCGGCCCGTCCCTGCAATTCGTTGATTATATTGTATTAAGTATGGAATGTCAATACTTATACAGGCAGAGATTAAAACGGGATATCATTATCACCTACACCAGTTTCTGTTTGTTCTGGTTGTTCCGTTAGAATTTGTTCGGCAGAAGCACCAGCATCAACTTTGGTATATAAATCAACAAATGATGCCTTGGTGTCATCGTCAAAACGGTTCAAACACAAGGTAAGTGCTTTGATTTTATCACCAAAGATACCATAAGTTTCAACAATATGAACCAAGCGCCGAGTAGAAATCACCTCATCGCAACCGCCATCGGCGAATGTTTTGCGAATAACATCAGCCCATGTTACAAGTTTTTCAGCAAAATCATCATCTTCACGGCCAGCAGAGGCCAATTCTTTTTTAATGATTTTACGTTCAATAGTTACGGGCGGAAACTCCTGTTCCATCGTGGTACGAAAACGCTCAAGAAAAGCTTCGTTGAGAACATTGGTGAACATATAACGACCATCATCCGAACCTTTACCTTTGGTGTTGGCAGTAGCAAACACGGTGAAACCAGGTGCAGGTGTAATCAATTCACCTTTTTTCTTAAGCATAAAGGGTTTGCCTTCAAGCACCCGTTGCAATGAGGACAGGTTCTGAGCACCATAATCGATTTCATCAATACAAAGGACAGCGCCTTGGCGAGCAGCAGTAGTCACAGGACCATCACGCCATTCCATATTACCATCGATTAGTACATAATTACCAAGAAGGTCACTCTCATCGGTTTCTGGTGTCATAGAAACGCAAACAAATTTACGTTTGGCCTTGGCACAGGCCTGTTCAATTGACATGGTCTTGCCGTTACCAGAATGGCCAGAAACAAAAACGGGAAAGAAACGCATCGATTTAACGATTGACAAAACATCATCAAAGTTGCCAAATGGAACATAGTTAGTATATGACGTAGGAACCAAATTGGTTTCTTCCAATTCAGTTTGAACATTTACAATTTTGTTAGAAGATTTCTCAACAGGTTTTGTCATAGGAATCACTTGCGCTTGTAAAGCAACACCAGTAACACCAGGCACTTTATATGTACCACGTTTTACACGATTTGAGGTGTCATTAGTAAACCAGTAGGGGTGAGCAATATCAATTTGCGAACAAATAGTTTTAATTTCATCGACCGTAACGGTATCTTGGCCAGTCGCAGCCAAGGCATTGATGAATTTTTCACGGATTTCAGAACGCTTTGCCATAATAAAAATTTCCTTTTTCACAATTTATAAAGAATTATAACACAACCGGATAGGTTTGGCAACCAGCTGTGTCGCACAAAAACAACAATTTAGGTAGACATTCCTTCAATGAATTTAGATACCAAAACACGGTTAATTGATTTTTTCTTATTGAATTTCATAAAAGCTTTTGTCAATTTAGCAGAAGTAACTTTACCTTCACCAACATCAATTTCTTCCTGTTCAGTTTTCAAGTCATCGCCACCAGTAATCAGGAAAAAATTATCATATCCTTGTGGTTTACTGGAAAGAAACTTATCTTTTTTCATTTGTTTGACCAATTGTTTCAGTTTGTCATCAAAAGAATAAAAGCTTCGGTTCCTAATTTGTTGCAAATCACTTCCATCTTCAAAATGGTAACGATGATAAATGGAATTTTTTATGTGTGATGTTTTAGAACCAGTCAAAAAGAAACCAAAAACTTTTGAACCTGTGGTTGATTTGAACCAATCTAAAACATCATACATTATATTATTTTTTTGAAACAACCATTTCAATTTCTTTTCATATTTATTTTTACGGTCACACAAAATCACATTTTGGGATTCTGTATTAAATTGTTCACGGGATAATCTACTTTCACCGTCTTTGCTTGTAATGATAGTATTATAACAACGAACCCAATCAGCATCACCATCGTGGACAATAACCAAACTTGTAAGGTCTAAATTATGTTTACGTTTGAAATCTTTCATGATTGATGCTGTTGCAACAATAGCTTCAGTAAGTGGAGTGTTGGACATTTCTTCCGATAGAGGAATTGCATAAGCTCGGCGGCCACTATAATAATTTGAATAACGGCGTTCGAAAGCAGATTGCAAACAAATCATATTACGCAAAGCCATAGAAAACTCAGCATTTGTCATAGATGAATTTAAATATTCACGCAAACGAACACCATCAAGGGAGAGAGTTCCTTCATTTGTTTCAAAGGTATTCCAGTAATCAACCAATTTTGTTCGGTCACTCATGTCACAACCTAAATCACAAGCCAATGCTTCTGTTGAATTACCAAAACCATAAACAACAAAAGGAATACTCACTTTGCGACAAAACAAAGAAAGCACCAATATTTGTTCGATAGAACCGGCCATGTTATCACCCATAGAACCAGATTTATCTAACAATAGTACAAGTCCGTGAGATTTGCCTTTTGGCACCCTCATAACTTTACGGAAAATATTATCATCAAATTTATATGATGCCAATTTATTAATATCGATATCACCAGTATCAGAAATTTTTAATTTACTAAACGCTTTGGCGGCTTTACGCATTTCAAATTCTTTTGCAAGCAAACCAACATAACGCTCATTTTTGTTTTTAAAATCTTTTACCCAAGAATTGACATCCTCTTTAGTATAAAGACCGTATTCTGATATTTCAGTTTCATAGTGTTTAGTCATTTGTTCCTGAACACGTTTCCATGGAGTTATAATTTTTTCCAATTTAGGTTTTGGAATTTGTATATAAACATATTCTTTTGATTTTTCATTAAGCAGAATTGATTCTTTTTGACGGAAAGTTTCATCAGTTTGACACCGAGGTTGAAATTGGCCATCATAAGGATTAGAATCTTTAAAACGATTTATTTTTCCGGTTGTATCATCTTCCGTGTTTTCCGAATTTTCATCACTGGAAACATCATCATTATCATTTTCATCATTATCTTCTGGTTTGTCAGAATTTTTGTTTTGAAAATTGTCGTTTAAGTCTTCCGTTTCAGTTGAATCACCATAATCATCATAATTATCATATTCATCGGAATCATAATCATAATTGTTATCATCGAAATCAAAATCGTTATATACTTCCTCAAACATTTCTGATTGCTCTTCCTTAGAGTAATCATAAATTTGTTGGGTTAATTTTAGTACATCATCCCAAGTTTCAAGTGTTTTGATACGCTCGATAATTAATTCTTCCTGAGCACTAAAAGAAATCCAAGAAGCACTATATTGCGATTTGGTGAAAATGTTTAGACGGTCAATAAAAGGCAGACCATCGATTTCTTTATTTTTAATACCAAAGAAATCACGATTCATTAATTCATTATAAGCTTTAATGAAGGAAGGACGGAGACCAGGATATTTACGCTGGACTTTTTTCTCAATTCGAGCGTCCTCAACAACATTTAAAAAGTTTTTATAATAACGACCTTTGGATGTATCAGAAGCAACATCATGCCAGCCTTCGGCAGGAGTATACAAAGCATGGCCAACTTCATGGCCGGTCAAAAGGTCATACATAAAACCATTCATATCTTGCCAAATTGGCAAATAAAGTACCCGTTTAATAGGGTCAAATTTTGCGGTTTGAATTTTTTGGTGTTCAACCGTTAGGTTCTCGGTTGCCATTAGTTTGGCTAGTGCCGTTTTTTGTTGAACCGTAAATGTCATAATAAATCCTTTACCAATTTATGGTGGTATTATAATCCATTTTGAGTGAGGTGTCAAGCGTTTTTTGACTTTTGTTGCATTTTAACAACATAAGTTAGTGAGTACTCACTTTTAATACTTTAGTATTAATGGAGCGGATGGAGGGAATCGAACCCACATATGAAGCTTGGAAGGCTGCCGTTCTACCATTGAACTACATCCGCATTTAAAGATATATTATAACAAATTATCGGCCGACTTGTGGCAAATATTGTTCTTTCACCTGTTCCCAATTCATAATTGCCAAATTGTCGTAGAACAAGGTTTCATGTGAAACTCTGCCTTTTTTAACCAATTGTTTGATTCTTGGCTTGGCGTGCTTCTGTTTCCATATATTACTTAGGTCATTTACACTAGATTCAAAACACTTTTTCATATTTTTGCCATCATGTTCGCCTCGGAGAAACTCACAGGTTTCTGCATAAAGTGGCGACCAATAAATTCCCCGAGCGTGTTCTGATTTGATTAATTCTTTTGGTATATTTAATTGAGAGTAAACAAATTGAAGTGAACGATTCTTATGGTCACGCTTATGTGGTTGACCTGATGGTTTCTTTGCAACATACCAATCAAAGTATTTTCTAGTGTGATTTGTTTTCAGCCATTCCCGAATCATGTATCGTGTTTCTTTTAGTGGTTCGAATGAGACAGAACCTGCTGTGAAACCCATAGACTGCCAATAATCTAAGTTATCGTATTGTGATAACCCACCAGCCTTGGTCTTACCATAAAGAGATGTTGTGGTGACAGCTGCAAGTATATCACCATACAATTCTTTCCACTTTTCTTGTACGTCATCAGATAGACACAATAGAGCAAGTAACTTACCACCAACATAATTAAAACCAAGTGGTTGCAAAGGCACAATTGTAGAACCAATGGCACTATGATTAATCATCTTCTTGGTTTTGAGTTCTCTGTCCCAACCAATGTACTTGTCTCTCGGTGTTAAGTCTAAGAAATCAGATGAAATACAAATAACACCAAGATACTTCTTTGTAATTTTATCTTTTACAATAAAGTTTAGATTACGCCCAATATTGGCATTGTTCTTCATTGTGGATGAGAATGTACGAATACAGTTCCACAATTCAGGCAAATCATCTTGTTTGTTGGCATAGACCAGTTCAGGTTCTAATGCCAAATATTCTTCTGGGTCTTGTGGCATCCAAATATTAGTTTTCACTTCTTCAATATCACGCCGTTGACTTTCATCTTTCAGTACAAGTCTTTCACCTTCCCACAAATCATTTACAACAACAGAAGGGTATTTGTCTTGTACTTCACACCACTTTTGGAATAGTGTGTATTCACGGACATCCATTTGAGAAACATAAGTGAGTTCTTCAATAGTTTTCTCACGAAGTTTATCAGTATCAATGTTTTCAAACTCAAGGCCGGAATCTTGCCATTTCTGCCATTGTGTTTCTACATCGTCTTTAGGGTCGAATGAATATGACATTATTTTTTCTTTTGCTTTCTAACAAATTTCTTCATCATCTTTTCTTGTTTTCTTTTAGCCGTCATTAGTGTTGCAGGACCAACAAGTTCAACAAACTTTTTACCGTCCATGTGGTCCAGTTCATGTAGGAAACATCTAGCAGTTACACCTTCCATTCTCATACGTTCAGTCTTGCCTTCTTCTGTGGTAAATTCACCTACAATCCAAGACGGTCTTTTTATTTTAAGATATAAACCTGGGTAGCTGAGGCAACCTTCACTCTGACTTGCCAAGTCTTCCGAAAGTTCAACAACTTTTGGGTTAATACAAGTCAAAGAGAAATCTTCATGGCCAATTACAAAGATTCTTTCAATAACACCACATTGATTGGCAGATAACCCTATGCCGCCATATCGTTTCATAGTCATCTTCAATTGTTGTACCAAGTTTGTCATTTTCGTATTAGGTAGTGCCGTAGTATCGTAATCAGGCATAACTTTAGATAGATAAGGATGATTATCATCAAACAGAGGCAAAGGTTCTAATGGTTTAGAATTAGTATACAAATCTTTTGAAGTATCAATTGTTAATATATCACTCATTTTACTATCCTCGAAAAATTCTTTTCTTTTGAAAATCTAATAACATTTAAAAATTTATCCTGTAATATATCACCTTTATGTGAAATGACAAACAGGTTTACACCTTCTAACATATGAAGTATCTTCATCAATTCTTCCGTGCCGTTAGTATCAAGTGAAGAATCAAATGTCTCATCAAGTATTAAAAGATTTGTGTTGGCAGAATTTCTAAGTTTTGCAATAGACCGCCAAGTTAACATCAATGCCATATCAATGCGTTGTTTTTCACCTTCAGAAAAATTATGATAACTAAACTCGTCTCTATGTCTAGATTTAATCGTTTCTTTAAATGATTCATCAAGGTTGAAGTTTACAAAAAAGTCCAAAGAAGCCAAATACTTGTTGACTAATTTATTGATAACAGGTAAATACTGTTTGACAATCTTTGTTTTAATACCATTATCACGCAACAATGTTGATGCGACTTCATAATATGTTTTTTCATCTATAAGAGTGCGTAAATGTTGCTTTAAGTCATTTAATGTATCATTAATGATGTTTAATTCTTGTTCTTCTTTATCGGTAAATTGCTTTGTGTCTTTAAGTTCTTCAACCAACCTATTCAACCTAGCAATCATCTTATTTGTTTCGGTGATTGTAGTATTAATAGTGGCAATTTCTACTTGTTTCTGATTGAGTTCTTTTTGTTTTTCTGATATGTCATTTAATTTGTTTTGTTCTACCAACAGTTTCTTTTCAAGTTCAGATAAACCATGTTCACATTCAGAAACTTTATTGTTCAAATTGTTTAGTTCTTCTTCTTTAAAACCTTCTTCGATGGCCTGCCGGCAAGTTGGACAATTATCATGTGTTTGAAAAAACCCAATATCTTTTCTAAACTTGGATAGGTTACTTTCTATTTGAGATTCAAACTTTGTAATTTTTTTGACCTTGTTTTCGGTGTCAATTTTATTACTTACAATTTTCTGTAGTTCTTCTGTTTGTGTCGTAAGTATTGCAACATTGGACAACAAAGAATTAACTATGGCATTATTGTTGTCTATTTCAACAACATATTGATTCACCTTATCATCATTGTTTTGTTTCAGATTATCAATATGCTTTTTCTGCATATCATATTTCTGTTGAGTTAAATCTATCTCATGTTTTTTGGTAGTTGTTAAGTCTTTATTATTTGATAATCGTTCTTTAACCAAGCCATTCATTGTAGAAAAGATTTGTATATCAAGAAGGTCTTCAATAATTTCCCTACGGTCAGCTGCCTTCAATTGCATAAAGGGTGTAAAAGATGCCGAACCAAGAATAACTATCTGAGTGAAAGATTTGTAGTTCATTTTAAGGATGAACTTCTCCAAGTGTTCCTGGTAGTCTCTGGATGCAGCATCTTGATTTAGTAAATCACCATTGCAGTATATTTCAAATATGTTAGGTTTGATACCTCGAATGATATTATAGTTGTTGTTGCCAATTTTGAACTTAACTTCAACAACACAATCTTTTCCATTGATGGAATTTAGTAACTGTGGTTTATTAATATCACGAAATGGTTTGCCAAACAAAGCAAAACACAATGCATCAAGCATCGTGCTTTTTCCAGAACCATTTTCACCTACGATTAAAGTGTTTGCATTATTAGACAGAGAAATCTCTGTGAAATAATTACCGGTACTTAATAAATTTTTCCATCGTATATTTTCAAATAAAATCATTCAGCCACTTCTGAAACATTAAGTGCTTCAACATAAAGTTCTCTCATCAAAGTTTTCAATTTATCAGGTTCAACATCAAGTGTTAAGTTATCAATATACTTAGACAAGATGGTCATAGTATCTTCTGCCTGGTCAACAATGTCTTGGTCATCAATCAGATACAAGTCATTAAAATCTTCCACAATAGATAAGTCGGAAATTCCTGCCTTGTACAAATTATCAATAACAAAATCAAACAAGAAAGGATTCTGTTTGTTTATAACTACAACTTTGACGTAAGTGTTCTTTTTATCAGCATAGTTATAATTTTTCCATTGTTCAAAATCCGAAGCATTGTCATCATACAATATTTTATTGAACATTGTGAATGGGTTTTTTATGAACTCCAATTCTCTGGTGTCGGTATCAAAAATATGAAAACCTTTCGGGTCATTATAGTCTGCCCATGTCATTTCATAAGGAGTACCAACATAAGTAATATTACCATCAGTTGATTTATGATGAAAATGTCCAGACAATACGACATCATACTTGTCCAAGGCCTTTTTGTCAAGCCCATGGTCACAAATATTGCCTTTGTCCATCTCAAAACCCGCAATCTCAAAATGCCCAAAACAAATTTGAGATTTGGATGCCTTCATTTTATCGAAAATTTCTTTTTGATTTTCATCACAAATCCAAGGCACAATATCAATTTTGACACCATCAAAATCTTCCGTCCAAAATTGTTCTACAAGGAAAATATTCTTGTATTCGTTCAACAATAACGATGGTGAATTTACCTCAAGTGTGTTCTTAAAGGCAACATCATGGTTACCGACCAAAGTATACAATTGAATATTATTTTCTTGTAGTTTGTCAAAGAAATATTTACGGGAAAGATAAAGTGAGTTAAAGTTGACAAACTTTCGCCTATCAAATAAATCTCCCATTTGCATGACAACATCAATTTTATTTTCCAAAAGATAAGGAAACAAAACATCATCGTAAAATTTTTGGAAGTATTTGTGAAAGTCTAAAGAATCCCCTCGAGCACCGAAGTGAGTGTCACCAAGTATACATATTTTCATGATATCTGTGTTTTAAGTTTTTCAATTTCGTCTTTTAATTTTAACTTTTCTTTTTTAATTTGTGCGGCAAGAGTATCGTTCCATTGTGCGTGAGCTTCCATTAAATCCAACTCTAAGTCTTTGTGTTTTTCTTTCAGTCGTTCAATGTGATGTTCAATTTTTTGTTTTTGCATATTAAATATCTCCAATAAATTTTTCAATACCTTTTACCTTACCTTCTTTTTTCTTGCGTTTATTTTCCTCAAAGTTTTGTATAAATTCCGAAATGTTTTCATATAGTTCGAATTGCCTAATATTACCTTCAGCATCTTCAAACATTTCAAATTCATCAATGATGCCGTATTGTTCTGTTGCCTTGTATTTCACATAGAGTTGTTTCTTCTCTTTCATAATTCTGCGGAGAAAAGCATAATATATGATTTGAGTAAAATAAGCAAATGGATTTTTACTTTTATCCGGGTTAAAATTACGGAAGTACATTAGACAATTTTCTATACCGTCTGAAATCATTTCATCTCGGAAAGAATAAGAAACAAAATTTGGTTTACGGGAAAGGTGTTCTGCAATTTTATAAAAACATTCACCGATATAATTCGGAATATTTGGTTCCTCCAAACTATCTTTTTCTGCCTGTTTACAGGCCTTTTTATACTCTATAAGAGCAGTCAAAAAATCTGCATTGTTGATATAATGATTTGATTTAGCCATAATTATTACCTGTTTAAGTGTTGACAAAGGGCTTGACAAGATGTTACAGTCTCGGTGTCCCATTTGAAAATAAAAAATTTAATGTAGATTAGATTTCCTTTTCTGATACATTATTTCCATAAGGTTTTCTAAGTCGAGTTTTTCATCATCGTAATCTTCATCATCTAGTTCTTCTTCCATTTCTTTTGTTGACATTTTTTCCATAATTTCTATTACAGTATTACCGTAATGTGTGATTAAATTTTCTTTAGGGTCGATTATTGTTAATATATCTGCCATGTCAATGATAGCATGATTTTGTTTAATTATTTCAATTGGCAACCAAGGCATCATCATCATAACTGTTTGGCCATTATTATTTCTTTTAAAAATAATGTGCATAGGATTGTCTAACATAATTGTACCGTTTTCATCATCAACAAAATAATTTGCAATGATATCTTCACCACTTTGTAGTCTTACAATTTTTATGTTAGTATTAGTTTCCATTTTTTAACTCTATGTTGTAAAATTTATAGTTGAACTTTTCTTCATCGTATATTTTAACACGTTCTATGAAATGTTTCAAGGTATAATTAACATATTTGCCTATACGGAAGTCATCTGCAATATCAAATAATGTAGCTTTCTCTTTGTTATCACCTATCCGTAAACCCCTACCAATGGACTGCAAATTCCGAATCCTAGATTTAGAAGGAGAGGCAAAGACGATATTGTGTAAGTTTCGAATGTTAACGCCAGTACTAAAAGTGCCATAAGATGCCACAATAATTGCGTCTTGTTCTTTTTCAGTAATTGCACGAACCGACTCCCTAACTTCAACATCTGTTCCTCCAAAGACAAAGAAAACGTGTCTTTTACCGGCGTGTTCTTTGATGAGTGCGTGTAAGTCTTTGCCATGTTTTTCTACAAATTGAAATAGAATAAGTGTATTGCCTTTAAGTGACAAGACTAAATTTTTTATAAAATCATTTCTTTCTTTATTCTTTACTATGTAGTCTATTTCTTCCTGATACTTCCAGTTTTTAACCATCTTACATATTCCATCATTATATTTAAGTATCAAGCACTTAATATTAAAATCGGCCAACTGTTTGTTTTCTATTAGTTCCGATGTTGTTGTTGCCTTATAGACTGCACCAAATAAACCTTCTAGTACCAATCGATGTGTTTGTGTACCATCTAATGTACCTGTACAACCTATTCTATATTTCGCATTTGTGCAACCTGAAAGAATGGTTGTCAACGATTTAGCTTTAAACTGGTGTGCTTCATCACCAAGAACAAAGTTAAACTGTTCAAAATATTCCTTAGGGTTTTTATAAATTGATTGCCATGTTGTGATGGTAAGAAACTTGTTTGTGTGTTTTTCTTTGCCTGAGTATTGGCGGTGACAAAATTTATCGGATTGATAACCGTAACTCTCGAAATCTTTATACATCTGTTCAACAAGCGAAGTTGTAGGAACAATTAATAGACCTTTTTGAAATTTAGATGATTGTAAATATCTCACTATAAGATATAATATAAGAGACTTACCTGAAGCGGTTGGTGATAATAATAAAAGTCTTTTGTTTCTGACTGCTTGTAAGAAAGCTTTAAATTGATATTCACGAACCTCATGTGGTAATTTTAGTTTTTTGATGAAGTTTGTGGCTTCTAGGCCAGAAAATTCTTGTTTTAATTCTATTTCTGGGTCTACTAATAATTGATAATCACGTTCTTCACAAAATTTTTGTATGTAGGTAATTAAGCCGTGATATGTGGTATTTGTTCTTTGGTCGAATAATCTTATTTTTCCGTCCCATAACCTATTTTTATAGGCAGGCATAAACTGATAACCAGGAACGAAAAAGGTAAAGTATTGCGAAAGTTCTTGGCCTATGCCTTTATCACAATTAATTTTGATGAAAGCTTCATCTTGTTTAGAAATTATTAAATCAAACACCTTGTATAAATTTTTCCCATGATATGAAGTCACGCAATTGGAATGTGCGACTGTTTAGTTCTTTGAGTATAGAAGTACAGATGTCCACAATTTCATCATACATTACTTTTTGTGCCATAAATTTATTAATATCTTCATCACTCTCTAAATATGTATTCATTTCGGATTTGAGGGTGTAAGGAAATGGTTCCCATCCATACTTACTTAATGTATCCTCATCTAACTTACCTGTGTAATATTCCCATTTAAGTTTTTTCATTGTGTTATATTTAAACTCTGCCTGTTTGGAGAGTAAACGATGTTGGGAAAGTATGTTCAGATACTTACTGTGTAATTTGGGAATTTTTAGTAGTTCTTTGCCTGGTTCTGTTCTATCAACCTCGGCATCTTTGGACCACATCTCAAGCACTTCATCAATTTTCATAATATACCTCCAAACATTAGGTTACACTATTCGCAACCTTTTGTCAAGCTATTTTAAAACAATTTTTCAATGTCGTAGTATTCATACCGAAATGTTGCATCGGCAGTCATAATAGTGTCCGGACTATCTTGTGTACTCATAACAAAAGTGGATAAAGTTGTTGGAAAAATATTATGAAATTTAAATGAATAATATGGTTTGTTTGAAGATGATAATACTGTTAGAGTTGCATCAGAAAATTGAGGAAATTTGTTTGCTTTTATAGCAGAAATTTGACTTATGGATTTCAAATTTTTATATTCTTCATATTCTTTAGGAAAAGTCATTGCTCTAATCCAATCGTGTACTTCAATCCACGATTTCATTTCTTCATCAATCATAAATGTCACATTAATTAAATCGTATATAGCTTTTTCACCTGGAGAATATAAATCAACAAAAGGTGTATTAATTACAGCTTCTGACAATGAAATGCCAGGCACACTTACCGATTGGCAAAAGTATTGCAAGTTAGGTAATCTACTAAAGTTCAACTGATATTTGTTGCTTTGTAGAAAATTTGGATTTGTAGGGTTTCTAGTTAATGCTGACATAGTATTATTTAGGCGTAAAAAAAGACCCACCATTTCTGGTGGGTCTTAAAGTCTCATTTATTGTTATATATTATTGAGACTGTAAAGATTACATCAAGTTTGCAACCTTGAAAGCACGATAGTACTTGTTCGTAAGAACTGTACGAGCGCCTTCACCCTTGACTGTACCTTGTGCAAAAGGATTTGCAACCATGCCGTAACGGGTTTTGAAACCAATTTTTGGCTGGAAGGTTGTCGTATCAACCGCACGAACCATTTGCAGAGGAACGTATGGGCAATAGAACAGACCAGAGTCATAAGCATTGCTACCCTTATAACCAACAACAGCAAATTCGTTAGAATTCGTAGCAGTGAAATACGGGTCAATGTAAACTTTAACACGACCAAACAACGTGCCAGCAAAAGTATTGCCAGTATCGTCAACGGTCAAGTTAACATTCGAAGCCAGAGCCGAATTGTAGTCGAGAATGCCTGCCATAGCGAGAGCAGAAGCAACATCAGACGAACAAATCATGATGTTACCTTTCCCTCTACGGGTTTCTTTGGCGATAGCGTTAGCTTCACGCTCAATCTGGAAAGCCAGACCTTTGACTTTTTCAACCATCCAACGGCCGTTCGAATCGGTGTCGAGGTCAAACGTACCTTCAGTTGTCGTACCGATTTGAGCACCGGTAACAGCCGTACCATAAATGTTACGGATAACTTCACGGTTGATTTCAGCAAGAATTTCCGAAGAAAGAATGTTGCTGAGTTCTGTTTCTGCATCCAGACCATGAACAGCTTTCAGGTCTTGAGCAAGTTCCATCGAATACTCGGCCTTCAGAGCACGGGTATTTGCAGTAACGGTAACTTTCTCAATCGAGAAACCCATCTCACGGAAAGGATTGTCCTCACCAGCAGAAGTGGAATAACCAGCAACAGCCGAAGCGTTGCTCAAGAAGGTGTTCGATGCAGCAGCACCAACGCCAAGAGCAGCTTGTGCGCCACCAATACCCGAATGGCCTGTGTTAGCCTCATTGTAAAAGGCTTCAGTACCACTACGGTCTGTACCATAGGTAGAACGCATTGCAAAAATCAGACCGGTAGGACCTGTCATCGGCTGAACGCCGCAGACATCATACGCAATCAGATTCGGCAACGAACGGCGAACCAGCGAAATGAGGATAGGGTCGAAACCAGCAACAGGACCTGTAGCTGTAGCACCACCAGTAAAACCACCGTCACCGGCCGAGTTTGTGGGTGAAGCTTCATTAATCATGCCAGCTTTTCTCATTTCTGTTGCTTGGTTTTCCAAAACAACAGCGGTAACCGCCTTACGATAGGGGTCTTTAATGGGAGCCAGGTCTGGATGGTCCAGAACGCCTTCCCATTTCTTTTGTAAAGATTCGGACAAATACATTTTTAAGTCTCCTTAGTTTTTATTATTTTTTAGTTTTCGAAATAGCTTGTGATACTGCGGCAACCATTGGGTCATGAATGACTTTTTGTTCTTCAGCATCTTCTACCTGCTCATGCAGTTGTTGCTCGTCAGCTTTCTTCACATTTGTGGGGAAATAGTTTTCACGGATTGTCTCAAGTTTTTCTTTGTATTCGTCCTCTGTGGAGAATTCAACGCTCTCTGCAAGCGATTTGATTTTTTCAACTTGAGTGTCTGTAAGACCTTCCGTTACATCTCTAACAATTTCACCCTTGCGTGATTCAACAAGAGCTTTAGCGAAACTCATGCCTCGCTCAATTTCCTCATCGAGTTTGCCTTCAAGTTCTTCAACTTTACTAGCAAGTTCATCAACAAGGTCAACTTTTTCAGCAGGTACATCAATATAATGTTCTGCGAACAGATTACGGAGGCCAGTAATGAATTCTTCCGTCAATTCAGAACGGAGGCTAGATTCGATAGCAATTTCATTTTCCGACATCCATTGTTCAACAACATAGTTGAGGTAATCATCAACCTTTTCTGTAAGGTCTTTTTTGATTTCTTCAACCGATTCTTCTAATTGACTAGCATATTTTTCTTCCATTTGTTCTTGGATTTGAGAAATACGGTCAGTAACTCGGGCTTCAAAAATAGTTGTGACTTTAGATTTGAATTCTTCCGAAATGTTTTTATCGTCAGCAAACAAAGCATCAATGTCTTCAGATAAGTCGAGTTTTTCTTGCTCAACTTGCTCTTCTTCAGCAATAACTTCTTCTTGCTCTTCGACTTCTTCCATTTTAGCGGAAGCATCAGAGGGTTTGGTGGACGGTGCCGTAGCTTTCTTCGCTGCTTTGGTCACATCCATTTTATGCGAATCATCATCGGGTTTCGCATTTTGTGGTGTAGGACCACCAACGTCTACAACTTCGCCATCTAATTTTTGCGGAGGCATAGATGCTGCTTTTGCTTTGCTACCAGCAAGAACTTCTGCAGCCGCTTCCATTAGTTTATTTTGAGCCATTAGGATTCTCCTTATTATTTTGTATTTATAATTTTAAAGTTTTCGTAGGTAATTTTCGAATAATTTTAGAGCAACTTCTTCAATTTGTTGTTTAGAAGCTGTTCGAATTTGTTTTTTTGCATGGTCAAAGTCCGATTCAACAAACTTACCATCTACGAACATCCACTCTTTATTCTCCATGATACCATTAACGAAAGCGCCTGGGGCAGAGGGGTCAGCAACAATATCAGCTGCTGTAGCAAGGCGAAGGTCATCTTGAACCAAGTTATAACCTTCTTTAGTTTGTTGCAAAGAGCCAAGAGCTCTTGAAGAAACACCTAAATTAACATCATTGTCAATAAAGTTTTTGACGATATTGCCATAAGGTGTATCAAGAATTAAAGCTTTACCATAAAAAGTATTGCCATCCTCACTCAATGAAACAATCTTGTGTGAAACTCTTTCAAGGTTGATTGTGGGTGTATCCGGATGACCTAATTCACCAAGAGCACGATTTGTCTTAATGAATTCATCTTGATATCTCTCAACCTCAGTTCTGAGAGTATTCATTTTATACATTCGATTGTTTTTGTTGACTGTATCACCAACAAGAAAAGTACCTTCAATATAAAGCTTTTTACCACCTTTTTCGGTGGTTTCTGTTAGGTACTTTACTTCTTCTACTGTTTCTCTAATGAGTTTCATTTTACATTCCTGTCTGCGGCGGGTTGTAAGTAGCTTGTTTACTCACAGTTAAAATTAAAGTTCCGTTTGCGCCACTATTATTAATGAAAACATTTGCTGTTGATGTATTACCCAATGATATATCATGAGTTGTTAATGGCCAATCAACAGCATCTGGCAATTCTAAAATTAAAACACCAGTATTATCATCACCACGATAAACAGACCAAATTCCGTTTGAAGAACTCAGTACACTTGTAATTGAGGCTGATTGAATGGTTTCTGTATTATCAGCGGCTAACATTAATAAATTTATTGCAGTATCGCCAGTACCAGTAACTCGAATTACCGATTTACTTCTTTTGTTGTTTATAATTTCATATGCCATTTTATCTTAGTCCCATTGATGAGCGCCTACGCATTGACATCTTCCTTTTTAACAATGACCGGCGCAATTTAGCTCTTCTAGTTGTTTTCCATGACCGTTTTAATAAACGTGCCTTTCTTAATCTTTCTGTGGCAGGAATACGTTTTACTGTATTACCTGAAATTCTATATCCTTTAATACCTGACCGTCTGCGATTCTTTTGAACAACAATACGACCTTTTGCATTTCTTCGAATCCTACGGCGAATCTTACTGATTCTACCCATCTTAATAATGTTGCGGTTTGCAGCCTCATCTATCTCAACTTCTTCATACATATCAGAAGCAATATATTTTTTTGCTTCTTCTAATTTTTTTGCCGCAATATTATTTAGACGCTCGATAATTTTATCTTTTGCCTCACTTAGTTTGTTCTCTAAAATACAATCTAAGAATGTCATTTTTTAGCCCTACTAAAAGCAAAGTCTGATGCTTTAGCTAAGTGTGCAGGTGATTTATGAACCATATCTGCAAACTTCTTTTTGTTTTCATCATTGAGGGCATTGTGTACTTGAGTGATTGCAGAAGCAGTGAAGTGGTCCACCTTCCTAGTTTGGCCGTTGGCAAACTTAACTGTATTCGCTTGCTTCTTGCCTACAATCTTATGTAATTGGTCCATTACCGCTTCTACAATCGTAACTTGTTCTTCTTCGGCTTCTTCTGCTTGCAACGGGCCAGCAGAAACATTTGGTCCGTAAGGTATTGAAAAATACTTGTCTAATTTTTGGTTGTAATACAAAGCCATTTTAACTTTGTTTGGAAAAAGTCTTATAGCTTTTCTTTTTAACACCAAAACGAAAGGTGGGTCCTTAGGTAAGTCTGGGGTTTCTTCAGAAATTTGAATTGCATTTTCAAATTCTTCTTCGGATTCTTCTCTAACTGCTTGTCTAGTTTTTTGAAAAATTTGTTTATTATTGGATAGTAAGTCGACCATCTTATTGAACAAATTCTGCACAATCATTTTATCGGCATTATTAAATTGTGGCCGGTCTTCCGTCATTTTATCCAAAACACGGTGTATACGAGCAAGCTGAGCTTTGTTAGCAAGCCCAGCACGAACTAACACATCAAACTTAGAGTAGTCTGATTTTTCTTCTTCTAAAGTATTTTTAAAATCTTCTAATGATTTCATTCTTCTTCTGTTTCTAAAGGAGTATCTTCTGTGTCTTGAACTTCAATTTCAGACTCGACTTCTGTTTGCCCACCGTTATAAATTGTTTTAGCAATCTGTTGTTTTCTTGCATCTAAAGAATCAAAAGCTTTAGAAGCTAAAAGATTCTCTAATGTCTCTTTAGCTTTTGTTGATTCGCCGTCAGCAACATTTTGTATGAATTTTTGTGTGTCCATAATTTTTCCTCGTTAATTATTTAGTTTAACCTGGTAGAATACCGTTCTGTCTCAGCATCCAATTGAGGAGTTGGTGATTCAACTTCTCCAGTATTGTCTGCTGGTGGATATTCTTCAGGTGAAGCCGGCGGTTCTTGTCCTTGTTGTAAAGTAGGACCACCTGTTCCTTCTTTTTCTTCTTCATCAATTTCTTTTTTCAGACGTTTAATATCGTCATCTGTCATTTGTAAAACATTCTTTTTGACCCAGCTGGCAGAATAATAACGACCAATATACGGGTCAACTGTACCTAATAGATTCAATCTTTCACGAAGCAATTCAGCTTCACGCATTTCGGTAAAATTATTATCCTTTTTATAATCATAATAAATTTTTTCTTTAAATTCTTCCCACTCCTCTTTAGTACAAATACCTTTTAATACTAATTGAGTGCCCAATGCGTCGTCAAAAATTTGAGAGAATTTATTGCGTAATCTTTGGATAAACTTTGCAAACTTAACTTCATCTCTTGTAACTTCAGAAACACGTCCAAGGCCAATCATGCCGCCTTGTTGTGGTTCTAAACGTGAAATAGGTACATTCAAAGATTGAAGAAGTTTCTTTTGAAAATACTTAACATCTTCTAACTCACCAAGGTTTTGACCAGCTGGTAGAGTTGTAATCTCTGTACCTTTACCACCTTCACGGCGTGGTAACCAGAAATCTTCAAGCATTGACATATGCTTGCGGTCATCTCTGAGTTCACCAGTAGAAGCATCATAAACCATCTTGTTACGATACTTGACCATTACATCACGCAAGTATTGTTCTGCTTTACCTTTTGGTAAGTTACCAACGTCAATGTAAAAAATACGGCGTTCTGGTGCTCTTGATATTCGGTAAATAACTACTGCGTCCTCAATCATACGCAATTGATTGAGTGGCTTAATTGCTTTGTGTAGATAAGAAATTACAAAAGTATTCTTTGCATCCATCAAACCAGAGTTAATATTAATAACCGAATCGGTTGCAATTCTTAAACCTGAGTTTACTTGTGCAGAATAATTTTGTGTTGTTGTTCCTTTGTCGGAATAAACATAATATTCAGCAATTGATTTGATTATGTTTGCGCCGGTTTTTGGATCTCGGTCTTTTTTGATTTCACGAACCTTGCGAATTTTCCGTGGGTCAATGTAACGAAGTTCTTTAATACCTTCTTTTGGTTTAGATTCATCTACCACAGCATGGAAATAAATTCTACCATCAATATACCAACGCTTAAACAAATCATCAGAAAGATTACCAAAATTTAACATACGAAGAACATTTTCAAATTCTTCTGTAATTTTTTTCTTAATTGATTCTGGTTGTTTTAATTTATCTAATACAATATCTACCGTTCTACCGGATTCATCGTGTGTAATAGCTTCATTTACAATATCATCAATGGCTTGTTCCAATTCTGGATGATTAGCCATTTCTCTGTAACGAGTAATAAGTTCCAATTCATTTCGAATGGAACCTTCTAAATCTACATATGTACCGTAATAAGCATTTTGTGTTACGGTTACTGCGCCATCATCTAAAGCCTCATTAGGAAGCGCAAAAGAAGGTTGCTCAGCCGGTTGTTGCTGAACAACGTCCTTTTGTCCTAAAGTAAAACCAAAAAGTTTTATTGCCATATGTTTATCATCCTAAAATAATATTGGGGAAAAATCCCCCCAATATTTAAACCACATTATCGGCTACGGATTCCCACCATTGATACGTCAGAGTTACAGAAAACTCCTCAATTGTATCATTTGAACCCCAGTCAACATCAATCGGTGTCAAATCTGTTGGAAATAAACCAACAAATTTGTATTTTTTCAAGGTGTCGCCTTGTTTACCAAATTGTGTGACTTCTCCATCAACAGTATATCCTAACGGAGATAAAGCAGCTGGGTTACGAACATTCAAATTGTGTGAATTGATTCCATTCATCCAACGCTCAAAGGCGTTACGAATGACAAAATCTTCATCATTAATAACTGTGATTGTCCAGTCAGCGAATGTTCTGTTACCTGCAAACTTTAACTCACGTCCAAAATACTGTACAGGCACCACACCAATTGTGGCGCCAGGCAATTGAGCCGTCTTACATTGGAAAGTTAATTTTGATTGTGCTGTTCCTGGTGCTGAGAACCCAGGAAACGGCATAGAAACTTCAAATAGATTGGGACGGGCACCGTCACCAGTCATTTGGCTTCTAAATTCGTTAATATTTAATGCCATTTATTTTCTCCTGTTTCTCTTATATTTAGAACTGTCCTACAACTTCATTAAACGATACGCCTGTGCGAACCGCAACAAAGTTGAGTTGGATAAAGTTAATAGAACGTGCGGGCTTAATGTAGATATCACCAACAAATTCGTTACGGTCAATAACTTGTCCAGTATTATTGGATTCGTCACAAACAACACGGAAGTCGGTAATACCACGGCGGCCTTGTACATCACGCAAGAATGGTTCGACCAAATTTACAAACTGTGCTCTTGTGAATTGGTCATTAAATTCAAACATTGAGTACCGTGCAGCACGGGAAATTGCTTTCTCAAGTACAATAAACAGCCGGCGAACATTAATGCGGTCAAATGCAGAAGGCTTAGACAACATTGTTTTGTCACCAAACAGAACTGTACCTTCACCAGCAAAAGAAACTATTGGGTTGATACCTTTTTGGTAGAGGTTATCACGGTCGGCTTGATTTGGATTCCATGCCAACTTAATAACATTTTTAAGTATACCTCGATTTAAACCACCTGGCGAGTACCATGGGTCACGTTGCTGGTCTGTTCTTGCACAAGCACCAGCAACATCAGCGTTACAAGGAATCCAACGATACTTGTCGTTGTACTTGTCGTATTGATATTTCCAATTTGAATCCATCACCAAAAAAGAAGATGATGTTAAGCCATCACGATATGCAATAGCGTCTGTTGCTTCAGAACCAGCATTGTTTACAACATCAGCTTTTTCTGGTGAAATGAAAGCAAGACAATCTTTTCTGGATTCGACAATATCGTGTAGTTCACTAACAACAGTCGAATCGGCAGGACCACCAATTAACAACGAAACGTCAACAGCTTCAGCCGATGCAAACAAACCTAAACCTGTTACAGTATTTCCAGAACTGTAAGTACCATCAGCACCACCATTTAATATTGATGTAACATTTGAAGTCAGGTTAGCAAATGTTACATTGGCAGCTGTATTTCCCCAACTTTCGGCGGCCGTCGTCAAATCTGTGTGGGCAGCCCAACGGATATATTTCGACCTATTGTTTATGACTTGAGCGTAATAATTTGTATTACCATAATCATCTTTAGCATCAGAAGCTTTAGAGACATAAAGGAATGTTTCTAAAACTTGTCCTGCCACACCAGTAAATTTGCCTTGAGCATCAATTACAATAACGTGCAGTTCATCATCCGAACCTCCTTGTGCATTTACCCAAGTAGATGTTCCAGGTGCAGCAGAAGGAACAAATTTGTCCAGACCACTATTGGCCAAGGTGGTAATTGTGTTGCTGTCTACCATCTCAACACTAAGTGAATTGCCTAGTTCACCAGGAAATCTTGCAATCCATTCGCCGTGGGTGACTAGAGTGAGTGTAGCACTTGAATATTCATCATCATTACCGACAAGTACTCCGGTTGAATTGGAACCAGCATTTAATGCTCCGGAGCCGGCAGCTCGAACAACTTTTAAATTATTAGAATATGATAGGAAGTTTGATGCTGAGAACCAGTGTTCATAATTATCTTCATTAGGTTTACCAAATGTGTCTGCTAGGCGAACCTCGTCAGAAATGGTAACTATTTCATTGACTGGACCCCATGCAAAATTTCCAGCAATTGCGCCAGTTGAAGTGGCGACTGCGGGGACAACCGTAGTGAGGTCAATCTCAGATACGTTTACCCCAGGTGATAATTGGAATGCCATGGATTTCTCCTTATGTTTTTACAGGGTCAATTTAAGATTTCTTGATATACTATTTAGTGTTTTATAAAATTGAAGATGGATAACCTCTTTCAGTCCAAATGTCATATCCATCATTTATAATTTCTTCTTTTCGTCCATCTTCGATAAAACCTACAGGAGTGATATTTTCTTCTTCGGCCATATTATATTCTTCTATAAGTACTCTACGAATGTCAATATTCGTAGAATCTCTGAAGTATGACTGTGCGGTTAGCCATGCAAACAGTACTAAACCCATTACTAAGTCATCGTTATTACCTTCTTCTGCTTGGTATGTATCTCGGATTCTTGTAAATGTGTTCAGTTCTGCAATAGTGTCAAAATCATTAATGATTAATTTGTCAGTTTCTATTAGAGTTTTGAGGTTTGCACAACCAATTTTTTTAACTGATTTGGTGGTTTTAATACCAAAACTGGCCGCTCGTTTGAATCCACCCGATATTGTTTGTCCTTTTATGTGATGATGGTCAATTTTATAAACATTTTCGTATTCTAAGTCATAGTGTAATATATCTACAACTTGTTGGCCAACATTATTTGTCTCAATTAAAACAAACGCTTCATTGAATCTATTTGCAATCGAGTAAATGATTGTTGGAAAAAACAATAATGGTAATTTATTGTTTCGGTATTTAGCAACTTGTTTATATGGAGTTTGGGAAACATCAAGAACATTTATAGTTGAATAATCCTGTTCAACACCTTCTGAACAATCCACCGTACAGATATACAAATGTCCGGGTTTGGGTTGTTCATAAATGTCTAAATTATCATCGGAAGATAAAGGATTAAAAAATGCCAGACTTCTTAATTTAGCACCAGATATTAAAGTTGCCGATGAACCAATGAACTCAGTCTCAAATTCTTGGCGAAACTGTTCTTCACTGGTATTTCTTATGGTTTCTTCACGCCATTTAGCATCACGGCCAGGAACTTGCGACCAATGAACTTCAATTGGCTTGTAAAGAGAACGACTTTCAGACGCATCGACCCACATCTTATAAAAGTGGTTTAGACCATAAGGGGTTGAAACAATGATAACTTTTGTCGTTTGACCAGAAGAAATAACAGGGTAAGTAGACGTAAAGAAATCGTCTGCCATATTCTTAGGCACGAAAGCAAATTCGTCTAAAAATATTAAGTTGTATGTGCCACCACGAACACCAGCTGCGGATGTTGCATAAGCATAAATTTTTGAACCGTTTTCCAGTTCAACACTTCTTTTGTTCCAAGTAATGATACCTTGTTGTAACCAAAGTGGTAAATATTCATAAGCTTTCTGTAAACGTGAAAGTATTTCTTGAGCTAAGGCGCCTTTGTTGGCCAAAATTGCAATCGTGTATTCATCTTGGAATAAAACACACCACAACATATAACCAACTGTCGTAGTCGTTTTACCAACCTGCCGAGGCATCTTACAAATTGAAAAACGATTTTCATGGAAATCTTTGACCATTTCTTCTTGAAACGGCCACATATCAAAAGGTATTAAACCTCTATCAACGTGTACGATCTGAACATAGTTTTTAATAAAATATACCGGGTCTTCAGAACATTTTATAATTTCTTTGACTTGTTCTTCGGTATATGATATTTCAACACCAACTTTTTTTAGTCGGTCATTACCAAGATAACCGCCTTCTGTCATTTCGTTATACTACGGAAAAACCATGCGTGTTTCTGGTGTTGGTCTAAAAGTTCTTGTAAGTAATTTGAAACCGCAGATTCGTTTTCTTGGTCTGCCAAAACTATACCAGCTTTAATTTGTACAATCATCTTATCATTATCAGACTTTAATTCATTAAACATACCTAATGCGTCAGGAATCGATTCTGTTTCTTCTATTGCTGATAATTCAATCATACGAGAGAGTCCTGTTGGTGCATATGAATCCAACATTCGAATTTTTTCAGCAAGAATATCGGTGTTATCAAAAACTTTTTCGTAAAAATCACCAAGATAAGTGTGGTACTGTACAAAATCAGCACCTTCCACATTCCAATGGAAGCTGTGTGATTTAAAATACAAACTAAAATTTGTACCCAATATAACCTTTAACTGTTGAATCAATCGTTCCATTATTCTTGTCCTTTATTGTTTTTTAAAAATTTTACCAATTCTGAAGTGGAACCAACAAACACAGCTTTATCAATATTCATATTTTTACTTTGTTTTTCACCAGTTAAATCTTGTTTTCTTTTCTGTACCTCTAACAAATCTTTGTTTAAGTCAGATAAATTTTTAATTAAACCTGCTGCGACTTCATAAGCTCTAGGGTGTTCAGATTCTTTAGCAACGTGTAGGAGATTATCAATCGCAACATTACCCTTTTCAATCAATTCACGAATGTTGTGTCTGGCGAATTCGGAATCGTCTTGTATAGGTTCTTGTTTATTTGAATAAACAGGTAAGTTTTCGTCAGAACCAAACTTGATTGGTTCCAATTCTAAAGCTTCGGATAAGTTTTTGTTTAATTTTTCCATCATGCATTTGGCCATTCATTAATAGTTTCTGCAAATCCAAATTCATCATCTGGATCAGAATCTTCAGGTACTGTCGTTGTGATTATTGATACTGATTTTACTGGAGAACTATCCAGTGATGTTATGGTATATTTAGCACCAGTATAATCGCCACGCACTATATCACCAACTTCCAAAAGCTGATTCAACTCACCAGCAATTAATATGCCACTACTACTATTACTAAAATAAATTATTTTTCCAGTTATTCCTTTACTTTCAACTCTAATTGTTTCTGAAGTTGAAAAGTAATTGTTTCCATTTGCATAATCAACAACAACTTTTTGTGCTGATTTGTTTTGAGTTTCTTCATATAGATTGGTAATAACTCTGCCATAAGAAACTCCACCAGGAGCACTTGTATTGGCATAAGAATCGCCAATTAAACCAGAAGGATTAATTACTGCTGGCCAGATATAACCTTTGACCGTAAATTCCAAATCCCATGTTATTAAGCGAGTTGTCATCATGTCGCCTTCATAATCGGTTGATGTTGATACTGAATTCAGTATGATAGGTATGTCATATTTCTGATTCATATCAGGTATAAAATCAACCGTTACACTAAAATCTGGTGTAAAAAAAGGCAAAATTTGTTCTATAATTTGTGTACCATCTTCTGTGTTTCGTACATAAATGGATAACGAAAATGTAAAATCATAAGGAACAGGTACATATTGTGTTGCCAAAGCTCCTGTGGTAGAATCTTTTGCAAAATTTCTTAATGAACTTATTTGTTTTCTGGAACTATCATAATTAAAACCTGTCAACTCAAAAGAAATTCTAGGCACCAATGTATTGACAGATTTTGTTAAATTCGGGTCTGATGTAATTCGTGTGATATATTTTTCTTTGGACCCATAAGAAAGAGGTACTTTAAATTTTTCGTATGCAGTATTACCATCTTTCGAATATCTTTGCAAATAGATATCATTGAAAATAGTACCAAAAGCCACAACGACTTTTCTTATTGTTCGGTTATAAAAATGGTTTTTGCCTAACATTATGGTTCACCAAATGGGTTAATTTCTGAAAAGTCGATTATTGAATCCGCTTCCGTTTCAATTCTGGTATTGTCAACAATGTCCTCAAACACATTATTATCAAATACAGTATCGTCAGCTGCACCTGTTTGTGTCCAAATTGCGCCACTTTCGTCGCCAATGATTGACGATGACCCAGCAAAAGTACCAATCACCCGATAAATGTCTAATGCTTTAGTATGGTAATCCCAAGTATGTACAACAGCTGTTGCTGTAGCATTGGCCAAATCTGTTCCTTGGTAAATAATTTCATCTTGTTTATAGTTTCCACTACCACCAGTATCCACAGTTAATCTTGTTCTAGAATAATTGTCACGAATTTGTTCATCAATCTCACTTATTCCTGTTGATATCAATTCATTTGAGAACACAAACTGTTTCATTTTTAGTGAATAAACATAAACATTACCACCACGGCCACGACCCAATGTATAAAACATAGCCTGGTCGTTTTCGTGTTCAACAAAAGTAATTTCAAAAAAGTTTTCTACTAATGGTATATAAATCAAATCACCTTCTCTAGGTCTAATTATGTTTTGACCAACTTGATATGCAAATCTACGGCGAGAAACTAATAAAGAAACTTCATCTCTAATTTCTAAACCAAATTTAGAAACAAAATCTCCTTCTCCATCCATACCAGTAACATTTTCCAAATACATTTCAATAGGATATGCGGATACATATTGTTTGAGTGTATCTTCTCCATAAAGATAATCTACTTGGTCTCTTGTTGTTCTAGGAAGATAAAACACATCCATTCCATGAATTTGCATGGATTCAATGACCAAATCTTCGACAAGAAGTTGTTCTTGCGTTACATGGTTGGCTGGAAAATTATTGAAATAGAAATTAGTAGGCATTGTTTATCCCATTATGAAGTCGTTGGGTAAAACATTGTATGATTGCATTTCTTCTTCGACTTTATCAATTTCTGTTCTTGCTTCTTCCATAATTCTCGGACCATCTAAAGTCACACCACCTGGCATTTGAATACCAGCAAACTTAGATAGATTGGTACCCCATTGATATTTGATTAGAGCTGTTGCATATCTCTTTAAAAATCTATCTTCCCAAACATCAGACACGCCTGCTTTAACCATAGTATTTGCAGTTACATCAGAACTTAAAGCATTTGATATTTCTATTTCAGTAGGTGAATTGATTTTACGAACTTGAACTTGTTGACCGTCAGATAATGTAATAAAGTCGTTCTCAATAATTTCTTGGTCAAAAACTGTTGATGTGCCGGTTAATGTATTAGAAGAAACTGTGCCAGTAATGGTGCCTGTTAAAGTTATTGATGTTGGTTCTAATTTTCTATAACACTCAATAACAACATATTTACCTAATTGAGCATCTCTTTCCCAATCAATGTCTAAAAATACTTTATTTTGGTGACGATTAAATCTAAATTGTGGTGTACCAGAAAACAACAAATTCAAAGTGCGAATGTGTTGCATGGTAATCTCATAAGAAACATAAGAAACCGATGTGAAGTCATAGAGGTCATGTAATCTAAGCTGATATCTTAAATCGAACATATTGATAGAAGAATTTGAATCGTCAAAAGGCATAACACCAGTAACAAAAAGAACAGCATCAGGACAATAAATCCATCTTCTATCAATATCTTCTTGTGTAAATTGGTGTTTCATGTAGATTTTTTCACATCCATCAAAATGGTAATCGTGAAAAAATTGAAGTGCATCATCAATACGGTCTTCCACCTGGTCATCATCTACATTGATTTGTATGACCGGATGGCCTAATCTTCTTAAACAATAGTCTTTAAATTGAGACCTAGTGCTAATGGCCATGAATAAACTCCCTATGGTTATCTGAGTATTTATGCTTTACCAAAAACGTCAATACATCAGGCGGTCATTTCTTTTGGTCGTTCTACCTTCACTAGGTCTAGACATAATCGTTGTATTTTTTGGTTCAGATTTGTCATAAGCATAAACTCCTTCGTGACTTATATTAAACAAATCTGCCCTCATCATTATATCTAGTGGGTCACAAATACCCATTTTTAAAACATGAGATAATAAATTTTTTGCAATTGGTGGGTCAATGGAATATGCATGAGCTCTACAAATAAAATGTTTATTATGGCCATCAGTACCGTGTGGTGGAATAGGAGTCACTGGCCAGTTTTTTTCTACCCACTCTGCACTACCTAAAAACACAATAGAATTATAAAAATTGTGGTGTTCAAAAGCTTTTAATAAAACAGCATCGTGTTCAAATATTACAATTGGCCTATCAAGTTTAACACAATGAACCCAAAGACTAATATGACTCAATGCACAAGCAACTTCACCCCGTGTAAGATAGTGGTCAGAAACTTTTAATAGTTTCATAAAATCACTATTTTTCATATGTTCTGGAACAACAATTTTGTTTTCTATTCCATTATATGCTTCCCATATTTTATATCTTTGGCCAACTTTATCACAAGATTCTTGACATTGTTTCGATAATCTTTCTGAATTTTCGTTACCTTTTAAGGTTATAATATAAGAGTTTTCAATTTCTCTATCGTAAGAATAAAATAATGTTTCCATAATTAATTTAAAATTTTATTAACTCCAATACCAAACTGAAGATTTTTACCTTTTTTTTGAATTATATCTTTAAGTTTATTTTCAAATTCTTCATCTTTATATCTAGGTATCTTATTTACTTGTATTAAAATTGTTGTATATAAATTAATATTTCTCAAAGTTCTTTGCATTTCCATAACGTGTTCCAACTGAATAACTCCAGAATTCATTTTTCTTATAATTTCTGGATGATATTCAAAAGAAACATCAACAATTTCGAAATCAATTTTTTCTTTATATGCAAATAGATTATCTATATAACCTTTTACTATTTTATTATCCATTAACTTTCTTTGGTCAAAATTTTCAAAATATTCTAAACCAAATTTTCTTGTGGAATTGATTTCACTATCTGAAGTATAAGCAGCTGGATCAGGCACTTTAATTTCCCATAAAGCTCCATTTTCACTTATTCTATACATTTCTTTTATAGTATCTTCTGGATTATTTAAATACTGTAAAATATTTTTTGCCGAAATAAAAGAAAACTCATCGTCTTTCCAAGGCCATTTTTTTTCATTTAAATCAAATACAACATCTGGTTGTAGAATTTCTTCTTTATCAACATTGATACAATCCTGATATTGCTCTAAACCACATCCAAGATTTATTTTTTTGTATTCTTTATCACAATTGGGTAAATCTACATTTTTTAAACTGTATTCTTCTTCTAGTTCAGAATATAATTTTTGCCAAGTTGTGTTCCATTTCCTATATTCTTCTTGTCTAAAAATTTTTACTGTTTGATAATAAGGAGATTTTGTTGATTCGGGTGATTTCCATGCCCAAGGATGATAAGGTAAAATAGGGACAACAACCCAAGTTTTTATACCCAATGCACCAGCTAAATGTGCCAAAGATGTACAAGATGTAATTAATAAATCTAATTGTTTTAATGCACCAATTGTATCATCCCAAGTTTCAAGTTCATGTTGTAAATCTACAATTGAATCCGGTAAATCAATTGTATTGTGGTCTTTTTGAAAACTATAGAGTTCTAGTTCATTATATTTTTTTAAATTGGTTATAAAATCAACTGGAAACTTTCTGAATTGTTGATGTTCAAATTTAGGATTACCTGCCCATCTTATTCCAATTTTCACCTTTTCATTTTTGGGCATTTTATTTTCCCATTTATTCACATATTCATCAAGTGGATAAATGTATTGTTGATTTGGAAAATTTTCAAAAGTGTGACCAGCTACCCAACCCGAACTGAAACCTGGAATCCAATAATCATGTTCAATCGTATCATCAAATTCTTTTCTAGAAACAACTTGGTCTACACCATCAATTCTTGAAAATACATCTTTTAAACCTGAAGAACAAACAACAATCACTTGACTTGCGCCAGCATCCTTGTACGATTTTGCAAATCTAACGTGTATAATTTCATCACCAAAACCACCTTCAAGATTGATGACAATTTTTTTATCTTTTAAATTGTTTTCTTTAGGATTAAAAATTGGAGATTTCGTTGGTAGTGGAGATGAACCATAAACACCCAAAAATCTTCCTGCGTCTAAACATTGTGAACCTTCTTGGTAATTACCTTCTTGTAATAAAAACCATCCTCTATTATATTTGTGTCTCAACCAAATATCACTTGTATTATTACCAAAAGAATCAGTAACTCTTTTCGGTCCTAATTCTTCCATTCTGTCCGATATTTCACGGGCTTCTTTATTTTTACCAACAAATTGGTATTGTAACATCAAATCAAGGTCGTGCATAATAACTCCAAATGTTTATATATTATATATTAAACGTCTCCAGTATTGGTTGAAGGAAAGGACCTACTAATAAGTCCGTCACCCCATATGATACGAACAGCTCCTCCCGCTCCAACTGACGTACCGCCGTTACCAAATCTACCATACGACCCACCACCATAATTCCCTCCGTAAACAGGGCTAGCACCGGTGTTACCATCTACACCACCTGAACCTCCGCCGCCGCCGGTACCATAAGAGCCTGTTGTGCTAGCGCCTGCTGAGCCATTCGTTCCTTCGCCGTATATTCCTGTTCCTCCACCGCCGCCGCCTGTAAGATTACCATATCCTCCGCCGCCGCCACCGCCACCTGAACCGTCCGTGGCCGCCGGCGATGGGTACCAACCGCCATTGCCGCCAGCGCCGCTATATCCACCAGCACCACCACCGCCAGACTCATAGCCAGAAGCTCCTACTCCACCTATACCACCATTACCACCGCCATCACCAACATAAGTAGCTGCTGCACCTGATGTACTTGTTCCACCATAACCAGCAACAGTTGCAAGGCTTATAAAATAACTACTCCCAGCAGTAGTCGCTGTGCCGGTTGAGCTAGTGCCTGCGCCTACTTCAACGGTATAAGAATTACCGGGTACGACTGGTATATTATTTTTCCAACCCAGCCCGCCGCCACCGCCGCCTCGAGCGCCACCAGCAGAGTTGACCCCAGCAGCCCCAGCACCTATGCATACTACGGAAACATTTGTTACACCGTTTGGTGCTGTCCAAGAATATGATCCAGGAGTTGTATATTCAGCTTGGCCAGCAACAACTTGTAGTGTTTCTGCTGTTCCAGTCGATGTGTCATTGATTGTGACAGTATTACTGTTTGCTATGTATGTTCCGTAAGTATCTTTTAATCTAAGTCTAAAAGATTCCGAACCTTCTGTAAATGCATCAGTATTTGCTGTTATTGTTACTGTTGCTGTGTTACTTACAATAGAAACTGTATTTGCAAATCCTTCTATAATATCGGTGTTGTTCCAATATCCAGTCGTAGTTGATATGTTTTCTAAATCCCAATTTAAAACTGTTCCGTCTGGAACTGTTGTTGCTGAAGAAGAAGTATCTATTGTAAATACAACATTACTACCTTCATCTATTGAAGTTGTACTTTCAGAAATCGTTGCAAGTACATTTTGAGAGGTGTCATTTACGTTAATAGTTGCTGTGTGTAATATTGGTCCGGATGAAGTTAACCATCTCAAATACATAGTTATTGTTTCTGTCCCTTCTGTTAAAAAGTCAGAATTTGCTGTCCATGTTTGATTAGGTGTATAGTAACCAGGAGATACGTCAAGAGTGTACCAAGATTGATTAAATCCATAAGAACCGCTGCTACCAAGTTGCAACTGTGTTAACGAAGGTTGAGTTGTAAAATCTTCTGCTGTTAATCCAGAACCATATAAAACTCGCCAATACAATACCAAGTTATCTGCTACATAGTTAGTGTATATTGTAGGTGTTACAGTACTACCTTCATTTAAACTATAAGTGCTTGTATCAAAAGTGGCCGATGGAGTTCGAATGTAAAAAATACCACTATACCACAAGAAATCTCCAAAATAAGTAGACACATCACCATAATACCAATATACACGAAAACCTTCTTGTACACCATCTACAGTAGTTGAACTTAAAGTTTTATAAAAATACACATAGCCATTTGTTATATCTGTAGAACTTAATTGAATCTTTGATGTGAGTGAATTGTCTGTAAAATCAGAGGCGGTAAAAGAATTCTGTGCGTCATTTGTTACTAACCATATATAATCTCCTGGAATAAAACCAGTAAAATAAACTTGCCATCGAAAAGTTCGGCCTTGAAAACCATAATTGCTACTACTGGTATAATTTCCAGCTGAAGAATAACTATCTGTAGCATTATTTACACTTGTTATTTTTCTAGGTTCTGGCCATGAATCATCTTTTCTAAAATTATAATTATCAAATGTGTCGTGTATACCAGAATAAAATGTTTTAGTAACATCTAATTTTTGTGAAGTTATAAAATTACTATTTCTTTTCATTTTAATTATCAGACTTTTGTAATTGTAACGTAACCCGCACCACTATTAGTAGACCCCCAAGTTTTATTAGTTAGGTAAGGAGATGAATTTAAGTAACTGCCGGCGCCGCCTCCTTGAGCACGGCCGCCGGCGCTGCTGGCGCCATTGTTGCCGCCTTGACATCCGCCACTATAACCTCCGCCACCGCCGCCAACTCCAGAGGCGGATGCATTGTCTCCTCCCATAGTTCCTCCTCCACCAAATCCACCTGCGCCACTTCCATCGGGGTTTCCTCCAGCACTATTAAACCAAGCTATTCCACCTCTTCCAGGCGAAACTGGTGATTTTGGTGATAGCGCTCCCATAATAGTACTATTAGAAGTATCAGCTGTTTCTCCCCATGTAGTATAATACGCTGTTGGCGCAGTTGTCTGTACTACTCCGTCTTCGTTCCATCCTGCGCCAGGACAGCCATCCCAATAATTAACAGTATTGTCTCTTTGTTCACCAGAACCGCCATTAGTTGGAGGTGAGTTATATGTTACATAAGTTGTCGGAGTTAATGCAAACCAAGATACTGCTGATTCTGATTGCGGAGCATCAGCCCAATTTCCTGATGATGGCCAAGCGCCTCCTCCTCCTCCGCCGCCAGCAGCTATAATTAAATTTTGAGTACCTGGACCAGAACTTATGGGATTTCCCCAATACCAAACAAAACTTCCGCCGCCGCCACCTCTTTCATTACCAATAGCTCCAACGATAATTGCTATAACATCGCCTGCTATTAAAGAAACTCTGCCACTAACTATTCTACCACTACCAGCAGAAGTATAGGAAGTACCATTTATACCACTACCACCCCGTGCTCCAGCTGCTGTTATGTCGTAATTTGCTGTTGCGGGTACTTTCCAAAGTTGTACTCCTGAATACACATTCAAAAAACTACTATCTGAAGTCCATATTTCACTACTATAAGATGTTTGTACCTCACTTAAAGTTGGTCCATTTCTACTCGTATCATTTCCAGCAGTAGTAAATGTGTGGGTAGAAAATGTATAAAAAGCACCTGGTGGTGTAAGTAAATTTCTTCTTAAATCATGAACACCTGCAACTTCTGATATTTGACCTGTACCTATTAGGCCTCCATTATAGGTATAATAACCTGCCATGGTTAATTACCTTATGATATAACTTCATAACTACAAACAACTTCTAAGTCACCAGACGTACCAGCAGACAATTGCAAAGTGTCGTTTTCTTGTAAATAAATTGAAGTGTCTTTTGAAATTAAAACAAGAGTTGCATCGGCCGGAACAGAAATTGTTGAAGCAATATTGTAAGCAACAGCACTTCTTAATATCCATGCGTTTACGTCTGCTGCATTTGTTCCATCCACATTGGAAACAATTAAACTGTTTATCTTAACCAATGTACCAGATGCTGAAGCATTTGTCACCAAACTTGTTGTGCCTGTTGTAAGTTGTGCTACGGCAGTTTCACCGTACATTCCAGTCATGTTAAGTAAATTTGGATTTGCCATATTTTTCTCTTAATCTATAATTTAAAATATTAAAAAAGTAAATGCTACTGAAAAGCCTTTGCTAAGTCCAGCAGAAGTTTGTTGTGAACCATCAGAAAATGCTAAGGTTGTTGTGTTAGCAAGACTAAAATAAGCATTGTTAGCATATATATTATCTACTCCGGATATATCACCATTTGCCGAACCTTCTATAACCAATTCTCCTGCACAATAGACATTTCCTGATACACCTAATCCTCCAGTTACAACAACTGCACCTGTAATATTTGATGTTGAATTGGCACCAGATGTGAAATAACTTGTATCTGTTGCTGTTAATGTTCCTGTGTTTAAAACTCGACTATTGGATGTTGTAGTATTTGAAGTTATTGTATTTGTTGTTCCAAATTCCAAATTAGCTAAATGCCAATTTGCTGTGCCTGATGTTGGGTCAATTGTGCCTTCTGGTTCGTCATCATATCTATCAAAAAATTTAAATTTATTATCTGTTACATCAAAGAACCAACCAATGTGAGTATAACCAGGACCTCCAATAGCACTATCGTTTCTATTGCCTACTGTACCAATATCTGTGTTGATTGGAGAACCTTCACCCCACCATTTATCACCCAACGTATGTCCTGAAGTTGCTTCAAACAAAACTGAAATGCCGTTTGATAGTGTTTGAGTAAGACCTGTTATTGTTTGTGCTGATGCTTCTGTAGTAACAAAATCATTATAAGACCATTTAAATGTATCGGGTGATGTTCCATCTATTTCAACATAAAATTGTATTGTACCAGAACCTTCGTAATGTCCTTTAAAAGATAAGTCATTTAAACCATTAACACCAGTAACATTAGGTGATGTGATTGAATCACCACCGCCCAAATAAATAAAAGTATCTACAACTTCAAGATTATTGACAGCAACAGTAGTTTGTGTTCCTAAAATTTCTAAATTTGCAGCTGTTAGTGTGCCATCAACTCTAGCGTCATTTAAAACTCTAAAAGAATTTACGGAGTGATTCTGTTGCTCAACAACAAATATACCATTTACTGCATCAGATTTTGCAACATAACCAATACACATAGGATAATTTGGATAACTTGGTGATGGTTGTACAATAGTACCTGGTGTTGCAAAGCCAACGAATGCTCGACCACCTTCAGTTAAGGATGAAGTGTCCATGCCTCTAACAATACCGGCTGCAACAACATATCCGTATGTTCCGTTAGCGATATTATGACCAGCTAATCCAGAAAAGTTATATAGTGTTGGTGTGGAAGCATCAGCTAAAACTCCTTTTGGTACACCTTCTGTAGTGAGTCCTGAAAGTGTTACAGGAGCGCCTATGTTTATTTGAGCATTTGTTGAATTAAAAATTCGTATTAAAACATTTTCACCAAGTTCAATAGGAAATCCAGCATTAACATCATTATAATAATTTAATGTCTTATGTTCCGAGTCATAAAATAAACGACCTTCTTTATAATCTCTATGGTCGTTGGGTGTTAAATCAATTTGTTCTAAAACTTCAACTGAATTGGCAAATACATTTCCACTAACACCAATACCACCAGCAACTTTTAAAGCTCCTGTACTATTTGAATTCGAATCTGTTCCACTATTGATGAATATATCACCTAAAATCCATCCTCCAGCTGAAGACGAAACATAATCAGGTGTTGTCCAATATGTATTCGAACCGTTCGAAGTTAATATATCTCCAGCTAAAGAGCCTTGTGTTTCGATATATTCGGGTGAAACTTTTTGATATGCCATTATGCCTGACTCTCTGACCAAGAAATACGGCCGGTAATTTCAAATGGATTTGTACTGGAAACTGTCGAGGCATCTTCAATCAATCTAGCAGTTACAGTCAAAACGTCTGGACCATCTGGGAAAGTACCGTTACCACCAAGTATTGAATTACCTAATGTTGCAACTTCACCGAGGTCTTGTTGCGTTAACGAAGGTGTACGACCTGTTGTTCCTGTACCACCTTGCGCTCGGAATGAATATGCAATAGCACCACCATAAATTGTATCTTTATTACTATGATACAACAACTGACTCAAACTTGGACTGTTAACTCGTTGCCAAGTATTAGTACTTAAAGTTCCATTCAATACCAATTGAACTTCAACTGTGTGTGTTGAGAGAATACCAACACTCGATAAAATCAATTGCATCCGGTTAATAATTTCTCTTTCACCTAATAATCCTGGTGAACCGGTATCAACACTAGGAGCCAATCGAATTGAAATCAATGGTATAACACCCGTAACGGTTTGTGTTGTCGGATATGTTATTGTATATGTGCCATTAGCTGCCGTGCCGGTAGGTTGTCTATCCAAAACAATTAAGTTTCTGGTGGTTCTGGAACTATAACCTATTGAAGAATAAATTGCCCCCAAATACGGCTGATATGGAGTGATAGTTGAATTATATGGATTGCTAGTCTTTGTTCCAGCTTGTAATCCAGTACCACTTATTACCAAGCCATCAGAAATACCATTGAACAAAGTGTTTGATGTTGTATCTAATGCGTATCCAATAGTTTTTAATTGATTACCGGATATATTATAATAATAACTTGTTGTTTCTACTCTTGCAGTTAAATCAAGTGTGACAGAACCAGATAAGTTAAACGGAGTACTCGAAGCGGTAAAAACGTATGCCTTATCGTCATCGAATCTACCATCCATAATAACAGATGTTCCCCAATGGGCTAAAGCCGGAACATATGTTGGTTCTCCAATATTCAATAACTCATACCTGGAAGGTAAATTACCTGAACGCATATAAGCTTCAGTTTGTTTATTTCCGTGTACAAACTGATGGAAATATCTTGCTATACCGTCTTGGTCTTTAAATCCAAATCTGACTTTACCTGCACCGTACCAAGAATAATCAATATAAGCCATTTGAATCTTATGTATATCTAATGAGAATCCTGTTGGTCCTGTTCCATCAGCCTTGTCAATATTCCATTGTGACTGTGGTACTCTAGTGTCAATAATCTTTGTGATGATTGCACCACCTAATGTTGAACCAGTATAACTTGGTAAAACATACATTTGAGTATCACTATCAATTTGTGTAATTAAATATGTTTGTCCTTTAATTACGATTCTTTCACCTGCTGATAGTTGTGAAGAATATTTTGTATTTGTTCCTACAATTAAAGAACTCTTATATGTTACAGAAGAAGTTCCACTAATTTGTGTTGTTGAACTTCGTCTTACCGCATACAAAGCTTGTCCATCATACTCATAGAACAATCCATTTTGGTCATCAAATAAACCACAACGCAACAAACTATTTTGCCAAGATTTTACATAAAATTCAATTAAACCTCCAGCAGTAGTTTCATCAGGAGTTCCAGGTAAAGTAAACGTAAAATCATAATCTGTAGTTGTGTCAATTGTAAATTCACCATTCCAATAATTATTTGCACTAGCAGTAGTTGCACCAGAAACGACAACATTTAAACCAGCAGTAAGTCGATGTGGGTATCTTGTTGTAATCGTTGCTGTTGTTCCACTTCTAGTTAAAGTATCAATTGGAGTAGTCGGACTAAAATTAACAGCTAAACTAACTTGTATGCCTTTACCAGATTGATAACGGAAATATTTTCTTGTTTGTCTTACCATATTTCCGTCAGGATTAGATGACGGAATCAATTCAACACCGCCATCATATGGTCTATGTAATGCAAATCCATCTGCACGAATTAATAAACCAGAAGGAATCGCATATTCTACATCTGTTGCAGAATCAACAATTTCATTTTCCAATGACACTTGCGTTTGGCCATTAACAAAATCAATTTTATCAACATATCTTGTACCAACATCGGAATATTTGGTACTTTGAACTCCGGACCCGTTTGAAGAAAAAGTAATAACATTTGTTCCTGATATAGCATCACTATATGTTGGGTGTAATGTGAATTCTTGCAACGGCAAAGTGGTTGATGATTGATTTAGATAATAGAAAACATCAGGATTTATTCCTGTAATTGCAGTACCAGTCCAACTAATCTTAACTATATCACCATCACTATATCCGTGTGAACCACTATATGTAAATGTTTCATTTAAATTGTTTGCTGTTACGGAAATTGTTGTTGTATCTGGTGGATAATAAATTACAAAATCATCACCTGAAGTAAATACTGAAGTGAAGTTTGTGTTTGTTCCAGTAATCACTTTTTCTGTTGCTGATACAGTTATGGTTCCTTTTCCAGCTTTTTCACCAGAAACAGAATTCGTATAAATTCTATGTGTTCCACTAGCACCAGAAGTATCAAATTGAACTATATTACCAGTATCAATATCAGAAACAGTATTTGCAAGTGAGAACCAATCTGGACCTAAAACGTATGTATAATAGGAAGCTGCATTGTTTAAACCATTTATTGCTGTTCCTGTTGTTTCATATGTAATAAGAGTTTTTTGTGTGAAACCATGGCCTGGAACTCGAATTGCATTAAACTCTGGAATCATACCAAGTGTACTAATTGCTAATTGATAATCTCTAGATTTAATTGTGGAATTTGTTAATAACTCAAATGTATTTGAAGAAACATCATTTGTTATTTTATAAACACCATCTGCAGCACCAAATTCTGTTGCAGTTAATAAATGTTCTCCTGTACCTGCGGCAGAAAAATCAACAACTGATGTAAATTGTAATTGACCAGTACCAGTAAAAGGATATGCTAAGTTAATTTTGTCTGTATTGTTTACAGCACCAGCATAAGACCTGTGCAACGTAAATCTAGTTGTATCATAGTATCTTACATAATAATAATTTCCATTTTTTAAACCGCCAATTGGAGTTGTAGCTGTATATATTGCTAAATCTCCATTATTTGCAGAAGTTTTTCCATGAGTACCTGTGTAAATATAATCAAATGAATAATTTGAACTGCTGTGATAAACTGTTAAGGGACTTCCAACCAAACCACCTTCTGTAGAAGTCAATCTAAATCTATTGTTTTGTTTTTGGAAAACATAGTAAGTTGAATTGTTTGACAGTCCTCCTAAATCAGAATTTCCATTTGCATTATAGATAACAGCTGTATTATCACTTAATAAACTATTTTGTATATAAATTGTGTCAGATAATGTATTTGCAACATTAGATGTAAAAGTAAATGTTCCGTTTGAACCTGGAGATTGAAGTTGAAGTATTGTACCTGTATCACTTTTTAATCTAAATCTATTTGTGTCAACATATTCTATTGGATATTCAGTATTGTTTGTTACGATACTAACTCTATTTTGAATTGGACTTAATCCAGAAACACTATATGACATTTTAACCTGGTCATCTGTTGACAAACCATGGTTTTCCAAATAAAAAGTATTTCTGTTTGTATTTAATACTAATGGAACCATAATAAAATAAGGACTCCCAGCACCAAAAGTTACTGGACTGGATCCGGATGCAGCCGACCAAGTATAATAGTATCGATATTGATAAAATCCATTTTGAAGATAGGATCCTTGACGGATATATCCATAAGGATAATAGATAAAAGGAGAATACCGATAGTAATTATCATAGGGGTCTCGGAGGTTATAGAGATATTGACCGGAAATATAACCATTGGTTGTGCCCATACCACTAATATTCATTCCAGACCAAGTGTATTGGTGAGTAAAATAAGGATTTATGTTATAAAAAGCACAAGGAGTAGCGTTTGAACCTCCTACAGTCAAGGCTGGATCTTTACTTGCTTGGCCGGAGACTTGCCATTCGTAATATCCATTAAAAATACTATAATTACTGTAAAAGTAACCGTGATACTCCAACCAATAACCTCTCATAAAACAACTTCTAGTTGTACTATTGTTATATGAAGGTATTGTAGGTTGTGTTACTGCTATTCGATTTGTGTTATTCCATCCTCTTTCCAACCAAAACGTATAATCATCAACTCTCCTAAGAACATAACCATATCCAGCCCACATCTGGCCACCGCCAAAATTTGTGTTCCAATATCCTGAATCGGTTCCATATAAAGTTTCACCAGCGCCAGGATTCCAAACAACATAAGTTTTATCAGCAAATCCATGTTTGTAAGGAAAAGTTAAGGTATAGTTTGGAGAACCACTAAAAGTAACATCAGCCATATCAAAATAGAATGCTTCTCTTGCAATATAATCATCAACGTCTATTAAACCTTTAGCGCTTCCAACAACTGAACCTGAAACATTTGATGTATATGACGAAATACTTAATGAATCAAAATTATCAAAAACAACAGCATTGGCCGCATCAATTCTTTCTTCTAATGTACTGACACTATTTGTTAAAAAGAAACTTGTGTTATTTGCAAAAGCTGTAGGAAAAGCAGTTGTAACTGTTAATTTTGAACCGCCAGCAGCTTCATCAGTTACAATAGAATTAATATTATCTAATTTAAATTCTGTGCCTTGGTATTTGTTTGCTGGAAAAACTTGCGTATAGGTATCTAGAATGGAACCTGTGAAATTTTGTATACCTTTTGCTTTGTATTGAAAAGAATTTAAATTCAAAATATTAGTAACTACAAATCCACCATCACAAGTAATATTTTTTGAACCTACAACAAGTACTGGATAACCTTTAGCAAAATTATGTTCAACTTCAGTAGATACTGTGACAACATCACTACCAGAAATAGTGGTCATTCCCGTTATAACTAAACTATCATCTCCAGTTCTACTGAAAAATGTTGGAATATTTTTGACACGTTCTAATGTTTCCCATTTTGTTGATTGCAATCCGTATTCAAAGTCGGTATCAATTAAGTTTTCTGGAGTAGAAACACGGATTTTAGAAACAGCATCAAGAAATGTATCAGACATTTCCATTGTTGCTGCATCCGATTCGATAAAGATTTGCAATGGGTCACTATCCGTCATTGCAGTACAGTTGTATTCTAAAACAACCGTTGTCGTTTCAGCTTCATAATCATGGGTAACTGAATTGTATTTTTTTGCGGGGTCACTAAACAAATAAATTGGTATGCCACTATTTACATTGGTAATCAATAATAATCGTTCTTCTTTTACTACGGAATTAATTACAACCGTATTTGCAGAAGGTGTAAATGTATAATCATGTATTAGTTGTTTTGCCATTTTTCCTATTAACCCCCAAGAGCTATTGCATAAGCAATAGATTCTGATTGAGAAGCACCGACTTGGTCTTCAACACCAGAAGCTAAATTTTGTAGTGTTCTGATTTCGATAACAGTATTTAGTGTTGGTGTGGAGTAAAAAGATACTGCATTAGCAGATGTTACATAATGTAAACCCGGAACTTGTATCAATCCGTCTAGTGTGACCATTGTATTATTTGCCGATAAAATTTCATCTAAAGGTGAATAGAAAACGCTTGTCGAACCTGTCCCATTGTAATAGTAACTATTTGCTGTGAAAGGTGTTGATGTTGCACCTAGTGCTGCATTGGCCGCATCATAAGCAGATTGAGAAAATGTACCAACATCATTTGCTTTATCAAAAGCTCCATTTGCATGAGTATAAGAAGCTTCTATTCTTCCAGTTACATTTGTAGTTCCAACAGTTAATGTTGCTGTTGTTTTATCAAATGTTAAACCCGAATTACCATTTAATATACCCGAATCATTAAATTGGATTTCAGTATCTAATCCACCTGGACCAGAATATATATCTGTATAGGTAACACCGCCTTGACCTAAGAAAAATAATTTACCATCAGCATGATTTATAGCTAATTCACCATTAGCCAAATCAACAGGAACATTTCCTGTTTCTGTAGAGTATTTTAACTGAATTATTGTATTAGACATTAAAATGTACTTATATTATCAAGTTTTGGTTCTTGTGTTTCTACCAAAACTTCTTGAGGTTGTTGAGATTGAGTTTTAATTGTATCTATCACAACTTCACTTTTTTGTTTTTCAACTACAGGTTTTATTTTTTTCAATTTTGTTGGAGGAATTAAAGATTCTAAAACAGTAGTATACTTTTTCAATTCTTCAAATTGTTCTTTTAAGACATTAATTTTTTTCATTGAATCGTTTAAAGCGCCTTGAATTCTTTTAGTGTCTTCTAAATTTGTATTATTGTCAACTACTTTATTTTTAAAAGGTTTTAAATGAGCAATTTCATTTTTTGCTTCATTAAAATCTTTTAAAGTTTTATCATATTTTTCTTTCAATTCATCACGCTCTTTTACAGCAATTTCCGTTAACTGTATTTGAGTTTGAAACATTAAATTTTGTTTAACAATCGATATAAAATTGTCAAATAAAATCTCCTGGTATTTGTTTGAAAACTCTGCACTCATAATATTTCCTTTTCATTTTAAATTTAGAATGTTCCACCTTGCAAATGTGCAAATGTTGGTAATCCTGACGCATTTATTTGTAAAACATGACCTTCCGTTGATGAAGTTAAAGTGCTAAGAGCACTGGTTGAAGTAGTTCCAGAAATAACAACACCATTAGCAGTAAACGAAGATGCTCCTGTACCTCCTCTTTCAACAATTAAAGTACCTGAAGTAACTTGAGCGGCACCAATTGATATTAAGTCTGAAGTATAAGCGGTAATACCACCAGTTATACCATCGAAAGAAAGAGAAGTAATTGTATTTGCTTCACCCAACAAACCCGTAGCTGTTTGAGATACATTTGCTCTAGATGCTAAAGATGTACCATCAAAGGTTACTAATTGGTCAGAAGTAAATGATGTTTGGTTTGTACCACCACGGCTGATCGGTAATGTGCCACTAGAAATTGCAGCTGCATCAATAGAAATTGCTGTGGGCGTCACACCAGAAACACGACCATAATCGTCTGTTGTAATTACAGGAACGTGTGATGCATTAGCATATGTTCCTGCGGTGCCTGTATTAGCTAATGACTGTAGAGCATTTGTTCCATCACCAACAAGCATTTGACCAGCAGTAAATGAACTTGCGCCAGTACCACCATCGGAAACTGAAATGTCAGAAGTTAAACCTGAAACTGTTCCTCCAGTTATATTTGCAACCAAAGTTCCTACTGCGAAAGCAGTAGCATTTACAGTATTAGCCGCAAGTGGTTTTTCTGTGCCATTAACCAATAATTTGTAATTGCCAGAATCGGAAGCATCTCGATAGAAAGCTGTATATTTGTCAACACCATCATTGTATTGACCAAAGAAACCAATATCAACAGCATCAGCAGCATTGTTTGCTGCCATTTCTATCAAAGCATCTTCTGTTCTTATTGTTGATACATCTTGTGTGATTGTTTCACCACTAATTACAAGATTACCTGTAATTGCTAAATCACCACCAATTGTTTGTCCGCCAGATGTTCTGATAACTGTACTGTCAACGTTGAACTTAACTTTATTTGCAGTAGCATCAATTTCAGTAACAACACCATCTAAACCTTCAAAGGTGAGTGTATCGGTAGCAAGAGCAATACTATCGGTTCCAGTATTAGCCGCAATACCTAAAGATGTTGTGATACTAACATTGGCAGCAGAAACAATTCGACCGTCTTCATCGACATTAAAAACAGGAATGTTTGAAGATCCACCATAATCACCAGCAGTAACACCAGTATTCTTTAATTCTAAGGTTATGTCAACATTAGCCGTGCCATTAAAACTTGTATTTGAATCGTCAACATCACCATTGATATTAAACCATCTAGGTGTTGTTAGAGAATCTGCTGAACCGGTTATATTAGCGGTAATACCATTAGCAGTAATTATATTTGCACTAAAAGAACCATCTGCATCCCTTAAAACTAAGGTATCTCCTGTGTCTTGTGCAGTAGCCGCATCAATAATGTCTGTATAATGTTTACCACCAATGGCAATTACACTAGAATCTGATAATCCAATAAACAGTTTATTGGAAATATTTGAATAAGCAGGTTCAGCGACATTTAGTGTTGTTGGAGTGTTTGTTACCTCCGACCATTTTAACTGAATTACTGTGTTTGCCATTTTTATTTCCTATTAAAAAAGACCGCCATTTACGTTGGTAATGTTATTTGAGTTTAAATTTGTTGGTTCCGCTATGATGTATTTATTATTTGCCGAATCGAACTGTAAGACTTCTCCGTTGTCGGAACCACTCGTATCAACGTCAACTAAATCGTTCAGTTCATATTGTTGTCTAGCGTTCGAAACAGTAACCTGAGTCTTCGGAGGCGGTTTTAATTGAACTTGTTGGTTCGATGTCGTGTTTATTGTAACATTTATAGGCATTTTTTACCTCGTTACTGATGGCAACACCGTTATAATACCCTCAACCACTCTGGTAACATTAGAATTTCGAGTAATAATTACATCATAAACATATCTTCCTGGATTAACATTTGCCGATTGAGCCGCAGTTAATCCAATTGTAACTATTCCAGAAGTGGGGTTTGAAACTGTTGCGTTTAAAGAAACCGCAGTATTTGAATAATAAGATTTTCTCATTTGAGAAGAAGCTGTGTAATCAGACAAATTTATAGGGTCTCCTGATGGTTCACTTATTGTGATATCAGTAGAAAACGTGGCTCCTTGTTCTATCGTAAGTTCTGAATATCCGGCCATTTATTTCTCTTTTTCTATTAGTTGAAGAAGTAAGTTTTTAATTTCACTCATTTCATTTTCTAATTTTTGTATTCTAGAATTCTCTTGCATTTTCTCTTGTTTAATACTGGCCATAAAGTTTTTTCTAGATTGATATTTTTGCAATTCTGCTTTATTATTAAACAACAATCCTTTAGAGTTAGTATCTCTTAAAAGATTTTTATCTTCTGTTTGTACAACAATTGTATTATCTACGGTACTCATGGTGCTAATGCCAATACTCTCAAGTTTTTAATTATAGGAGTTCGAGCAGGATTTGCAGTTCTCATAACAATTTTAATAGAAAATGTTTTGAATGTATTATATAAAATACCATTTTGATTACTAATATAAGAAGTGTCATCGGTTTCAGGTATAAACAGATATTCTATAAATTGTCCTGGAATAGAAGCTCTTGTAGAATTTAATAAATTTTCATTGCCTTGTTGAACATTTCTCATTCTAACATAAGGTCTATCTGTAAAAAATGTTGGATCCTCATCAGCTAAAACTCTATAATACACTTCTATTGTAGAGTCTTGAGGTTGATAACCATCTAATATAACTCTAATATAATTAGCATCAAAACCATCATTTAAAGTTACATTTCTTGTAATGTATCTAGCCAAAGCTGGGCCACCTTTATTATCTAATTCTGATTCAATATAAAACGTAGCAGAACCTGATGCCGGAGTTACTGTTATACCATCAACATATCCACTTCCAGGATTGGTTACTTCAACACTATCAATTTTTCCTGTTACGGAATTGTATACACCTTTAGCAACAGCTCCAGAACCTTGGCCATTTAAACCTGTAATAGTTAAATTAACATTAGCTGAATAACCAGAACCAGGATTTGTAATGGAAAAATTAGACGCTTGCAATCCACAATCATTGATATGATATTTTGTTGAAATGAGTCCTAATCCTTCAACATCAACAATTGGAGCAACATCTGGGTCTTCTGTACTCATTAAAGCTTTAATTCGAAATGAAAGCTTGTCATTTAATACTATATTACGTTCATTTAAATAATCATCTTTTTCTAAAATGATATCATCGTAAGTGGAACCTAATGTCAAAGTTGTATTTGATGTACCCAAATAAGAATAACTTATACTGGTATTTTGAAAACTTAAATCTCGTGAAGTTAATTTTACAATATCATATTCTAAATTAGCTTCTGGAAAAACATTGTCAGCATAAAGAACTTTTTGAACATTTGAAAATTGACAAAAATTAACTCTAAACATTAAGTCAATTTCTTGTGAAGCTGTATACGTTGAACCGTTTTGGGATTTGAAAAAAGAACCAACATAAGGCTGTTTATCAATTCTTCTTCCTGTTGTATCGCCTAATCTAACATCTCCAATTTCGGAAACATACACCGAATAATTATCTGAATTTGTATACATCACTATAGCGTGTTCACCAGGTAATAAGTGTACAGGAGCTCCAAATACAAATCTAGTATAATGATTCGAATTATTCAAATTGGGAACTGTAGTCTCCAAATCTACGATATTAATATCTTCAGGCAACAAAGAAACTTCACCTAAAGAAGCACTACTGTGTATCATAGAAGAATGTGGATAACCATTAACTGTAGGTCTTAATTGTAGTTTAAAAGGTTGATAAGTTGTGGTGTCTTTTCTATAAAACACCAAATCAACACTATGCACATAAACACCTTTACGATGAAGTCCTGCATCAACAAAAAATGTTTGCGCTACTGGGTCAATAAATCCGGCCATATTAATTCCTAATTAATTTTTGTTTTAAATTTTTTAAAAAACCAAATGGTTTACCGATTAACTTGACAAATTTAATTGCGGTAAACATTGTCAACATAATGGTCAAAATTGTATAACCTTTTAGTTTAGAATCCGATTTTGTTATATCAGGCTTAAATAAACCGACAAGAGCAGAGATTAAGAAACCAAACCAGAATATAAATTTACCTGTAATCGAGGTGTTTGTTTTAACTCCTTCCAATTTGGCCATTTCTTGCGACCAAGGTCTTGCTAACTCCTGTGTCATATACAAAGAAATATTTTTTTGCATTTCACCATTATCTTTCATGTCCCAAAGATACAGATTTGGACCTTTTCCTTTGTTCCAATCAACAATAGTTTTTGCCCAATAAACGTATCCATTATAAATTCTTGGAAATCTTCTTTGTAATCTTCTGCCAAATCTTTGGTCCGCATCATTGATTTCAGGCGAGAAAAATCCTAAATCGGACATTTGAGCACAGATAATTTTACATCCACTACCTGCTGATGGAGGCGGCGGAGTACGATCTTTAACTAAAACTGTACCCACAACTTCAGTATCAACAACCGAAGATTCGTATGTATAATTTTCTTCCAGGTCATAAATTTGCACAGGTACAATTGTTGGTACACGAACAGAAACTGTTACATTTTCAACAGTATTCAAAACACCTTGAGCAATCCAATTTTCTTCTGCCATAGATGAACAAGCTAAAGGATTATTTAAATAAGAATCTGTGAATCTGATTAATCTAGTTCCTGTTAAATATCGTCTACCGTTATCATATGTTGTGGGTGAATAATTTGGTAAAAACCATCTGCCGTGGCATTCACCGTGGTCATCCGATTGCAATCTACCGACCGACCATCTAGAAGTGCTATCAGGTTGAACATCCCAATTGGAATCTAATGTCGCAACTTTTGTTGTTCCATTATATGCAGTAATTGTTCTTTGTTGACCAATACCTGTACCCGAAATAATTCTTACGTTATAAAATTCATTAACGGTTTTTGCATCTTCTAAAGTTTTGGAACCAGAATTGAATGTTAATCCTGCATATTCGGCTGGAACATCAACATAAAGGTCATCGTATGGAGCACCTGAACCCATCTCTAATGTGTTAGCACCAGAAGAAATGACGTTACCATTATTCCAAAACATAACATCAATTTTTGCAGTACTTCCACTAACAGAACCAGTAATTGTGTCATTTAGATTCCAATCACCTCTAACATCAGAAAGATATATGAATGGACTTTCCAATGACCAACTTCTTGTTGAAGCTTTCATGACCCTTGCCGTTCCTCCACTACTGGATGTCACTTCTTCAAAAATTCCATACTTATCATTAAAAATACCATTAACATCATATAACCAAGCAACCGAAGGATGTTCAAAATATTTTGTGTCATCATCATCACCTTGTTCACCATAAATGTAATGATAAATGTTAGGTTTTAATCCAGTAACTTTAGCGTAAATGTATTGTTCTCTAATATAAGGTATGACACTCAAATCTACTTGCCTTCTACCAATATCAGCATATACTCTTTCGGGAACAATAGTGTTTTGTGTACCAGTTCTTTCTCTAGAATAATATTGAATACCATAAGTAGTTTCAATTGTGTCTTGATAATCTAAATAACCTTCTGAATAATCTTGTGTTGTAGTTACGGTGTCTTCTTGATATTTACCAGCAAAATTTGCACTCCAAGGATCCCAATTCTGTTCAAAACCAGCTGGCCGTAAATCTTCAAATGCAGCACCAATTGCTTCCCAAGCATCATTTTCGCCATCTAAATTAATTAAAACATCTGGCCTAGTCTCTGTATCAATCCAAAAATCTCCAGCAGGCCAAAATTTAATTGTGCCAATATAATTATTGAGTGTGAAAGGATTAACAGATAAACTCTTTGAGGCTATATTCTGTTCTATTAAAGGTTGAATTGTGTAAGCTGGTGAAGAAATAACACCAGAATGTGTCGTTACAGTACTTATTGAAGTATTGACTTGAAAATTATAACCCTTTTGTGTAAACGAAGGCCTTAATTCTCCACCTTTAGCATTAATTGAACATTTGTAATCTAAATTAGTAACGTCACCAACTTGGTGTCCTCTAAAAGCATCAACTAAAATACCATTTTTAAATCTTTCTAATCCGTTACTATCCAAAACCGTTAAGTCTTGAGTAGATTTTTCTAAAGTATTTAAAGATGTATAATATTCCAAATTACTAATACGCTTTTCTAACTTACCAATGTCACGCATCGTATATCGTTTATTTTCGACATATTTAACTTGAGTATCAACTGTTGGAAAAAATGTAAATGGAAAAACACTCAACGTATACAATGTCATTGCGTTTGGTGGCTCGTTTGGTGTTTGAGGAGTTATAGCAGGTATTCCTCTAATAACATCAAATTTCAAATCATCTCGAATAACGATTCTGTCTATTCTAGGTAAATAATAAGAATAATCACAATCCAAAGATTCACCAGACTTGGGTATAGATATACCAGTCAATTCGAAATTAGGTATACTTGTGTCTCTATCTGTTCTTCTAGGTCTAAAATCAATACAATCTCTTAACTTGTATGTTTTTCCTGAAGTTGGACTTCTAAACAAAGGAATCTTAGCGTATCTTACTGATTCTACTGAATCTAAAGAAGTGTTTTGATTATAGGAATCTAAATTAAAATAACCTGTTGTACCACTACCGTGGTCAAAATAATTAAATAATACCAATATTTGTCCTGTTGGTGGAGGAAAACCAGGTCTCAATGTAATTGAACCGTGGTCATAATATTCATCTCTTTGACCATCATTTAAAATATATCTATCTGTAATGTCTTTAGAAGTGTCAGACAAATCTGCATTTGAAACTGGATTAGATATATTTAAAGAATCGATAACTCTAAATGAACTGCGTTTTGTAATTCCGCCTGTAATTGTGGAAAAATATCCATATTCTTCTTGAAATTTTCCTTCCAATTTAAAAATATCAGATGTATACAAACTGTCTGAACTTCCTGGAATTTTATTTGGTGTGGGTATTGCTATTTGTCCATCGTCAGGATAAACAGTTGAACCTCCTACAGAATAAGAAGTTCCTGGTCCAACAACTGTTGTATTGGCAGTAACAAGTGTTTTTGTTTTCTGTTCTGCCGAGTTAAAATCAACAGTAGCTACAATATCAACAGTAAAGTTTTGAGAGGTGTTAAAATTAAATGATGCAGTTGTTGACGGACTAACACTAATATTCCTTGTTAGTGAACTATCCATTGGAATCAATTCACCATTTGTAAATGCTGTAGCTGCACCCATTGTATTTGCGGTCACAATAAAATGTTCTCTTTTTACAGAATCCGATAAACCACCGGTACCAACAAAAGCTCTGTTTGTCAAATTTGTTGCTGATATTGAACCTGTTGATATTGAGGCAAGACCAGAAGTAACTTGTACGTTTTTCCAAACATATTTTCCTCTGAACTGTTTATCTGTCATTCCAAATTCAACAAAACTTTGAGGAACTCTAAAGACCAAACCTTTACCATCCGTTTCAGAATAAAAAGTATCTCCAGAAGCTAAAGAATCAACTTTATTAGCATTAGCAACATTAGCAGAACTAATAATTTTAACAGCAGCATTTATTTTAGCTACTGATTCAATATCTTTAATATTATAATCAATAACAAATGTTGAACCTGAAGTTGGTGTTGTTGAAAAGTTATCTTCAATTGTTGCTATTCTTGTTACTGGTGCATATGAAGTAATGGTGTGTTTTACATTATCAGCACCGGTACCGGCAGAAATTCTTATTGTAGCACCAACATATGCATTAGTAACAGCAGAAGAATAACCATTTAGCGGTAATGTTATTGAATTTGTTGTTGCTGCAACTGGATTTCCTGTAAATGGAATAAATCTCGTGTCAAATAGATATAGGCGGTGTTTGTGTGTTTCACCATTAGTAGTATCAACAGCAGAATCATATTCAATTTCTCTAATACGAGTTGTTCCAATTTTTGAATTTTCATAAGTTCTCGTATTTGCTAATTCTAGTTGTTGAGGCTGAACAATATGTAAATCATATGTAGCCATTTCACTAATATCAAATAAACCTTTTGTATTAGCAACAGTTAAATAATTTCCATAAGGTGTATTAATATTATAATTCTGTACAGATTGAACATCTCTTGCTTTATCTATAGTCAAATTTGTTGAAGATTTTTTACCAACAGAATATCCTCTAACGTATGCATGACCTTCACTCAATTTTGCTGTAAATTTGGTTTCATCAGAAGTTCCTCCAATTGCAGGAACATGGTCTTTTAAATAAATTTTAAATGGATTTACTGTATAATTACCAGATTCATCATAAGTTCTTTCAGCCATATAATTCAATAGGTCTGAATAAATTGTACTATCTCTTGTTTTGGTAGTTTCACCATTTATAATTCTTTTAAACTCAAAAAACTTCGTATCATCTGTAGAATTAATTAATCTTTTTGCTAAAGTTAATTCAACTTTATATCTGTTTGCACCAGGAGCTTGATAATTTGAAGCGTTTAGAGCCGGGTCTAAAAGTGATGTGTCTGAAGCAGAATCAACTATGTACTCATCATATTGAATACCAACACGATATGTACTATCATTAGTATATTTGTCTAGTACTAATGTTTGAGGATTAATTTTAACAAAAAAACCTTCAATGTAAAGAATTCCTTCACCAACTTGACAGACAGAACATTTACCAGAAGAGCTTGAAGAAACTAAACGTGCTTCAAATAAATCATCATCGATTGTGAAGAATGTTTCACCATCAACCAATTCTAAACCTGTAGTGTAGGAAACAATAATTGTGGGAGGGTCGGAGCCTTCTGCTTCAAAAACAGCAATTACTTTACCTAAACCTCCACCAGAAGCCAAAGCATGAGCATTTCCTATTGTTTTACCTAGAAAGTTATTGACATCAATAGCATTCCCGGCACTGGTTGTTGTTTCTAATTTATGATAAACACGACTGGTTGAAATTTGAATTTCTGCGCCTGAAACTGTTGAACCGCTTGTGAAAATGTGATTACCAAATCTTTCTACTTGTTTTTGTAAAATAGTTTGTAATTGAGTTAGTTCTCTTGCTTGAACAGAATAACCTGGACGAAACAACATACGAAGAAATTTTTTATCTTCGTCATAATCATCGTAATAAGGATTTACATTAAAGTTTTGTACAAGTGCCATATTTTTTCCTAAAATCTAACGACAAATTTTATTATTTCTGATTGACCTTCTGTTCTTTCCACTTTCTCATTATTTTCCATATATATCACAGCACCAGAATAAGGTTCAAACTCTGGATTTTTAATAGAAAGTAAAGACCTGGAAGTACCTGATGTTTCTCCAACAACAGCTGTTCCTATTGCTGGAGTTCCTTTTACTCTAGTAATTTTTAAAACATTACTTTCTTCCGATTGTAAGAAACCAGAAAATGTAGCATTGGCCAAATCTGTTCCTTGATAAACAATTTCATTTTGTGTATAAACGGAACCAGAAACTACAGTCAAATCAGTTGTTTGAGAAATTACCGTATTAGAATTTTCATTATTTGTTGTAACTGTTTGTCCATATTTATATGGATTCCTTACCATTCCTATTTGTCTAAAAGAAGTATCATCTCTAATTAATCCACCTTCAGTAGAATCTAATTCTCCTACTCTAACTCTGACCATAACATTATTTGCATTTAATTCTTTTGCAGGATTATATGCATGACCAAATTTAGGACCAGTTATAACTCTGGCAGAAAAATTTGTGCCGGCGCCAGAAGTAACAACATTTGCTCTCGTATAACCAGTACCAAAACTTATTACATTTATAGAAGCTATTGTAGATGAAAAGTTTAAGGTATTAGATATTGGTTCTATTTCACAACCTGTGCCATCACCTTCAATGAAAAATCTTGGTGTAATGAATATTGTATTTCCAGATGTGCTGCCACCGCCAGCAGAATATGTTGCCATTGAAAGATTAACTGTTTTCGTTAAAGAATCAACAGAGGTAATGTAAGTTCCACCAGGAATACCAATACCAGAAACAGCCATATTTTCAGTAATATAATTTGTATTTGCAAACCCTAAAGATGTTTGACCAGCAATATAAAGATTTGAATTTGAATTTACTTTTCTGTAACCTGATCCTTCATTTTCAACAACTATAGTAGTTATTTGTCCATCAACAACACCAGTACTGTCTACATTAAAACCTTGCCGACTTGAACTTGTAGGTGCTGGAAACCATTCAGTATTTGCAAAAAAACGATTTGAAATTGGAACATTGAACATATATTTCCAAATGTATCCATCGGCCATAGTTATTGTGCCGTTAGATGAGGTATAATCACCTGATGGTTTTGTTGTTGATGCTATACCTTGATTATTACTAAGACATTTATAAACATTTCTTTCATCAGTAATAACATACATCTGATCTATACCTGCATCCGTATTTGCACTCAACAGTTCTTGTGTTTCTAAAGTATTGTCGTACTGTTTATAAGTATTTCCGGAAAACCATTCGGCCCAAGGCACAACCAATTCAACGTCATTTCCTGTGATTTTCTTTGCAGCAAACATATTATCCCAGGCATCTTTCTCATAATTAAGAGAACCTAAAACGACAGGAGGATTATTTTCGTCCGGCCAAGGAACGTGGTTACCCACAAAAACATAAGTAATTGTTGGCGCAGCCTCAAAAAAGCTTTCTTTGAATTGCTCAGCTGTATTGAAGCTGAAAGATTGAAATGTTTTCGATGTCATAATTTCTATTTATTCTCGTTATTAGGTAATATGTAACATAAGTTCTTGATTAGATGCATTTGCTGTGAATACTGAATCGACCTCTATATTGGAAGAATCAATTACACTTACAACAGTTTTTTCTTCATCGTTAACCGATATATTTGTTCCGGGCAAGTAAATAACTGAAGCAGTAAAATCTGTTCCTATTCCTGTAATATAAGGACTATTATTTTGAACCGAAACCAATCCAGAAAAAGTGTTTGTTGTTACACCTACAGTTTGAATTGATTTTTCATCCAAAGTTGATAATTTATACCAATCACCATACTGTTGAAATCCAGCTGGATGTAAAATACTTTTAAATATATTTTTATATTTACTAAATTCAATTTTAGATGTTGTAATATAAGAATAATTGTGATAATATGTCTGAGATTGTATTTTATTGTACGGTGAAGATAACAAACCTTTTTCTGAATGATAATTTCCTGGTAAAGATTCAATAACGTCCGTCAAAGAAGCAGTAAAACTTGCATTTGAATCTCCGTAATCAGGAGAACTTACAGAAAAAACTTCATTTATATTACGGCCAGAACGTGTTAGTAATACACTTTGTATTTTTCCAGACGAATCAACAGACTGAACAACCGCACTTGGTTTTGTTTTTTTATAAAGATAATTTTCTAATCCAATCTGTACAAGTTGCCAATCTACCCACAAATCTTCACCAGTATTAAAAGACAATTGGTCACCAACATTATATGAATTTGAATATGGTCCAGAAGAATCTATACTAATATTTTTTATACCCGAAAAATGATTCAATCTAACCGTGACGGGTTTGTTAAAATCATTATATGTAGATATTTCTACTGGTTCATTTCTAATAAAATTTCCATTTAAACTTTTACTGTCCAATGTAAATTTTATAGTTTTGTTTTCCAAATAATTTTCTATAACCGCATCTTCAATAACAAAAGAAGCTCCAGAATATACTCCTGTAAGTTTTTTATTATTAAATATTTTTGGATTAAAATTTTGAAAATCGTTATAGTATATTTTTAGTTCTGTTCCTTCTGGTACTGGCGTGTTAATCGGGGTACCTACACGCCATTGCATGAGAAAAAGCTTTTGTTGGTCAGGAATGGAAAAATATAAAAACCCAGGTGTTACAGAATCGCCGAGGGAAAGGCCACCATAATCCACACCATCAATAAATAATGTCCGATATGTCCAATGGTCATCTATTAACGAATATAACATATCAAAGTACAAAGTTTCACCATCAGCTATAATAGTTTGAGAAATTTCGTTGCCCGATAGATGAACCCTAAATGCATTTTCTACTTTCCATAGACCATCAGATGTTTTTAATATATTGTCTGAAGGTCTTTCATATTCAAGTTCTTCGTTAAATAATAAACGAAATAAAAATTTAAATGAACTTTCTGTACCTTTTGCTTTGTATAAAGCTAAAGCATTTTTAATCAAAAAATCTTTTGTGACTTCAGTATTTTGAGGAAAAAGATTTACATAAGTTTGCATAAATTGTTGTTCAAACTCATCTAAAGATAAATCAATATCGGAAATGTTTTTTAAATTTTTTCCCCTAGTAATTAAATCATTATCAATTCCATTTTGTTTATTTTCCAAAAATTCATAATATGCCTCCATAAAAGATTTAAACAGAGGATATTCTTCTCTTATAAATTCAGGAAGTTGATAATTTATGTGTACTGAAGTTTTTAAATCTGTAGACATTATAGAATTTCAAAATTTGTTATTATTGAAGAAGAATCTTCTTCATCTATTGTTATGATTGTATTTCTCTGAGATTCAATTATAGAACTCTTTGGTTGAATATCAACTTTCAAATAATTACCAGAAATAATTGATTGTATCTTTAAATCATTGATAAAAACTTCGCCTGTGTTATAATTTACAGTTCCTATATTTGAATTAATAATTTTCTTTTCTGAATTTGTATCATAATAAAAGAGTCTAAGTGTTCCTACTTCGTTTGAAATTACAGCAGTTGCTTCTCCTTCAAAACCATTTCCTCCAGAAATAGTAACTAGAGCTTTAGTATAATTTGAACCTTTATTCGTGACTATAATTGAATCGATTTTTCCATTAACTATAACCGCTTGAGCTGTAGCACCACTACCATCTCCTGTTATTGTTACCGTTGGTGTCGTTGAATAACCATAACCAGAATTTGTAATTTGTATTTTTTCCACTCCAGTAAATGATTGTGGAACTTCTTCTATTTGACAAACCCTTTGGATTGTTCCATCAAGATAATTAAATTCGTTTGTTTTTAATCCATCTAATATTGTCCCACGATATAAAGGAATGCCATAATTAAAATTATACGAATAATTTTTATTCAATTGAGGTGTAATTCTTTTTTCTAATCTAATTAAAGTTTCAGAACCAACAAAAGAACTGTCAGTTGAATCAATATATCTTTGCAATTTTGAAGTTACAAAAGTGGATTCAAATTTATCTATATTTTCATTTTTATATAATAAAATTGTATTTTCAATTAAAGCTTTCAAAGCAGTTTCAGTTTTACTTGTTTTATTTTTATCATACAAAATATTTGTAACAGCTTTAATAAAAACATAATCCGGGTCCACTATTTCTATATCTGTACCAATAATTGTTTTTGGTTTTAAAACTTCTTCAATCAATCTAGTTTTTTCTGTTTCTGATATGAATAAATCTTGTTTAGGTTTTATGGAAAGATAAATTTTACCATAAACTTTTGGAACTTGGTCTTCACCACCCCAAACTGAAACAGAATCAGCCGCAGAATAATTTCTTTTTAAATATGAACCATAATCTGTTTTTGTAACTAATCTGTTTTGAGAAGCATATTGTGCTGGAGCTAACAATTTTATCGAATCAACAGTTTCTCTATCAGAACCACCGGCTGCAGCATAATTTGTTGTAATTGTAAAATTTGTGAATAGAATACTATTACTATCGGTCAAAGTGTCCGTAGCTTTAAATGAATCGGCGCCATTAGCTTCTGAACCATTTGTTACCAGATACGTTATTGTTACAACGCCGCCGTCAGGAACTTTTTTACCAACTATTCCGTTACCAAAATATATTTGATATTTTCCAGCTTTTCCTTCCTGTATATAATAAACATTGGATGAATTAGAATCACTTAAAACATCAGTAGATAAATTATATAAAACAGATTCTGTGCTAACTGAAGATTCTTTTACATAAACTTTAATCGTAGAAATATCGACATTGGAATCTTCTATTGTAAAAATAGATTTTGGATTTGTACTGTCATTTTGTGTATAACTATAAGTTACAAATTGTCCTTCATAAATAAAAATTTCGGGAAAAGTATATCCTCCCAATGACCCGCCAACGGAAGCTGCAGTACTTGTAATATCTTCTATAACAACAAAATTGTATGATTTTCCATCAATTTGATTTGATAAAAAAGAAAAACCTCTTGGTATTGTTAATTTATGAGAACCTGTTCCAGTGGAAAAACTTATCGAGGCCTTAGCTGCAGATTTTGAATATGGAGTGTAACCCAAACTCTTAGCATGAGACACAACAGAATCACGAAGTAATGCTGTATCTAAAAATGCTTCATTAGCCACCATATTTAAATAGTAAGCATTGTAGTGGGTATTATATGCCAAAATGTCAATTAAAACATTTAAACCAGAACCTTCAAAATCATAGTCAGTAAATTGAGACTGTTGATTCAGAAAAGTTTTTAAATTTGTCTTGATTGAATCGAAATCAAGTTCGGTAACTCTTAAACGGTCTGCCATCTTATCTTATCCGTTCTAAAAAGAAATTAATTTTTATTGGACTTGCAACATTGATAATAAAAAATTCCATTTCAATATTATATCGATTATCATCAGGTGAAGGTAGAGCCACTACATTTGAGATTTGAACTCTAGGTTCAAAATTTAATATAGTTTCTTCAATTTCTTTCTCTATTTGAGAAGCAATAACTGTATCTATATTTTCAAACAATAACCGTCTAATGTTACTTCCAATTTCTGGATGAAAAAACTTCTCATAATGATTAGTTAAAATCAAATTTTTTACTGAATTTATGACCGCATATTCATCTTTATGTACATTGATATCTTTCCTGACAGGATGTATCTGAAAGGATAGGTCTAAGTCTCTGAATCCTTTAGAATATGTTTTTTCTGTTGAGAGTGTGGTCATTTTGGTATTTATTCCATTTAATTTAGTATTTAGTCTTTTGCCGGGACTTCAATGACTTTTAAAGTACTGTTTGGAAGAATTCTAAAGAAATTTCCTGAATCTGTGCCACCAACCTCTAGTGTGTATGAAACAGTACCATAATCATATAAAAAGTCTTCTGGTGAAAGATTGTCAATGAACATTCCGGTTAATGTTCCAGAAACCGCATAGGTAGCTTCTGTATTTGAGTGATAAACAGACAACCAAGAGGATTGCTGATAATTAGACCTTGTTTCAGAAATACCGAACGACCCTGTATCATCATATGAATTTACTGTAGTTACACCTAAAGCATTAGTTAGTAATTTACCTTGTTTCTTCAAACGAATCTTAATTTCCCCATAATTTTTATTGGTTTCATATAAAAATGTGGAGTTTGTGGTTGAAACATTATTCCAACCTCCTAACCAAACATTTGACCAAGCTGTCTGAACATTATTCCATATTTGAGTATTTGTCCAGGAGTCAATGGTATTATCCCAAGTTAGAGGAGTATTAGTCCAAACTATATTCTGAATTACAATATTAACATTTGTTTGTAAACTATTGTTTTCAAAATCTGATACGAGTATTTCTTGTCCACCAGAACCAAAAGCGGCTACCTCGGTGTCAAAAATAAATGTAATGTCATCTATAGCATAATTGTCATAAGTAAGACCACTATGATTTAATTGAAGAAATCTTATATGCTGGGCGTTGTTGTTCTCTTGCGTTGGTGAATGTATTAAAGATACGGTTTCTTCACCCCAAGAAAAAAGTGAACTTCTAGTAAAATCAGTCTCGTCAGTATAAACTGTTACCCAATTGCCAAATGTACCTAAGGTGGCGTCATAACTTCTGACTTGTACCAGTAAATATTCATTTGCGTCTGGAGTTTCCAGACCGTTTGTTCCATTACCTTTTATAATTTTAAATTTGACTTTTGTTGGAGCAACAGACAATCCCATGTCATAAAAACCATACTCTCGGACTGAACCGGCAGCGCCTTCATATTCTAAATGATAAAACGAATTAACAGAAGAACCTGCTGCTCCGCCGGTGCCGGTACCGGGCCCGTTGGCACTAACTATCACATTCAACCAACTAGAATTTGCCCAGCCTACATCTGTTGTACTACCAGTAGATACATTGTCCCAAGTTGCAACTGTGTTTGTCCAAGAATCAATAGTGTTTTGCCATATTGATGTATTACTCCATTGTAAAATAGTGTTTGACCAATTTATTTTACTATTATCCCAAGTCACCACATTAGACCAAGCATTACTATAACCATCTCCAGTTATTGGATAATCATATTGTAATGAAAGTTGTATTATTACATTACTATTTGATTTTGCAGGAGTTATTGTAGTGTCTAAACCATCCAAATGCGTCCATGTATTTCCGTAATAAATTGTACCTTCAACATTTTGTGTTCTAATCCAAGTTTCTTCTTCTTTTGTTGTTATAACAGTTTGCGTTAAAAATCCAGGAACATCAATAGAACCAACATCTTTACCATATAATTGTGTGGTTGAATCGATCGAAATTGTTCCTGTAGTATTCGATTTAATTTTTTCAACACTAATATAATTTTTTGAAGTAGTATATGTTGATTGTTGTTCCGAGAAATAATTTCTATAATTAATTAATACTGGTGTGGAGTAATAAACTTCATTATCACCAATATCACCTTGAGCTAAAGTTCCATTTTCGTTTTTACCCCAACCATAAACATAATTATCTTCAGTCACACCAATTGTATGATTTTCTCCACAATAAATTGTTTTCCAATTATTAATTGGAGTATAAACTAAAGTTGGTGTTGATTGATATGTTGTACTATTTGTTCCTAATTTACCATAAGTTCCATAACCCCACATCCAAAGAGTCCCATCTTCTTTTATCATAGCAAAGTTATCAACACCAGAAAATATTTTTTCAACATTTTCAGAAATCAACAATCTAGGTAAAAAATAATCTCTATAAATCCATTGTTCTGTATGGCCAGAATTAGTAAGACCAGAATTGGTGTTTGGTGTCCAAAGTTTATTGTCTAATGTTAAAATTATATTATCCAATGTATAACTTAAACAAAAATCTTTTACACCTAAATCAAAACTATTTTTCTCATCGATGTTATACGTCCAATTACTCCCGGAAGTTTCACTATAGCCATAACCAACCAAAACTGGTGTCGAACTATGATTATAATAATCTGCGCCATGATAAAAATGGTTTTGCGGAGAGAGACCGAAAAAAGCAGGCGGTAAGGCTCTAGTTGATAGACTTATAAATTTTATGCTACTTTCATTATAAAGTAAATAGCTGTCAACAGTACCAAAATGGTCATTTATCCAGTACTTACCTAAAGCGTGTTTGTAGTTTCCTCCCCAGACCCAAAGATTGTTGTCTCGGTCCAAAGCATAAACGTATCCTGCTCTTCTAGTAAAATCGTGCCATTCTTCACCGCTGTCCATATAAAAATTGGTGAAATTAGGAGCATACCAATTAGAGTTTAAATGTTCAGCAGATTTAATACCCACTTGAACTTTTTTCCAATAATTTCCAGTTTTCCAATTTTGCGTTTCTACAATACCTTTACCCAAAGTAGTATTTGCATCGTTAGACCATGGGTCCGGTAATTTTGAAATATCATAAAAATTAGCTCCAGAATCGCCTGGTAAAAGTTTTGTTTGGTTTATAGGTTCTGTAACCCATTCTTCCATTGATGTCGTATCGTTGTACCCATATTCTCCAGTCCAGTTTTTAGACCAAATCCAAGCACCTTCTGTTTCATGTAGTGCTACCATATTAAAGTAACACGTTGCATCGTTAGTGGATAAACTACCATCATAATCAGTTCCATAAACTTGTGCAATATGCACATCTGTCCATCCTATAGAAGGTGGTTTAGGTCTTTTCTTATCAAAATTTAAGCTGAATGTAAATCTACTAGGTTCACTCCAAGTGGAGTTATCATCTATTCCAGGCACCTTTTTAATACTTTTACCCCAATACCAAAGTGAGCCATCATCTTTAGATATAGCAACAACAAGATTTCTTAGAGAAACTATTTTCTTAAATTTACCAAATCTTTCTGGTAATTGTCTAACATTTCTTAGTCCTCCATAATTTCCAATCAAATCAAAATAATAGAGGGAATCATAATATAAAGTTAAATCATCTGTTCCAGAAATCCACAGAGAATCGTCAGCTCTTTTTGTTAGTGTTTTGGAAGAATCTAAATCTTCAATAGTACTCCAATAATTACTTCCTGTTGTCGGTCCTTCGGTAACTTGTGTTGGGCTAGACCTATTCGAACTACCAAATAATCCCAACTTATAATTTGCTCCAAGTCCCCAAGTCCACAAAGTACCGTCTTCTTTCAAAGCAGCTGCATGATAATTTCCTGTTTTCACATTTGACCAATTTGTATCATCACCAATTTGAACGGGATAAGAATATATTTCACCATAATGTTCTAAAGAATACTTCACTTTACCATTACCGAGATAACCAATAGAATCAGCTACACCTAAAGTATAAACTTGACCTGAGCTCGTTAAATATAATGTGTTCGTATCTGTGCTTAATATTTTAGAAACTTCTGTTGTCCAAACAAAAGGAGAAGCATCACTTACAGTAATTGCACTATGTTCTCCGTTTCCTAATTTACCGGCCCTTGGCGAGCCCCACGCATAAACATCGTAGTCTAAAGAACCAGTTTTTAAACCAAAATATGATTGATCGATGCCGTAACCGGAAGTAAAATAAGTAGGTATTACATTACTAAACCCTCCAGAACCTTTTATTAATGGACCTCTCATATATCCAAATCTATAGATATCTCCTGTTCCACTTTCAACAGCGTAAATTTCATTATTTCCAGATTCTATATCCAACCAAGTTTTTTGTGGAGCAATTTGAATAACTGAATCTTCATCCGTTCTAAAAATAATTGGCCAAGATTCTTTAAATTCGTGAGTTGTAACATAATCCTCAAAATCTCCTAAAAAAGACCCCGGTTGTCCAACAGAAGTTTGAGTAGAGTTTACCGATTGTAAACCCCACGTTGATGTTCCCCAATAAATTCTAGTATTTTGATTTGAAAATTTATCTCTAAGTAAAGCTGTTTTATCTCCTAACTGTATAACTTCACATTGTTCGGGCCATTCTCCATATCTTACATCCATTGAATCTGGAGAAGTCACATTAGCAACACCAGAACCATCTAAATTATAAGAATTTGTAGTAATATACGTTTTACCAAATAGTGTACTGCCTGTATATGAAAAATCAGTTGTATCAGTAGTCACATATCTATTATATCCCCAACCATAAATTTTATCATTACCATCATCTTCGGTTTTGACAGCATACACTACTATATCAACTGGCCAAGGATGATATGGTAACCAATAATCAGTAAAATAATCATCATCATAATCAATAAGATAACCATCTGATGCTTGTGCTTCAGGCAAAGATTCCGAGTGAGTGAAGATTTTTACGTCTTTCCAAGCATTTGATGTGCCGACTTGGGTTGGAGATGAAACAAAAGGTAAAACAGTTTCTTCTTGGCCTAAACCTAAACATCCAAAAGTATTTCTACCCCAAGACCATAAAGTACCATCAGAACGAATTCCTAATGTAGTTCCTTGTACTGAAGTTATATGACTCCATGTTGAACTTCCAACTTGAGTTAATACTGACCTGGGTTGAATGTCACCCACACCCAATTCACCATAACAATTTGGTCCTGCAACCCATAGAGTACCGTCACTCTTTATTGCAAAAAGATTATTAAAATATAATTTTCCACCAAATGTATTAAAAATATCATCAGAAGGAACAAAAGTATTTTCGTCAACATAATCATCTCCACCGTTGGCGAATATACCAAAAAAACTACCTGTAAGATTATAATTTAATGGAATTCTAGGGTAGTTATAAGAAACAAAACATTTTTGCCACGTATCTGTCCCTATCTGTGTGAAAGAAGATTTGTTAAAATTATAACCCCAATAAACATTTACAGGAAGGGTATCTTCAGGTGTATGGTGGAATAATAAATCGTTTAAATGTACAACCGTACTAGAACTTAATCCATAATGGTCTCTGTAATGTTGTTTCAAATCTTTTAAAGGTGGCCAAGGTCTACCAATAGTATCTCTCATGTAATAACCCCACCAGCCAGGAACATCATACCAATAATTGTCACCTCTTAAAAACAAATAACCGTTTGAATCAATAGCGGCAAAAAGATTTGTTCCTAAACTCGCTTGAGTCCAATTATGTGTGTTGTCTAATATTGTAGGAGAAGAATATACGTTACTATAAATGTTGGTTCCCTGAGCATTAAATCCTTTACAACTACCCCAGACCATTAAATGTCCGACATCAGATATACCGTAAAATGTTTGAGAACCAGGTAAAAATTTAACTCCTGTAGTGGGATTTATTATATTTTTTCCGTCTTTGTTTCTATTTGCAGAATTCCAAGGACAAAATGTTGAATTGTCATATGACGAATAAAGATGAGTTGTGCTTGGAGCTGAAGCTACGGTTTTAAAACCTGAACCAACTTGAACGGGTGTACTGTAATATAAAGTCTCATCACTGGAACCAATTGCTAATCCGTGAGAATCATTACTACCCCAAGCAAATAAATTTCCAGATGAATCAATAAAAAAATCAGTAGAATGTCCGTAAAAAAGATGGTTTCCAGAATTTATTTGAGCTATGTCATAATTTTTTTCCCAAAAACCAAAATATCTTTCGCTATTTGTTCCTTTAGCAAATAAATTTCCCGAAGTGTCTAAAGCAAATATTATTGTATTAGCCTGAGGTTTTGGTACAACCGCAACTTTTTCTATATTTGTACCAAAATCACTATCTAAAGTTGGAGCGCTAGTAATTGGTGTCGTATATGGAGGCGGCCCACTTATATACTGGCCCCATTTACGGACTTGATTGTTCGAATCAACACCTACAGTTAATCTTGGAGCTTTAGCATCAACGTATTTCCATCCAATTGTTGAACCAGCTTGAACAGGACTAGAAACTGGTAAAGTTCCGGAACCTATTCCCAATTCTCTATATGTATTTCTACCCCAAGCCCATAGTGTTCCATCAGTTTTAACTCCAAAAGACCTATCTTGGCCAAAAAATATTTTTTCAAAACCGACACCTATGCTTGTTGGAGTGGAAGTTGAATATGTAGTTCCTGTTCCTAATTGTCCCCAATCATTTTCACCCCAGACATATAATGATCCCTTTAAATAACCTAAATGTTTATCTCCAATTGCTATATCAGTAGCTCCAGAAGAAGACAATTGAACAGGTGTAGATGCATCATTTAATTCGAATTCGTCTAAAAGAATTCTTACGTCTTTATTTTCTCCCCAACCCCATAATGTTCCATCATTTTTAACAGCTAATCCGTTGCTCATACCGGAAGAAATGTCAATCCAGTTTTTATCATTATATTGAGAGCCTAATCTATAAACATAAACTTTACCAACCTTATTAACGGAATAATAATTATCGACCGGTGCGCCAATTATTAATTGTGTTCCTTCTGGATTAATTGATAAAGATTTTCCAAAAAAATCTGCTGATGAACCAAATACGTCCGATTGAGGGACATTAAATCCTTCCGGAGGATTTGGATTTTCTATAGCATAAGAAAACTTTCTTATGTCTAAATCATATACTAAAACAACACCTACAGCAGTATTTGAATAATTTACAGCTCTAGGTTCAGAAGTTACTAATATATTTTTGTCCGATAATTCCATAGCAAGACCGAAACTACGGTTTGAAATAGGACTATAACCTGATTCATAATAATCATTCCAAGGAAATTCAAAATAATTACCAATAACAAAAGGAGAATTAGTAATTATCGGATAAACTCTTATTGTTGGACCATAAAAAGTATTATAAGAAATTGCAATATAATTATCATTAATTCTTATTGTTTGGGAAGTAGATGGTATTGATAAATTATAAGAGTACTGAAATCCAGGGTTAATTTGACCTTGTTCATTTAAATAATTTAAAAATTTAAAAACATAAACATTACTTCCTACACCGACAACTAAATGTTCACCATGAATATCAACTTTATTAACTGTTGATGCAAAATAATATTGACAAACCTTTTGTAAACTACCAACATGATAAACATAAACATATCTAGTATCAATAATAGCTACATATTGATCATAAACGGCAACATCTTTTCCAAAAGTATTATATGATGAATTGCCAAACTCCAAATAATTTAAAGTAGTGTAAAGTTGTCCGGTTTCATTATTATAAAGTTGCACATTACCTAATGAACTTCTAACAGCAGAAATAGAACCTGCGGAATCAATTCTTCCAAATTCGGCGGTTGTACTACCTAAACTCACATAACCGTGATAATAAAATGGACTCAAACTATAACGATAAATTCTATTAGTATCATCTTCAAAAACCATAAGACCATTATTAGTAGCGGATACGTTTGCACCAAAACTATCTCTAGTGTAAATATTGCCTTCTGAAGGAGTTATTTCATTGAATTTAAAATAAGGTACGCCTGCATTATCCACCAAAGTAGGAAATTCAAAAGACTCCCAACCAAAATCTAATAATATTGGTGATTCTGTTTGAGATGATGACTGGCCGTAAAAAGAAGTAGTAGTATTACTCCAAGAAGCTACATTGTTCCAAGTAACAACTTCAAATTGTTCAAAGTTATAGTCTACCAATTGGATAGGATAAACCGAATCATTAAGCCAAGTAAAATTTACATTGTCTATAGCAAAATTATTATAACTATAATATTCTTCTTGACTACTATCATCTTCCGTTGAAATGTATCTCATTCTAATCCAAGTTTGCATTCCGCCTGAATTATAACTTCCAACAAAAAAAGGTCCATAATCTTGCCAAGTTTCATTTTGGCCTGGAGTGGTGATAGTATCCATTTGTATATTTGCAAATTCCCACCATTCTGGGTCATCCAAGTTATGAAATTCTAATGATTCATATTGAACTGTTTGTATGCTTATATTATTTGCTGCCCGAGGCCAAATCCAAGGGTCATTATTTGCCATTCTAAATGCGTTGCCAACTTGGCCATAATCATTTGAACTATATTGAGAATATCCTTCTAAAACCTCTAAAGATAAAAATTTTGTACCAGTTCCTCCTTGCTGTAAGGTAGCTCCCAAACCATTATAATTATTTCCTTTAATCATACTAAAAGAAATTCTCGATAGTTTATCTTTGGGTTCAAATAAAATGTAATTTTCACCAGTATGTGGATAACTCGATGCATATTTGTATTCTGGTTTACCAGTACAAACCAAATGATAATTTGAACCAGGACGATTCATTGGTCCCATATTATTTAAAGCGCCAGTATTATTTGAAGCAGGAGAATAATTTAATGTATGACCAGGTTCATAACTATGAATTCTCCATTTATAATCCGTAACGTGTGCTGTACCTCCTGGAGGCTCAATACCATAATTTGCACTAACAGCATATATGTTTGAACTGGGTATTTGATAAAAATTAACATTTGCATTATTGTACCAATGGTCATCTACACTGTCGACAGTTAATATTGAGCCAAGCGGGCCCGAAGTATATGTATAAGTTACAGCTTCGTCATATAATCCAAAGTAAGGATAAGTATTAACTGTATTTGACCAAGAGGTTATATTATTGTTGTAGACACTTATAAGAGAAGAAGAAACAGAAGTAACAACATTATCTTCACGGCCCCAATGCCAAGCACTTCCATCCTTTTTTAGTGCTATTCTAGAATTATTGTGTCCAGAAACTTTATACCAATCATATTCTGACTGATAACCGCCAATTTGTATTGGCTGAAGATGAGTTAAAGTTGTACTGGTGTTTCCATCTCCAAATTCTTCGAAACTTCCATTTGTTCCCCAATTCCACAATCTGTTATCTTCTGTTATTCCGTGTACAGTATTTGCTGAACTTGTGAAATCGGTCCATTTTAAATTTTGTGTTTCTAAACTGTTGACCTGAACCATTTGATTTGGAGTTGGACTAGGACCTAATCCTGGTGCAGAACCATTACCCGCTTTACCATTATCATTCCATCCCCAAGACCAAAGAGTCCCATCTTCTTTCAATCCAATAACCATATTACGAACAAATTCAGCTTTTTGCCATCTATCTTCTGAAATTTGTGAAATATAATCAATTTGCTCAACATCAATTTTTTTAAATTCCGTATTGATGTGGTAATTTGTCCAAGGATTGGTTTCATATGGCCTTGCGGTATTTGTTACTAAAGTATATGTTTTATTATTTGCAAATCTAAACAAAGATTGTATTTTAGCAACAGAAAAATTTTCCACATCATTTAACTGTATTCTAGAAGGAACATATACGTTAGAACCTCTATAGGTGTTGTAAAGATATTCGTCGTGTATTCTACCCCATATTGTGGCTACATTAGTATTTGCTGTTGTGATTGATGAATTATAAAATTCTAAATCATCAGTAGTTAAAATGCCTGAAGCTGTATTTGAACCTATATCAATTGAAAAGTCTTTAAATACAAACGGTATTGTTGTGTAATTAAAATCAGTATTTAATTTAAAATTATCAATACCATATTCGTTTATGCCTTCTTCACCTGCACCATAAGTTCTACCATCATATATTTTAACTAAAACTCCACTTGTTTGAGCTGAAGCAGGAATTTCTACAGCAATAGTTCTCCAAGCACTAGAGAAAGAGTGAAATAAATTTATTTTATATCCTATTAATTGGCCTGGGTAACTACCAGTAGAATCTTGCCATGAAACCCCAGAATCAGTAGAGAATAATACATTTATACCGTTACTGGAAGTTATACTACTGTACTCGTATGGAGAAGGTAGTGAAGTTTCTCCTGCTCCATTGGTGTTTAAACCAACAATATAATCAAATGAAATTGATTTTTTTCCTGTCAAATCTAAAGGAACACTCTGCATTTTTCTATCACCAGTTCCAGTAAATTTGTAATGGTAATTTCCTGAAAAAGATGCAACAAAACCGCCAGTTGAACCTGTTCCTGTTCCTGAAGTTACTGGTGTTAGTGTGGTGTTTGAACCTGTTGTGTCCGAAACTGAAGAATTGATTGTTCCAGAATCAACATCGTCTAAAGTCGTTTGTGTTCCAGAAGGTTCTAAGAATTTGTATCCTATCAATTCACCTTCTTGAGCACCACTTGGTTCAGATGTCCTCAATCTATGTGTATTATAATCTACTAATCCAGATGCTACTTGATTACCCCAACCAAATGAGTATACTTGGCCATTGGATTTTTGAGCCAAAATTGTCTTATAACCACAAACAACATAAATCCAATCACTATCTGTACCAACTTGAGTGAAAGTGCTTGGTTTCCAACTACCAGAAATTTCTCCAGTGAACCATAATGTTCCATCATTTCTTATTGCAGCTGTACATTCTCTACCACAAGAGACTTGTCCCCAGAACCAATTTGTTCCTCTTTCATGTTTATTAGCTGTTACATAATTAATTGAAGCTGTGGATCCTGTTCCAAGTTTATAATTTGTTCCTCGGCCCCAAATATACAAACTACCATTTTGGTCAATTGCTGCATTATGTTCAAAATTACTTTTAGAATTACTAACCTTGGCCCATTTTATGTCGTAAATACTGGTATTTGCATATTCTCTTACTCGAACAGCTCTAGACAGATAATTACCGACCCCGAACCCTGCAGCTCCGCCATATAAATTGTAACCCCAACCATACATTTCACCTTCAGCTGTGATTCCTAATCTTAGACCTTGACCTTTATATCCTAAATAAGTGCCTGTACTCGTAGCAATTGCTTGTTGTTGTGGAAATGAAGTATTGATTTGTTCAGAACCGGAAGCCATAAAATCAATCCAATCATATTCCTCAATTTGTCTGGCGTACTGTTGGTCCACAACAAAAAATAATGCGCCTGGAGCTCCAATCGGTTCAGAAGGAGTAATTTTATGACCAGCACCCCAACCAAACAACTTTTTCTTGGAATCTATAACAAAACCTCCTCTGTCCCAACTAGACCAAAGTGAAGGAGCTGTATTGTTATAAGGTCCCCCGTTAATCCCGGTGTTTGCAGCCCCAGCCGTACCCCAAGAATCAACGGCAATTATTTTGTTGGTCTGAGATATATCTTTAATTATAATCGGGTCATTTGATTGAAATAAAGCATTTATTCTATTTCTTCCCCAACCCCAAAGTGTTTTATCATCTTCTTTAATAGCTAAAGTTGTTTGTGCTCCATAAAAATGTCTACTGTATCCTAAATTTTCATTATTATATCTGTGGTGTCCTGTAAAAATACTTTTCCAATTTCCCGAATCAATTAAAACGGGTGAAGAAATATAAGCAAAGCGAACTCTATAATTACTGAAGGAACTTATTGGTTCGGGACCATTCCATATATGTTCGGGGTCACCAAAATTGTTATAATAAGCTGCTGACTTTCCCCATGTCCAAAGAGTTCCGTCATCTTTAATACCAAAATTAGTCCAATTACCAACAGTACCTGTTTTCCACAAATCACTTCCTGGAGAGGTAACTTGAACTGGTGTTGAAAAATATTCATTCCAGTTAAGACCAATTGGAGATGTTATTATTCCCGCTCTAGCATTTGAATAGTGTGATTCTATAGCATAAAGTTTTTTATCAATATCAATCGCATAATTAACATACTCAGGATAACAATCACTATTACCTAAAGTACTCAAGTAATAGTCAACTATCCATTCCCTTCTAGTAGGCTGGTGCCCATCAAAAAGTTCTATGTATTGTTTGTTGTCATAGACTTGCCAAGGGAATTGGTCATAATCTTCATAATTATTAGTGGTGAATATTGTTGATTTGTTTCTTATACCTGATGTATTCGCATCTCTAGTTGTCAATCTATATAAAATATTATTATTTGAAATACCAAAAGAGTGTTCATCATTTGTACTTACAACTTTTTTTAATCCCTCATTTTTTTTCCTATCATCATTTATTCTATATTGAGCGTTTAAAGATTCTGTTGTTATACCACTTTTAGTTTTTGTGTCATTTCCAAAGAACCACAATGTTCCATTTTTTTCCTTAGCATAAGAAGAATCATATCCCAAAAAAACTTTATCCCATTCTCTCGGACCATTAATCAAAACGGGTGAAGAAACATTCAATCTATTTCCTGTTCCTAATTGCCCCCAATCATTTTGACCCCAAGACCAAAGTGTGTATTCTTTATCTCTAATACCAAAAACAAAATTTCTTGAAGCATAGATACTATCCCATATACCATCGAGTTCAATAAATTCATTGGATTGATGTGTCGTATTATTAATACCTAATTGACCAAAATCATTGTTTCCTAAAACCCACAAATGTTTATTTTCATCAATTAAATATATTGATTCGTTGCCAACAGCAAGGTCTATGAATTTTTTATCATATGAACCATTTATGGGTAATTGTGTAGGTTCAACTAAGGTGTTTGAATTTAGAGTTACTGGATACAAATCTCCCCAATAAAACACCAAACCATCACTTCTCAAAGCTACAGTAAAGCCATTGCCAATCTTAGTTTTTTTGTAAGAAAAAACATTATCACTAAATGTTAAATATCCCTTAGAAATATTTTCATAAATTTTAATTGATTTTACACCAAAAGAAGGAACTTCTGTCCATTGATTACCAACATTTTCCGGAAAGTATTTGTAATAACCATCTGAAAAATAATATAAAGAATTAAAACTAACGTCTCTATAAAAAGAATGTTGATAATATTGATTTAGTATATGAGCTTGTATTATTCTAATTTTTGATTGAGATGTTTTATACCTTTCTGGTATAAAAACTGTATGGTCATCCCAATCAAAGTTTACATTAATTTTTTCGGAATATGTCCAAGATGAACCATCATCATCACTAAATTGTAAAAACAATTCAAAGTTATCTAAAGATTCGTTACGAAAATCAGTAAGTTCATCAATAAGAACTGGAAGCACAGTATTCCAATAATTTCCATGGCCGCCGTTATCTAAACTTCCTTTTATAGCATTTATTGTGACAAAAGTTGAAGTTGTTAAGTCTAATGTTTTTGACGTTAAAACTCTAGTATTTCCTGGAGCAAATGAATCAGAAGAACCTGTAAAAGATAAGTATTTCAAATTATCTTGTGTTTTAAAACCTCCATTTGGTCCTGTTCCTGTTCCACTACTAAAATAAAAGATTCCATCAGTAATAGTTTCAATAATATCTTTTGTTCCAGCAGAAATTTCTGTTGTAATAGTTTCAGTATATATTTCTTGTGGATTAACAAATCCCTCATATGTTATTGCTTGATTCCTAAAATCTCCAAATTGATATACAGTTCCTACCTCATCAATTAAATAGGAGTGGTCGGTTCCAGCAAACACTTCATCTACATTTGCTGTTGGTAAAGTAGTGTATGTATTTTGGGAAATTATTATTGCGTTAAAAGTGTTTGTTTGTGTTGTATATAATTCTGCATTTGTTATACCAGAAAGATTCTCCAATTCTATAGAATTACTTGTTGTATTTCCATTTTCTAAAACTCTTTGTAAAGATGTGTCATACCTAAGCTCTCGAAAATTTTCATCGAGTTCTTCGTGAGTTAGTGGAGAATTTTTAGTATTTCTTCTGGTTACCATAAAATTTATTTATAGTCAGTCCTTAACGATTTCAAATGCAGTCAAAGATGATTGTGGATTTGATTGATTCGTATCATTAAAAACTGTATATCCTTCAACAACATATTCCGTAATATCAATTGGCTGATTCATTATGTTACCATCAAATCCAACCACTTTAGTTATAGCAACAGTTGCTCTAGGTAAAAATTTATGAGCTATATCTGGGTCAGTTTGACTTTCTGGGTCACCTTCGTAAGATAATGTTGTTATTCGTTTTCCTTCATATGTGGCGTATGATGAGTAGTCATAACTAGCAGTAATCCACATTTCGAGTTTTTTATAATTAGATTGTGCTGCATCACCAGGAATTTCAATTTCTATTTGTTGTCCTAAAGAAGTAGCCAATCTTTTATAATTAGCATAATACCCGTATTGAGGGTTGTCACCTCTTACAATTTCTTTTGAACCAATATCATGAACAAACCAATCCCCATCATTTCCAGTCATCGAATAATGTATTTTGACATTTAAATAAAATGAAGTGCCAGTTAGATAGGTGTCGGACGGTGAAAGACCGTTGTAATAATTAATTTTTGAGTCATACATAAAGTTCGAATGTCGAGAAGAAAACCAATTTTCCATAGGTGGAGTATTGGGTGTTGTTTTCCATTGTGAATATATATAACGTGATGAACGCTGGTTGTCCGTGGCCCTTATAATATATGAATAATTGTCCATCTGGTTCGATTGGCGGCCGCCAACACCTCCTGTGAAAACATCAAATTTGATTTTTGATAAGTTTGGAGAGAAAAAAGATTTGGTTAGTATTTTAGGTATTTCTACAACATAAGCTGCATAACCCTCACTGCTTGGCGGCTGAGGGTCGTAAAAAATATTCTGATTATAGAAAGGTAAATAATAATTTGAATTGCTTTTTTCAAATTGATAAAATCTTAAATCTTTTAATCCTATGTCGCCTGTAGCGTTATGGACCTTTATTCTAAGTTTTGAGTTTTCTTTTCGATAATTTGGAGGTATGTAAAGTCTTTCCTGTGTCCAATTATAAGTTGTTTGTCTCAATCTAGGTATTACATAGTTCGGATTTGTTCCGTATGTAGGGTCATTCTCAAAATGAGAATAAAAAGGCAACCAAGTTGATAAATTAATATTACTTGAATTCCATGTTTCATTATCATTCACTATTTCTATTTGAATGTTGGCTGATGGAGTTACATCATTGGTGAAAAATATATTATCAAATGCATAATATCCGTCGTCGTTATTACCGTCATATACCTCTATAATTAAAACAACATTACTTTTTCTCCAACTTTCAGGAATCAAATACAAAGATTTACCCCAAACGACCGTTTTGTCGGCTTCTAATATGTTACCATCATATTCCGATTCGTCTCCAATAGGCTGTCTGAACAAATGGTCATCAATCGTATAAGATGTGTCTATACTAGATGATTCGCCGGTAGTACAAACACCGGCTTGAGTAAAGTTTGAATATGTATAGCCGGAACCTCTATAATGGCCGTCTAATCTCTCATCTAATAATGTCGCATAATGCGTAAAGGTTGTTGTGGTGCCGCCGTTGGTGTTGTTTCCTTTAATAGATGTGTAACCAAAATGTGTGTAACTTGTTAAATCTAATGGTTTACTTATCAAAAGTCTGTAATTGCGGCCAGTTGGACAAACAGTTGTATTTAAATAATAATTTCCATAAGGACTTATAAACCCTCCTGTTCCAGTTCCTGTACCAGAAGAAGCTACAAAAAAACCTTCACTATTAGCTGTGTCCCACAAAGAAGAATTTAATGTACCTGTTTCAAAATCATCATATATTGTTTCTGAGTTTATTACACTACAACCTCTATTATTCAACTCTCGGCCACCATTAGTATCGGTTCCATAAGCAAAATAATAAGTTAAACCATATGTGTTTGACAAATCTATATTATTACTTTCCAAAACACAAGTTCCATAATTATTTTCGTCAGTTTTTAGATAGTAACAAGAGCTTGAATCTAAATTTGCTTCATTGTATACTGTTAAATCTTGTATAGCAAACCAAAAATCATTGTAATAAAATGCAAAATGTATTCTCATATTGTTAACTCTTGCTGCTGCTGGAATTTCCAAATGATATTTTTCCCATTCAAACATATTATTTTGATTTAAGTATTGTAATCCATAATTGCTACTGGAAATTGACAATGATTTTTCGTCACGGCTTGTATAAATGCCGGTACTTCCAGTAAAAGGTTCTGGCGAGCCTAACGAAGATTTGTTTGCAGTTCGAAAATCTAATTGCATATATGGAGTGACACCGCCAGAATAACGAGTCCTATAATAACCATTTCCAGCAGTTCCTCTTATCATATAAAAACTAATATGTGTATAATTAGTTAAATCTAAAAATTTAGAATATAACTCTATTTTTCTATCAAGTCTATTATCCCAGCCGCCGGGGAAAACAATTGCGTTGTTTGAAGATTTAGGATTTTTTGGAAAAGTCCAACGATTATTAACATAAGCCAAACATTCTTCTTCTTGATTATAACCAGCTGGTATTGATGTATCAGTATAACCAGGTAAAAACTGCATCGGAGGATAAAGTTTTCTAGAAAAAGCTAAATTAACGTCATCCAATTCACAAACAAAAATTTCAGAATTACAATTTGCTATATCCCAATCTGTAGAACTTTGTGAAATTAAATTTTGGCCATCTGAATAATCGTTCACAGATAAAACAATTTCATTTGTGGCTTTAATATCAGGAACTCTTAAGCCTTCGGTATTTCCTGTTGCACTAACACCAGTATTTGCGGAAACCAAATTGATTGTTGATGAACTATTCCATTTTATGGTGTTAATTGTAGGCTCGTTGAAATCGTCATACATTATCACATCAAATTTTGTTCCTGGATGTCCATTAATTACATATTCACCAAAATCTGGTGTGTAATAATTAGGCCCAAATCTTTGCGTATTTGCTGTGCCACGTTCAAAAGCCCAAGTGGTTGATTCGGTATTAGCAACATCTAATTGGTTATTACCATCATTAAAATTGGTAATAAGTTCTTCATCACCAACTATACTTTCAACGTAAGGTTCCCATGTTCTCGTTGTAACCGCCACATTTGATGTTTCAACAAAAGTGTTTGAAGCATAATACATCTGAGTGGTTTGATTTATATTGAGAAAGGTGGTATTAGGAGAAAAACTCGTGGGCGGTTTAAATCTAATTACATAATTTCTAGTGTTTGATATATTTTCATCGAGATATACTAAATTTAAAGATTGTAAAGTATTTCCACAAACATTGTTTGGATCGGTAGAAATTGTTCCAGATTTTATTGTAGCTAAATGTGTAATAAATTTATAAGTACCAGACACATAGTCGGGATAATCCCATAATTCAATATCAATTTCTCCAGAATACGACGTTTTTTTACTATCCAATGAATAACTTAAACAAAGATTTACTTGTACAGTATTATTTGAGTCTGTGGAATGTGGAGTGAAACTTAATACACCGTCATTAAAAACCTCTGAATATGGATAGCTCTTAGATTTGTCCCAACCAAGAAAATCTGAGGAGTAAGTGGATGTTGGGTCAAAATAATATCTTGAAGGTTTATCATAAATTTTCTGTTTGACTTGAATAATATTTCCCGGAGCATAGATTGAACCTTCTTGGCCAACTATTTTAACATTTTCAGAAATCTCAATCGATTTTTTTAAATAATTTGGGTCTACGTCAGCAAAAATCAATTCGTCTGTGGCCAACAAAGACAATTCTTGTATTATAGTGTTTGTTGTTGTAATTGTGTTTGCAGTAATAGATTCTACTGTTATAGAAACATTTGTTGTGTTTCCAGAATTTGTAACTCTATGCAAATCAGTATCATATCTCAAATCTCGAAAATTTTCATCGAGCTCTTCATGTGTTAGAGCTTTAAATTTATTTCCTCTGTATGTAATAGACATATTAATATACTGTTTCCATTAGTGTTATAGAACTGTGTTTAAATGTTATTGATGGTTCATCAGCATTAACAGAAGTAAATCTACTAAGTATTAATTCAGGTTTATTAAACTTAGGATACTCCTCATCTTCCAATATTTCACCATTAAGAGTTTGTGGCCAAGTTTTTCCTGAAGAAAGTTCATAAACGTCTTTCCATAAGTGTTTATTGAAGTGACCAAAACCATATATATTTCCCAAATTTGTTAGTATCAAAACTTCCACTTGTTGTGAATTACATTCAACTTTTTCTATTTTTTCGTTCATAAAAAAATCATCAAATGAAACTTTTTTTGTGTTTTGAAATAATGAGTAATTTTCTTCGGATAGTCCTCGGCCGGTACACCCAAATTGAATTCCACCAGATGTACCTAAAGGATATAAATGATTGTTTTCAGAAAGTACAAAAGAATTTGCAAGTGTAGAATGTACACTTAAAAACCCAACAGTAGCATCTTCTATTTTATGAACTGCTTCACCGATGTCAGCATCATAACCAAAATAATCATCAAAATCAGTTATAAACCAATGTGAACCAATATTTACAGGAGAACTATATCCATTCGTGCCATTATTTTCTAATAAATCTGCGTCCCAGTAGCTTATTTCCCGAGATGAATATGCAACAACTTGTTCTAAAGAGTTATCTCCTTGAAAATGGGGCTCCATATAATAACCATAAGGTATATTATAAAGGTCAAATCTTCTTGCTTTCCTTAAAAATAAAGAATAATTATCACTAATAGAAAAAGATTTATTGTGTCTACTAAGTCTAAGAGGTCCGCTGCCGTCTGGGTCATTCACAGCATAATCTATTTGAAAAAGAGAAGTATCGACAAAACCACTTCCCACATTTACCGGAGAACTTTTATAACTATCGATTGGCCAAGTTGAACTAACATAAGGATAAAATTTAGAACTTTTATTATTTCCCCAAGCAAAGAGACTAAAAGAACCGTTCCAAGCAGAGTAATATAGATCAGAATTTGAATCATTGGGAATATTACTAATATTCCTACTCCAAATTGTTGCGGCAGCTGCTGGTTTCCAGGCCAAAATGTTGGTGCCGTTTATAGCTTCAATCTGGCGACACCAATCCGATGAACCAGTGGGACCAATTTGTGTGGGTAATGACCTATCGACAGTATCATTAGTTCCTAATATTCCGTTTAAATTGGATCCAAAACTAAAAAGCTTTCCATCAGACTCACGAATACAGAAGAAACTGTTTTTTTCATTATCTGCAAATTGGTAAGGCCTTTTTGTCATCTCTATAATGTGCCAATCGGTTTCTGTTCCAACTTGAACAGGAGAAGAAACATTTCCAGAAACAACACCAGTAGCTCCCCAAACCCATATTGTACCATCAGTTTTAAGTCCAAAAGAAGCCATTCCATTTGTATCAATTTTTTCCCAATTTGTATCCGTCCCTATCTGTGTTGGTAGAGACCTGTAAATAGTATCGTCTGTACCCAATTGACCATAATGATTATTACCCCATCCATAAAGTTTTCCAGCTCTTATAATATGTACATTTTCTCCATATTCTATATCATCCCAAATTCTAGTGGATGCTGAAATGTCCGTAATCAAATCTTGGTTAGTAAAAATAGTGTCAGATGCGCCATCAAATTCAAATTTGAAATATAATTTATAATCACATTTTTCAGTTCTCTGATTAATAAAATCATCAAATAATATTTTTTCATTATATACTGAAGGAACTATAGGTGGAGAATTATTGATGTTTGTCGTATGAATAATTTTTTGTGTTGAACGATAAACCTCTTTTCCATTTCTGGTAACAATTATTACATATGGAAAACTTAAATCAAAATTAGAAGGTTCATATTTTAAATCAATTTCAACCTTTATTTTACTTTTATAACGGCTCAAAAAATTTTTTTGAGATATTGATGTGTTAAAAGATTCTATTAAAATTTCAGAAGAATTCAATTGTTGTGTTATATCATTAATATTGGTGTAAACTGTTTGTATAACAGAACCGTTTGCAGCAATTTGACCTTGTTGTGTACCTCTTATCTTATCATCAACAAGTTCTATTATATCATTATCAGAACGTAGTTCCGAAATTGAAAATGTGTCTGTATAATAATCTGCTCCATATCTAATAACAGTATTACTTACAACAACATTATTTGCTGAAAATCCAATATTAGCCTCGGCGCCATTTTCAGTAACTCTCTGTAGGTCTGTATCTTCCAATAAATCACGAAAATTCTCATCCATTTCTGGATAAGTTAAAGGATATTTTTTATCTTTTCTAAATGTTATTGTCATTTAGAATGTCCTCTCATCATAATATACTCCAACATAGCTATTTGCTTTAACCGTATTGTCAAAAGGATAGTATTCATCGGAAATGTAAATATCTGTTCCTGTGCCAGGATTAACAGAAACATAATCGGGAGAAACATAATCAAAAAGTCCTCTTTCTTCATCAGTCAATTCTTCAGTAAAAGTGTAAAGCAATATTAAATTTGAATTTATATAATCGTTTGTTTCTTGAATTTTTATTTCATTATTTACAGAAATAGAAATTTCCGTCGATCCAGTAATAACATTCGTCCAACCAAATTCTGGTTCAAAATTCTGCATCATAATTTCAGTTCCATTAGAATAGAACCTAACATTATCTAAACCATAACAGTCAAAGTTGTTGCCACTTGAATTAACTTGTCTAAACCTAACATTCATTCCAACTGTTGGAGTAACACTAACAGATATAACATCAGTAACTTCAGTCCAGGATGTCATCAAGGTAGTATCATAAATTGTATTTGCTATAGTCCAATTAACACCGCCATCAGCACTCACTTCAATAACTATATTTTCACCGGCGTCAGGCTTTTCCAAGCCATTGGAACTATCACCAGCAATAAAATAATATTTGATTGTATCAATATAATCATAAGCATTAAAAGTAATATATCTATCAAGACCACTATCTCCAAATTTAAAATATCTGGTTGAACCTGGCTCCGAGGCAACGGCGTCGGTTTGGCTGCCACTACCGGTACCGTGGTTTCTAACTCCTCCATAAGTGGTTTGGACATATATAAAATTATAAGGAATTTCACCATAAGTATTTGACCAAGTAATAACATTTGACCATCCATTAACACTATTAACATTTCCCGCATAATAAGAAGGTAAAACTATATTTTTTAAACCTTCTAAGTGGGTCGATATTTGAAAATAATCTGGTTTAGCCATTTGCAAATACATTTCCTGAGCCAGATGATGCAGCATTGCCTGGCCAAGAGCCATGTCCTCCAGTAGAATCGCCTTTTCTATGAACGGGTATACCATTTACATAAACAGTAGGTGAACCTGATGTTGCTGGGTCACCACAACCAGTTACATCTCCAACTCTTACTGTTGATTTACTATTTGTGAAAACATCAGAAGAACCTGATGCATAGGCTGTTTTGTGAAAAGGATTTGGTGTCGGTGATGCGTGGCCTATGTGCGTATCACTACCAACTCTAACGACTGCTGGCATATCAATTCAAATCTATCCTAGGAGCTTTAAGTTTCATATTTCCACCAGAAGTAATATCACAAGTTCCTCCAATATTTGCATTAAAATTTCCTCCAACTTTCATACTAGCATTACCTCCAATATCCATATTAACATTTCCATCAACATAAACAGTTACATCACCTTTAACATATACTTGTTCGTTACCGACAACAACTTCGAATTTATCTCTTTGTATTCTTTCCGTTCTGTCACCGTTTGCGGCCATTTCAATGTATGAACCCGACCTGTGATATAAATGAATTCTTTCGGCATTTGGAGTATCATCAAACTCCAAAGCGTGGCCAGATTCGGATTCATATACATTGTTATATGGGTATTGTGCCGAATAATAAGGGTCCGGTTCTACTTTACCAAGTTTCTTTTCTTTCTTTAAGGAAACAATCGAATCCGTAATCTCCTCGTTTCTTGCCAAGCGTGATGTAGTCGGTTCATCAAGACGCCTTGGGTAATTCGTTGGAGACTCGTTTGGCTTGACTGGGGCTGATGACAATTCTCCAGATGTTCTTGGGTCCTGGAATGCTTCGTTAGGATTGCCTTCTTTCAAAGGAATTCTAGGAAATATTCCCATCATAACTGGTTGTTGGGCATTTTCACCATCAGTAAAGAAACCAAAAACCATATCACCCTCTTTTGGTGAATAAGGTGTTGGATTGTTTATTGGTAATAATGGTGTTGCCCAAGGCAAATTAACTGTTGGTAATTCTGATTTGTTTTCGGAATGCCAACCAACGCACCTAACCTGACAACGACCCATTTTTAAAGGGTCTTGTCTATTTTCTACAAAGCCTGTCCACCAAGTAAATGCTGGGTTTTCTGTACTCATATTAAACGTATGTTAAAATTTCTCTTGTTTGTGTTGGGTTACTTGAAGGTACAAAAGGATTATTTGTAGATGTTGTAGCAACTTCAATAATCGTTTCGTGTTTGTCGTAACCAATAATTTGTCTAGATGATGTAATTATATATTTACCACTCAAAGAAGGGTCTTCGTTATCCTCACCAACAGCCTTTTTCGAAAATGATGGAGCGGTAACATTGACATTAAAACCTGAAGAAAGTTGAAAATTTCCAGGCATAACAATTTTCAATCTTTTTGACATTAAATTACTAATTATAGAAGTTCTCTGAATGATATAACTTTCCATATTGTCTAATTTTGAAATAATTTCTGGAGTTTTTTGTTTGATGTATTCACTTAATTGTTGTGCAGCTTCAAAAGAACCAACAACTTTTTTAGAACCAAATGCTTGTTGAAAATCTACACCAGCTCTATTAACTAGAGAAGAAAAATTGGGTGTATCGTTTCCATGTTTCATCGAATTGAATACATCTCCAAAACTTATTTGTTTTTTAGCTGTTATACCAGTTATAGGATCAAAACCAACAAATTGAGCAGCATTAACACCTTCAGATATTTTTTTCAATGTATCGTTTTGTTGAACAACTTGAAAAGCTCTAGCTGATGACATTTCATTTAATGAATTTGTTTTTGATTGATTTTTAGGTTCAAATTTGATGTCCAATATATCTGTTTGTGTCAATAATGTAGAAAGTGTAGCAAAATTATATCCAGAATAATTTTCAAAAAACAAAAAATTTGGAGCTTGATTTTGGTCAACAGCTCGTTTAGCACACCATTCGATAGCATTCAAAGGTGATAAATTTGGTATAACAATATTTCTAATTCCATAAGTGGGCTCAAAAATACCAGTAAGAGCTGACCTTGGCACCTGTAAATAATTTGTTAATAGCTTTTCAACAACTTTTGAATATGTACTATCATAAGACTGATTTATTTTTTGTTGTTTTGAAAATATAAATTCATCGGAAACAAAATGTAACAAATACGATTCACTATTCAAACCACTATTTTTTCTTTTTGATTGTTTATAAATTCTATATGATTTTCTAAATGAAGCAATATCAGAATTTTCCGATTTAACAATTTCTACCAATAAAGCTTCAGAACCATCAAATAACAATTTACCAGACAAACCAATCGAATCTTTGATTAATATTTTACCACTTCTAACAGGAGAAAAAAGAGAATCATAAAAACTTATTTCTTCAAATATTCCAGATATATCAATGTTTCCAGCCTTAGAAACAATTACCAATTCATTAATCTTAAATTGAGTCGATTTTTTAATGTTAAACGTCATTTGATGTTCTTCTTCATTTCTTTTTCAATCTGTTGTATATAATCTCGTTTAATTAATTTTATTTTTCTCTTACTTTCATTCAATTCATTTTCATATTCAAAATAAGTTTTTGTATTTTTGGTTGTTGTTTCCGTAATTGTTGTTCCGTCACCTAGTGTATAATTATTTGATGAAACAGTTACATTTGCATATGTATTGGCGTCAACTTGAAGAATTTCAGTTATTGTTTTTCCGTCAGAATTGGTTCTTTCTTTTGTGTAATAATAAGAGTGTACATTATTATTATTCATTGCCCAAGCCAATCCGGTTTGAGGAGTTGTATTTGCAGCTCCCCTGTCTGTATATTTTTTATCAACAAAATTAATAAACGTATTGTACGATAAAGGCCAATCAAATTGTGGGTCAATGATATCATTAAACATCAAAACAATCCAATGTCTCTCTGGATTATCATAATATTTTCCAGCAATAATTTCTGGGGTGTCGCCATCACGCACCTCATATTCATAAAACACAGTAGATTCTTTTTTAACATTTTCTAAAAAATTAATTCTAGAAATTATATTTGTTACTGTTTCTAAATTATTATTTTCCGTATTTGCTGAATAAAATGTTTTTGGAAAATAATTAAAATACTTTGCCATATTTTAAGTCCTTTATCCGTAATACATATCAGAATCGTTTGTCGAAGCTGAAGATGACAAAGTATCTGTTTGAGCCAAATCATCTCTAAAATCTGATTTTGTGAGATAAGTGACTTCTTGAAATTGTAGTGTCAGTTGTATTGCAACAGGCATACCAGTTCTACCTAATGCAGGAGAATTTTCACCAGGAATTTCATATGTTGCATGACCATTTGGCGCATAGTTAACATCAATTGTAGTTAAAACACAAGTTGCAATTTGTGGAATGTTGGGGTTTTCTCTGCCGCCATAATAAAAACGAATATCAAACTCCGAAGGAGGAACTAAGAAACCTCCAGTGCCTTTTAATATTTCTGGTGCTTGATGAAACCTTAACCGTTCAATAATTCTTTGAACTTCTAAAGCTTCTTTTTCATCTCTAGGATAAAAAAGAAAATCAAACTGAAAATTTCTAAAATTAGGAGACTTATAAATCATTTCTAACATTGGATTTTGAACACGGCCGGTTGCAGCTAAAATAGCTTGGCCTGTTTGATCTGAACCTAAAGCTTTGGCTATTCCAGCTCCTAATTTTTGTTTGAATGATTCTAAAGCACTTTTACCAATAGACCCAGCAGCATTTTTAGCACCGCCTTGCTCATAAGCATCCGCCGCAGCTTTGCCGGCACCCAATACTTGACCGCCAAGTTCTCCACCAAGATTTAATTGGTCATAACTTTGGGAATAATTAAAAACTAAGGTGTCTGGCATATAAAGAGCAATTGCGTCTTTGGTTAGTTGTGTTGTACGAAGTTCTTTTATCCCTCCTCCAGTAATTTTTTTGATAGAATTATCAATAACTGTTGTTGTTTGTGAGGAATTTCCACCAATTTTTATATTTGCTTGGCCAAAAACATTATTAATATCTCCCACAATACCAGAAGCAGCTTTACCTAAAGCCGATGTCAATTTTGTTAATTGGCCGCCTGTTGCATTATTAATCGAATCTAAACCACTATTAATTTTATTGACAATTTCTCCACCAAAAGAAGAACCAAATTGATTTGTGGTTGTTGGTGAATTGACAGCATTTACACTACCAGAAGAATTTAACCAATTTTCATCAACAGAGCCTCTACTATAAGAAGTGTTTTTTTGTTCTCTGATATAGAACATAATATAATGTGCCTTATCATAATTACCAACATCTAAAGGATAACGTAGTGTCGTTCTCTCAAAAGCACTATAAGTTAATGGAGCTAAAGGCCCTTTTCTATCTGATGTGCCTTTATTGAAAGATATGTCTGAAAATCCGAAAAGAGCCATAGTAGTCCTATAAGGTGAAATATATATTATTTATGTCATACAAAGGAAGATTTTTACCTAAAAACCCACACAAATACAACGGTGACCCAAATAATATCATATTTCGGTCAACTTGGGAAGTTCGTGTAATGAAATATTTGGACGAAAACCCAAATGTTAAATGGTGGGCTTCAGAAGAATTGTATGTAACTTATATTTCACCTGTAGATAATAAACCTCATCGTTACTTTCCAGATTTTATAACAAAGGTTGTAAATAAACAAGGAAAAGAAATAACTATGATGTTAGAAGTCAAACCTGAGAAACAAACTAAAAGACCAGAAAAAAGAAGAAAAACTAAACAATATATTGAAGAAACTGTGACATATGCCATAAATCAAGAAAAATGGAGAGCAGCAGATTTGTTTTGTAAAGAACACGGCTGGCAATTCAAAGTCATAACCGAAAAAGACTTAGGCATTTGAGATAAATAGTAACATGGCAAAACTTATCGATAGAATTCAACAATCTCTTGCAAAAGAAGGTCTCTCGGAGCGGTCCAACGCAGCGAGGAGATGGCTTCAAACGCAGGTCAAGAATTTGTCTGCGAACCCAAGGAATTTGATTAACGATAAGGCCAGACTTAGGGCAAACACAATTATTGGTAAAATGTATTTTTTCTTTTATAATCCAAAGTTAAAAGATTCGTTGCCATATTACGACAGGTTCCCATTGGTCATACCAATAGAACAGTACTCAGACGGTTTTTTAGGGTTAAATTTACATTACATACACCCAAAGCAACGAATCATTTTTTTGGACAAATTGAGTGAAGTAATTTCAGATAAAGACTATGATGAAAATACAAAATTGATGTTAAGTTATCCCTTTCTAAAAGCATCGTCCAAAATGTTTGAAAAAGGACCATGCATAAAACGATACTACTTTACTCATGTCAAATCGAGATTTTTAGAAATAAAATCTAACGAATGGGACATTGCTTCATTCTTACCAGCTGAAAATTTCTCTGGTGCTAGCAACAGTAAGGTATGGTCAGACTCAAGGAAGAAATTTTAAATGTCATTCTCACCTAACTTATTTTTATCAAACATTCGAGCAAAAGATGGTTTAGCAAGGCCAAATAGATTCGAAGTTTTATTACCAATACCCCCATATGTAAATAGTTTTATTGGAAGTTCAATTATAGAAAAGATATTGAATTTTCCCAATTCAGTTTTTAATGACGTTACAGACGCTATACGAGGAGCTTTTGGTTCTCAGGGAGCTCAAGACGAACAATCAAGAACATCAAATTCTTCCGTGTCTAGATATCTAGCTCTACAATGTGAGAGTGCAGAATTTCCAGGAAAGACATTACAAACATCTGATGTTAAAATATATGGTCCTACATTTAAGGTGCCATATCAGACATCTTATGGTGACACAAATTTAACTTTTTTGTGTACCAATGATTTTTTTGAAAGAAAATTATTTGACCGTTGGATTGAAGCAATACATCCTTCGGACACAAACAATTTGAGATATGCAAAAGGTTCCACAACAAGATACCTAACTAATATTAAAATTATTCAATATGATGAATTGGTTAGGCAAATTCATGCTGTAGAATTAATTGATGCTTTTCCCATTGGAATAGCACCACAATCTTTAAGTTGGGCTGATGATAGTTTTCATAGACTTTCAGTTCAGTTTGCTTATCAGAGATATAAAACAATTTATCAAGGCACTTTTGATTTAGCTTCTGCTGCAACATCTTTATTTGGTTCTGCTGCTGCGAGAATTTTACCACTAGGAAGTGCATTTTAATTAAAAAAGCGAGGTTATTATGTTACCAAAATTAGACATACCAATTTATTCAATCGATTTAATTTCAACAGGAAAACCTGTTAGATTTCGGCCATTTTTGGTTAAAGAACAGAAATTATTTCTAATGTCATCCGAATCAAACGACCCAAATGAAATGGTTTCAATAGTTAGACAGGTATTAAAAAATTGTGTGATTGATGATATCAATATAGACAATTTACCGACTTTTGATTTAGAATACTTATTTTTAAATCTCAGAGCAAGGTCTGTCGAAGAAGTTGTACACCTATCATACAAGTGCAACAATAAAGTACCCAATGAAGATGGTGAAGAAAAAACTTGTAACGGTGTTGTTGAATTTGATGTCAATCTTTTAGAAATAGAACCAACAAAACACGAAAATCACAAGAACAAAATTCAGCTGACGGAAAAGTTAGGAATTTGTTTTAAATATCCAACATTCGATATGTTGCAAAAATATGATAATATGGAAGAAAATGAAATTATTATGAAAATTTTGGTTGACTGTATCGATTACATTTATGATGATGAACAAATATATCGTTCTAAAGATACAGACCCAAAAGAACTTGAAGAATTTGTTGACAACTTGCAACAAAAAGATATTGAAAAATTTAAAGATTTCTTCCAATCAATGCCTGAAATTAAAAAGGATATTGCTTTCAAATGTCCAAAGTGTTCTTATGAAGAAAGTGTGGAAATAAAGGGTATACAAAATTTTTTCGTCTAATTTTTCGTCATGATTCATTAAAAAATTATTATGAGACTAATTTTGCATTGATACAACACCACAAATATAGTCTCACAGAATTGGAAAGTATGTTGCCGTGGGAAAGAACAATATATGTAGGTCTTTTAGTTAATTATCTAAAAGAAGAAAAAGAACGACTAGAATTACAAAAACAAAGTAGAAGATAAAAAATGGCCCTAGTAAACAAATACTTGTCTGAACTCCAATCTGGAAAAAGTTTTGGTGGAGCTGCAACTTCAGCTTTAGGTAAAACCTTTAATGTAAAAAATGCAAGAAATTTAGCAGCAGAATCATTTTTTCCAGGTCAAGATATACTTTCAGCTTTTATTAGAGGTAAAATAAGAGGTAAAGGTTCTTTAGGCGACATAAAAAGTTCGGATAAAAAACAAGATGAATCCGATACAATAACATCCAAAGAGTCTGTAACACTATTAACTGTTGTAGCAAAAAACTCTATGGTAATGCCAAACATTGCCAGAGACATGAATGTTCTACGTCAAAACTTACAACAATTAGTTAAACTAAAAGGTGGCCAAGCTAGAGGTGCAGCTGATAGATTCTTTTTGAAAGCTGGAGAAAGAGAAGCCGCATTAGAAGCTCAAAAAGAAAAGATAGAAGGTAAACCAACAAATCCAACCGTAATAACTAAAACAGAAGAAGATAGTGGCGGTGGATTCAGTATAACTGGTTTATTTAAAAATTTTAAAACAACAGTTTTTGGTTTTATAAGAAATTTATTTAAACCAAAAATGCTGGGTAAAATATTCAGTAAAGTCTTTTTACCTCTAACAATCATTGCAACATTATTTACAGGTATAACAGCCGGTTGGAAAAAATATCAAGAAACCGGCAGTTTAAGTGAAGCTATTTTTTCTGGTTTAGGTGGTATGATGAGTTTCTTAACCTTTGGACTATTAGGTGAAGATACTTTAAAATCGGTTTGGGACTCGGTATCAGGATTTTTAAATCCCATTTTAGAAAAAATAGGTTCAGTATTTAATGGTATAAAGTCTTGGTTCGTTAGTTTGTTCGGTTCTGATACCGGTGTCAAAGATGCGGATATACCAGCTCCTAAAATGGAAAGACCTAAAGCACCAGAAATTAAAAAGAAACCAGAACCACCAAAAGGTAAAAGTCCAACAAAAGCAACACAAGCTGAACTCAAAACTAAAAAACCAACCAAAACTAACAGCGTCAAAGCTGAAATGGAAGGTGATAACAACTTACAAAAATTAGAAATGGCACAAGCAGAATTGCAAGGAATGTATTCTGACTGGCAAAAAGAACGTGGCGAAATGGCCAAAAGTTTAGTTATGAAATATAAAGATGGTTTTGTAGAAGACCCAAGTGACCCAGAATATCCTCCAGAATTGAGAGCTATAAATGAAAAATGGGAATCATTAATTAAAAATCAAAAAGCAACTGTGGCCAAATTAAAAATGGCACCAGGTGTTGAAGCAGCTTTAAAGAGACAGAAAAAAGAAGATGATGATGACGATAATGATTTGGAAAAAGTAATGACGAAACCAACAAAAGTTTCTGGTTCGACTTTCAAAACATCATCCACATCATCCACAACAACTACTGGTGGAGGTTCTAAAACCACCACAAGAGTTTTATCAGCAGATGCAAAAGAAGCTTCAAAACAGCTCCAACAAATGGAAGACAAACAAGCCCAAGAAAGAAGAGCTTTAGTTAATAAGTTATACGATGAAGGTAAAATTATTGGCCGAGTCAAAATGAATGATTGGGAAACTATTCCAGAACTAAAAGCGTTGAAAGACAAACAAACAGAAGAAGTTAAGAGTCTATCAAAAAGAGTGTCTGAAGGAACATCTATACAAACCTCATCTAGTGGAGGAGGAACAATAACACCTTCTGGCTCATCAGCTGGTTCTCCATCTGGTGCTGGCATTTCTTCCGAATCATCAAGTGTTTCTGAATCACAAAGAATGGAAAGTGCAGCAGATTCAGGAAGTATGATAAATGCTGAAAAAACCAATAAGAGTTCCAGTAATCAAGATGATGATGATGAAATTGGTGACACACATGATGAAGATTTGTTACAACACATGGATTAAAAAATGTTAGATAAAATTTTAGGTAAAAAATCCTCATCTCTATCATCACCAGTAAAATCTGATAAAGCATCAGTATTTTTAAATATCATTTCTAAGAATTTCTTGGTATTACCAAACGTAGCAAGAGATTTAAATGTTGCACGACAAGCGGCTCAAAAACTGGTTAAACTTGAAGGTGGAAAACCAAGGCAAGGCGCAGACAGATTTTTTTTAAAAGCTTCTGAACGTGAAGCTGCACTAGAAGCACAAAGGGAAAAAATAGAAGGGGATGTTTCGCCTACACCAATTGTTCAGACCAAAAAGAAAGAGAGTATTTGGCAAAAAATTAAAAAAATGTTTTCGCTAGAAAATATTTTAATTGCTCTAGCTTCTGTTTTTTCAATTGCAGCGTTAACTGAAGATTTTCAACTATTGTGGGATGATTTAGTCGAATCTTTTAAAGAATGGGCTTCAAATTTATGGGAAACAATAAAAACAAAATTTGATGAGTGGGTACAAGAAATCAAAACATGGTTTACAGATTTGGGAAAATCAATAAAGGAAAAAGTATCAACTTTTATTAATGATTGGATTGTTGAACCCGTAAAAAATGCTTTTGGCCAAATAGGTAGTTGGTTTGAAGGTTTTGTTGAAAAAATAAAAGGTGCTGCGGATGTTGCAATTGGTTATGTAAAAGGTATTTGGGATAAATTTATGGGTGTGGTGAACTCAGTAAAAGAAAAATGGGATAAATTTAAAAACACATTCATCAAAGAGAAACCGGAAGATAAAGTAAAACGTGAACAAGCAGCTGCAGCAACTTCAGAGTTTGGGTATGGTATGGATGAATATGAACCACCGGCACCTCCTGCACCAGCACCAAAACCTGCACCGCCACCAACACCACCTGCCGACCCCGGTAGAGCAAAAGCTGCGGCCGCAAGTAGAAAGGCACACCGCACCAGGGGACTAAGGTTAAAATCAACTTCACCAGAACCTGCACCAGCCGCTGCAGCACCTGCAACTGCTCCTACCACACCAGCACCTACGACAAAAAAGAAACCAGAATCGACATCAAGTACCAAAACTGTTAGAATAAGTGCTTCAACTGGTAAACAAGCTATGATTGCAGCCATGGATAATGCAAAAATTACGGATCCAACACAAAGAGCAGCAATCATGGCTCAAGTTGGCCACGAATCCGGAGGTTTTACCACACTAAGTGAAAATTTAAATTATCGGCCAACAACTTTGATGAAACTATTTGGTAAAAAGTTTTCTGGCCAAGATGATGTAAAGAAAGTCGCTGCAGGCGGACCAAAAAGTATTGCAGAGAGGATATACGGTGGCCGAATGGGTAATGCACCAGAAGGCGGCGGCGATGGATGGAATTTTCGTGGCCGAGGCTTTATACAGCTTACAGGCAAAAATAATTATACCAGATTTGGTTATGTTAATGACCCAGACCAATTAACAAAACCGGCCGGTGCGGCCGAAAGTGCTTTAAAATATATGGCTGGTTACAAAGGTGATTGGGGTAATATTAAAAAATTGACAAAATTCGTCAATGGCGGTTATATCGGTTTAAAAGATAGACAAGAACATTTTGAAGCCTATTTAAATGACCCACAAATAACCGGAACAAGCACGGCTGCCAGCGGTTCAACAGTAGCTTCAGCTTCATCTTCAATTGCTTCTGGCCAGCGCCAACAAATGAAGCCACAAACACCAATTATTGTAAATGCACCGCAAACAACTGTTGTTGCAATGAACAAAACAATTAAAAGGGATAGTAAAAAAGATTTGGGTTCGGCATACTATAAAAGATTGTCATAAAAAAAGGAGGACTTATTGACTTTGCCTCCTTTGCCTACCTTCACACGGTATTTTTATTCTTCAGCTAATGATTTAAAATAATCTAAATCATCTTCTTCAGCATTATTAGAAGTGTCAAACGGTGGAGTGTCATCATCAAAGGATTCTTCAACATTCCTGGCTTTAGGTGCTGCAGTACCTTCAAAACCCAAAACTTTATCCAAACGCTCTTTAAGTTTGTCATAAGCCTTAAAGTTTTTCTTCTCAGTAAATTCCTTTAGAGAGAATTCTGATTTCCACAACTCTTCCAGTTTCTCATCATCACCATCAAAGAGTGCAGATTGACCAGCAAACTCTGATTTGTCATAATTACGATAACCTTCAACATTACGAATCTTCAACTTGAAGTTAGCACCTTCCCACATATCAAATGGGTTAACAGGTGTTTCATCAGCAAATTCTGGATTCATCGCTTCAGTAATCTTATCAAAGATTTTCTTACCAAACTTATACAGTTTGACTTGACCTTCATTTTCAGGATTACTTGGGTCAGAAACAACCAGAATATTCGCTACATAAGATAACTTGCGTTTCTGCTTACGAGCGATATCTTTATTAGCATCGATGCCAGAATTCCACAAAGTATTATTGTGTTCACAGACAGGACACTTCTCATTGAGGGTTGTCAAACAGTTATCAATGAACCAACCGCCGGGTCCTTGAAAGCCGTGAGAGAATACACGAACCCAAGGGAGAGATTCATCACCATCAGCTGCGGGAGCAGGAAGAAAACGGATAACGGCCATGCCATTACCAGATTTATCTACTTGTGGTTGCCAGAATCTATTGTCGTCTTTCGAACCAGATTCTGTGGTTTGATTTGTTGATTCAATCGCCTTTGTCAATTTGTCCAAAGAAGAACGATTGCGTTTGAGATTAGCAAAACTGCTCATAGTATTTCCTTTCGTATAAACGGAGTATAAACGGAGTATATTTTCTTGTCCACAAAAACATAGTATATCATTTATTTAGTAGAGATTCAAGAGTGGTTATGGTAGTGTTGACGTTCCTATGTAAGATTGCCGTGCCACCATATTGATTGAATTCTTCTACCACATCTTCAGTATCATCAATCAAAACATTACCAGAAAAAGAATAAAATCTTTTCACTCTGCGACCAGGAACAATATTCAATGCTATTTTTTCCTGCTCAAGTAATAAAATATCCTTATCTAGTAACCAAGAAATTTTCTGTTTTCTTACTTCAGAATGGTACTTCGGTCCTCCAGTTGATGATAAAATTTCGATAGGTAGACCTAGACTAAAAACATATGTTAAAAGTTCTTGCCCTCCAGGAAACCAATCGAGCGTTTCAAACTGGCCAGATTTTACAAACTCTTTCCAGTTTTCTGAAGATTTTTTGTTTGGACGGTCCTCGCCAGCTGCATTTTCACCAAAGAGTTCAGCATATCTTTTATGAAAATCAGACAGAACACCATCCATATCTAAGTAAATCTTTTTAACTTTCATCTTCAAGTTCTTTTCTATATTCTTTCAAGTATTCAATTTCATTTGTAATAAATTCATCAGATTTGTTGTAAACGATTTCGTAAACACTTTCATAAAAAAGGTCACGGCCATCATCAGTAAAATCTTCTTCTTCTTCATCCCACATTTCATTCAATTCAGGATGTTCTTGTTTCACCAATTCAACAATATTTTCATATTGTAATTCTTCGTATTCATAAACCGAATTGGCATCATAAACTTCATAACCAAAAAAGTTTAGGCATTCGTCTTCAAATGTTGCCGAAGCAATAAGATTCGGATCAAGTTCTGCCAATTGATTCAATAACCACATGATACCATCACTAGGATACGACCAGGCCGATTCGGTTCTAAAATAATCATCTCCCACTTCTTCAACATAACACCACTTAGGACCAATGTTATCGACTGTCCAAGCATACTGTTCAGTTTCTTCGTATGTTGGTGAACCATCTTTACCATCAACCCAAAGGTCACCGAACCATTGGTAGTGCCTATCTTTTTCGGTAGGCCTCAGGCGTGAAAACAATTCTGCCAATTTAGCTTTAGCAGCATCATTGATTTCGTGAAAAGTTACATTTGTTGTTACATGATTAGCCATTCACAATTCTCCTTAAAATCAATCTATATTTTACTGTATCCTGAGGTAAAAATGCGGCATACTTAACAATTTTTCGGTAAACAACAGGCCATCTGATTGTATCGGCAATTTTGTTTTTCCACATCGGCAAGAAACCTAGAATATTGCCTAATAGGCAAAGAGTTTCAAACTCAACATTTTTACGCAAAGTTTTTTGTAATAAAATAGGATAATCTCCATCATTCACTTTTATCAACTCATTTGGTGTAGAAACACCTTCAAAAAGACTCCTACAGTCATTTTCAAAAATATAAGACAAAGACTGTATCACCTTTTGCCTTTTTTTGTTTATTATCTCAGCTTCTTCCTGTAATAAATCTGCAACCCATAGGTTCTCATTTTCCAATAAATTTGAAACCAATAAGTTACAAAAATCTTCTTTGTTTGGGTATTTACGGGAGAGTTTGTGATAATAATATTTGTCTTTTCTGTTGTCAAAAGAATTTAAAGTCACATTCGTTTTACCATTATATTTAAAATAATCGTAAGAATCCTGAGTAAAGTGTAATTTTAAAGATTGATAAATTCCAAACGCTTCATAACCAGTCATATCATATAGGTAATTTGTTACCTTTTTCTTTTATCATTTTATTTTCTACTGCATCATTTTGTAGTTTAGCTTTTAAATTTTGATTAACCAAAGATGCAGCAACTTCAATTTCCAAACCAGTCTCATTACAATATTCAACTATAGCTTCAATATAATTGAAATCGTTATTTGCAACTAAAGCTTCAATAGCTTTAGCAAAATTTAACATTTCTTCCTTAGTCGGCATACATTTATTGTGCAACAAATTGTTTAACGTGAACTGGACAATTCAAATCGAAACAATCATAACGCATCATCATCTGCTTGTCCAAATTACAAATTTCACATTTTCCATGGTAGAACTTTTCTTCTTCCAAATTTAACTGCATTTGTTTTTCATCTTCAAGTTGTTGGGCAAGTTGTAATTCATTTACTGTCCAACTCCAAGCAGAATTTTCTTCCAATTCTTGAGATTCACCTTCATCGACCATATACCCATCTTCTTCATCATCTGGAAAGCTTTTTGGAAATGGTTCGATATCCAAATAACCATTGAGAGTGAAACCAGAGCCACGGAGAAAGAGTTCAAAATTTTCCAACATTGAAGTCAAATCATCTGCACGAAATTCTGTGGTGTGTTTAGACTGAACAGTTTCCTCACCATTACCATAGTTGAAATGTTCACAAATAAATGTATAACGAGACATAATGTTTCCTTTTAAAATTTTCAAAGTAAGTTTATTATACTACATTTCAAATAAAAATGTGGCAATCATCAAATATTATTTTTTTCTGTATAAAATATGTGTCTGCCTATAACAATTTTCTTTTGTAGATGTCTCCAATTTGGTCTAACGTAATTTGCATGGTAATATAGAGAACCATGTGTGGGGTCATCCAATTTCTCATGATTTACCAATATAAACATAGACAATTCAACAATTCTATTATAAACTTCATTTCTATCATCCGTCAATTTCATTCTATAATATTGCCTTTTTGGTTTACTCTCACAATACCAAGAAAATTGACAAGTTCTGCCATTTTTCTCTTTGACAACGGAACAAACATCGTTTGGAAAATCTTTAGAATTGACTCTGTTTAATGTAACAAAAGCCACAGCAATTTGGCCATCTACAGGTTCATTTCTTGCTTCGAAATAAATATTGCCAGCTAAACATTGTATGACTTTCATCTCATTCTTATCAAAATCCTGTAATTTAGGATTAAAAACAAAGAGAGGTGTAGGCGGTTCAACCTCCGGTACCATTTCAACAAATGAGTTTCCTATTTGTGTACTTTTTGGTTCTTCTAAAATAATCATCGACATCACAATAATAAGTGATATTGAAAGGTATTTTAACATTGTTTTTCCTATAAAAAAGCCGGCACAAGGCCGGCTGGTTCATCAAGGCTTCTTCTTAGATTCTAAAGGAAGATTAGAAACAAAGGTATTCAAAGTCTGTGCTTTCGCAATGACTTCTGCTTCTGATGGGTATGGAGGAAATCCAGGATGTGTAGGTGGTTGTTTACCCTGGAGTTTTGCATCATCACAATCTGTTGCATATTGATTTGCGATGACTTCACGTTTTGCATAATAATCTTGTTCGACCATCGTTTGAGCCATTTTCAGTAACTCTAGTCGAATTTCAAAAGGCGTTAAATTTGACATAGTTTTATCCTTGTGTGTTTTGTGTGTGTACCAGTTTACCTGGTCTGTTATTTAGTAGTTTGTATAAGGAGACAACCAATGATTACGATATTTACTGATTAAGACTTTCATGTTAAAAACAATGTATATACACCAAGGCCTATAATTACAGCACCTATAAGTTTAAATATAACTGCTGTAAAACGACTAAAAGCAAACATCAACAAAACAATCATAATGACAAAAAGTACATCAAATTTTTCCGAATTTGTGAACTTTTCGATGTTAATATTTGATACCTGTTGTTCTACCTGTGTGATAGTTTCTTCAATTGGTTTTACCGAAAACGGCATTTTTCACTCCAAACATTTACCAAGAACTAAAACGGCATTGCTGCCACCAAAAGCAAATGAGTTATTAAAACACAAATCCTGCTTTTTGTCAATAGGTTTAGTGGGTAAGAATACATTTTCTGGCGTATTCGGGTCGTGTTCACCTAAATGCCAATTTGGTATAATTCTATCTTCTTCTAAAACGGCAATACATCCTAAAGTTTCAATTGCCCCTGCGGCACCTAGTGTATGACCGTGTAGAGATTTTGTCGAGGTGATTGCAATTTCCTCAACTTCCTCTCCAAAACATTCACTAATAGCTTGTAGTTCAACCATATCACCAGTAGGAGTAGCTGTACCATGAGCTGATATAAAGGTTACCTTTCTGCCTTGTGGTATTTTATCTATAGCTTTTAATATAGCCCTCTTTTCACCTTCGACACTAGGTTTGGTCATAGACTCTGTGCCCCATGATGTTCCATATCCAAATATCTCAGCATAAATTTTAGCGCCACGAGCTTTAGCTTTTTCATATTCTTCCAAATAAAAAACAGCACAACCTTCAGCCACAACAACACCAGTTCTATCTTTAGAAAAAGGTCTACACGCTGTTGGACCTTCATCTTTTGGTGATATAGCTCTCATTCCGTGCCACGTTGTGATGCCATAATCGTTAACGGAGGATTCTGTGCCGCCGACAATCATACCATCACATTGGCCATTTGAAATTTTTTCATATGCTTCACCCAAAGCTAAAGTTGATGAAGCACAAGCGTTATTATATGTAAAATTTATGCCTGTAATTTTTTCCTTGAGTGCAATGAAACAAGCAGGAGAATTAGGACAAATATTAACTAAAGTGTTTGGTCTTGCCCGGCGATTTTTTAAATATTCTGGAAAAGTGTTCTCAATCGTATAACTGCCACAAAAACCAACACCAAAGAAAATTCCATCAACATCTTCACTTGTAACTTTGGCATCTTCTATACATTTCAAATAAGAATACCATGCAAATCTGGAAATTCTATCTGTGATAGTTTGGTCTAACGGTTCAATTTGTGAATCAATATCAAACTCAACTCGACCAAGATTTGCTTTTATGTCTTCATAATATTTGATACCAGATTTACCGGTCATCAAAGAATCTTTGACTTCAGTATAAGAAACACCAATTGGTGTGACACATCCAATACCAGTAATAACAACTCGTCTGTTCATTTAATATATTCCAAGTACACAACTTGATAAAAAATTAATGAGTGTATGATTAAATATCCTAAAGTTTGCCACCAAACATATTCACCACCCAAAAGGCGATATATTCGATTAATTATATGCTTTATCATCTGCATCATCATATTTAATCATCTTTATCATTTGTGCGGGTATATCAAACTCCCACCAGTTCTCCCTTTGATTCCAATTGGTGGCCTTATTGTGATGATTATTGTGCCAGTCACCACAAAATAGTCCTGTAAATAAATCATTTGTTGTATTGTCTTTGGTGTCGTGATTTCGATAAGAAAAAGGCAATCCAGAATGATTGACAATATTAATAACACAATATTCAAAAAACATAAACAGGCCGGCCAAATTATACATCAAGGCCAGTCTAACATCAATAATCATCAATGTCAACCAGAAAAGTAAAATTATACCGACATAGTAATTATGTGATAACATAATCCACTTATCATTACCCAAACTTCTCATAATTGGTAATGGAACGTGTTTTAAGTTCCATCGAAAAAAAGCCACGTTCAAAAGGCCTTGATTTAAATTCGTTGGGTCTTTTTCTCCATCAGAATACATATGATGAGTTCTATGTGCCATGGCATAACCATAAGGAGAACCCGCAGAAGCTAATGGTGAAAACATGGCCATAAAAATATGCCAAAATTTGTTTGTCTTAAAAGCTTTATGTGAAAAATATCTATGTAGTGCTACGTTGTGGAAAAAATGATTGAAAACGAAAAACATTATAAATGCATACCAAATATAACTATATGCACCGGTAAACAAGAAATATATTCCCGATAATGTTCCCAATATAACTTGAGACACTATGACTATTTGAGAATTTTTCGATGTTCCCCTAAAAAGATTTTTCATTTTTGTTTTTCCAAAATAGCTTTTTCGAACATATCGTATAATTCACCTAATTTTGTTGGTGCACCATTGTCACCAGCATCTCTAATCTCAAACATATCCTCAACATCAAAAATAAAATTCATAAATTCAATAGAATCTAATTTATCATTGATTTCAGCGAATAGTGTAACATCAGTATCTTCAGGATAATCTGTCAACAAAATGCCATATTTGGAATTAAAAAGTTCACTTATTTGATTAATCACTTCTTCTCTTGTCATTTCATTTCCTTACGCAAAGCAACAACGGCAACATAGTCGCCTTCATGGGTTAAAGATAATATATATTCACCAGATAATACACGGTCAGAATAAACCATAGGATTAGGGTCAACACCTTTTACCGTTGGCGCACAGGCTACGTTAAAAAGTAACTTTATATTTTTGGGGTTAAACTTTTTTCCTTCAGCTTTTGTTAAAGCCTCAAGACAGGCCCAAACTTTAGCAGCAGTTTTTGGACTATCTAATTTATGACCTAATTTCATACCAAGGCGTTCTAAATCAATACCTTCAAACCTAGAAATTCTAGTTAAATCTATACCAATCATATCTTTTCACTCTTTTCAATACTTTTCCGAAAGGAGGTTTTGTTCTGTTGCCAAGTCAAAACCTCCAAAAACTCCTGCTTACCTTTTATTAGGCAGCTAGTGCGTAAACTTCATCGTTTGCGTTTACTTTTTTTGCTTCTTCGGCCGAGTAGTCTCAACCCTAAGGGCTTTCACATTGCCCTGCTGTCCACTCTGTTACTCATTGCCCTGTCGAAACCTGTACACCCCCATCAAAAGCACACTAACTTGGTTATATGGGGTCTTTGAAATTATCTCTTGATCCTTACGGACTACACCCAAAGGCCAGTGTGCTTATGGTGGAGGTGGGCGGAATCGAACCGCCGTCCAGAACACCTTTCTCATTGCTTCATACAGCAATATATCAATAATATTTAGTTTGTTCCTCAGATTGTTTATCAGAAAAAATTCGAATGTTCACTCCAACACCAATAACACAATATAAGGGTCCTCGTTCTTCAATCAAAGTCCAACTTCTTGTTTTTTGATTAACAAATAAAACTGAAACAAATGACGTAGTATCATCTCCTTTAGTTAAACTACGAATTGATTCCATTTTTATAACAGGCATTTCACCATATTTAAACATAACCAAATCTAATAATGATGAATCATTGCACATTGTTTCCACATTCATCATTAACGGCTTAGATTCTTCTTTCTTTTTTGGTTCAGCAAAACCAATCACCGGCAACATAATCAAAAGCGCTGCCAGTATACTTTTCATCTCTGGTACCTTTCGTTATATTCATTTAAAGGGAGAAGGTATTTATACTTACTCTCAATGAACACCTGCGGAGATTCACTTTGCACAGCTATCGCCACAACAATTGTGTCTATTGCCTTTCCGGTCAGTTCTTCAAACATTTCTGCATAAGCCGTAGCCTGCATAAAATAGTTCTTTATATGTTCTTTGTCTTTGGCTCTACTTGCGGTCTTCCAGTCCACGATTGATAACTGTCCATTCCATTCCGCAATACAATCACAACGGCCTGCGAGTCTTAATTTGTGGGAATAAAGTGGTTGTTCAATACCATAAATATCACCAATATTCTCATCAATGATTTTACGCATATCGAAAAACATTTCCTTAATGTCAGGCATCATAGTTTTTATTTTAACGTCAGTCAACTCATTAAGGAGATATTTCTCAACCGTATTGTGTAATCTGGTTCCACGACCAGATGCAGCTTTAGCTACACGATTAGCTTCTTCTTCACCAACTCTTTTGCGCCATTCCATCAGAGCTTTTTTATTGTATGATGATAATACTGTTGTGATAGAAGGGTAGAGTCCTCCTCCTGGAACTTTATAGACTCTACCCCTTTCCGTGGTTTCTGATTCCATTTCGAAATTCAACTCATCCAATTTAACATGACAAAAATTCATAATATTACTAAGCAGCTTCCTTCATTAATGTTGGTTTAATTATTTTTTCATACCACTCTGAACAAGTCATGTTATATTCTAACCATGGGTTCTGTTCATATATGGCTTTTTGTCGGTTCTTTGCAACTTCTTGATTACTCCATCTTGGGTCTTCTTCCTCCTTATCTTTTAAATCACCATCCCATTTCTGTTGAAGTAATGCTACTTTCTTTTGCATTGAACGCTTGGCCATAGGCTTCTCCTTTTTGTTAAAAAATATCATAACAAATACACTCAAATTCCTAAATGTTTTTTGACGATACTTTCCGTCTTTATTTGTTTGGAGGATTTTTTACCATATTTCTGTGCCAATGGTGAAGAAGGATGTGCTTCTGCTGTTTTAGCAAGCACATCCTTAAAACCATCGGGAACTTTGTTTGTTGTAGATACACCCGAGACCAAGGCGGGTGCAGAGACTATTGAAGTGATATGAGGATTATTTTTTAAGTAATCTTCTCTCTCACTTATTTTCATGAAGGCATCAAACGATTCATTAGTTTGATTGTTGTAGAAACTGTAAGTTGGCATTATTAATATTTATTCCAATTCCATTTTTAAACCAAAGTGGAACTTCACGTTTAGTCCACTTTGCGAAAGAAATTTTCTTGTCTATGTAATATTTATGATAGGACGCTATAGAATCATTGGTAATCTTACAGTCATCTGGCATTGCTGGCGTCGGCTCAGTAAATTTTCCGTTTGGAATATTTTTTGGTTTGAAATACAAAAAATCAATATACTTTTCACAAGCGTGTTGTTTACCATAACGATGTGTGTATTCAGAAATCAAATGCAACCACATCTTTAAAAGCCAATCATAGTTTTCACCACTTTGACGAAGCCAGATGTTTGACGGATGATTTATGTGTGATGCCTTCATCAAACCATTTTCTAGTTTTTCATCATCCATACGCCAGCGCCGAATCTTACGACCATTGGCCGTCAAACCCATATATTCTTGACCATCGAGTATGCGGTGTGCTGTTGACATAAGTTGTGCATATTCGATAATCATCTTTACACAATGTTTATCACAATGCATTTCAGCACAGATTTTAGGGTTGGCGTCAAGATAAAAAATATTCACTTCATATCATCCTGAACGGACTCAGCAATTTTTCGATATTTATGATAATCTTTACAAATATCTTCAAACTCGCTCCAAAGTTTTTCGAATTTTAATTGATACATTGATTCTAAACCAATCAAAAGATTTCCTAATTCATCTTCTGTAAGTGGTTTTGGCCGGTCATAAACTTGTTGTGTAACCAATTTAATGTCATCAATTACATTCCAACATTGCATGATTGATTGTTCTAAATCAAAAATCTTATCTATACTTTTTTTCACTACCATCTCCCATCATCAATGACTAAACGAATCCAAACTGGACCACAATAAATGCAATTATCGAATAAGTTGTAGTTGTCCGGAAACTCTTTTGATTTTGTTTGATACTTAAATTCCCAATGATATGGGTTAAGAACAAACCCAACCCATATACCGGAATACTTGAGATAATTAATTAGTACTTTCAATTTTTTCTATGGATTCTTCCATCTCTTTAAATGATTTTGAACCTTGAAGTTTGGCTTTCAATTTTGAGTTCTTTTTAATTTCTGACAGCAAAACTCGGTTAGAATCATCAGTTGCATAACGGAGTTTTACGAAAGCACGATAACCAGTTTTTTCATGTACAATTTTAAAATTGGTTCTTTGTACGCCAATTAGATTCACTTGAGAAACGACCATCTTTGTCGTTCGGTCAATATCTCTAATCACAGAATCACTAGAATCGCCAACTTCAGCTGCATAATCTTTCAACATACCATTAATATGTGACGAGAAATTAGAAGCCAATTCACGTTTGCCGGATAACATTGCTTTATCAACAGCAAATTGCATATCAGAAGAATATTCAGTAGCAACGGAATACAAGGCCTTGTCATCAACACTAGCAACATACCAATCAGGATATTTCACTTCATCACCGGGAGATGTTCCGATTTTTGGTGCTTCAATTGCAATATCTTGTGAGTATTTTAAACTAGAACAAGCTGTCATGGCAAGGACTAGGGGTAATACAATAAGAGTTTTTTTCATTTTACTTTCCTGCGTATAGTTAAATAACGATAAACAACTTTCCTACTTTCTACAGGTATGGATAGTATCATATTTTTCATTTCATTTGCGGCATACTTGTATTTTATTTGCCTAATTGGTTTTTCGGTAAAAACAAAAACCATAAGTTCTTTTGAATAATCCAAATATTTTGGTAAATATGCTGTCAATTGATTGATTGGTATTGCGGTATTTTGTCTAAAAATTTGAGCATTGATTATATGTGTGTATTCGCCGGAAAAATAATTAAAAATATAAACGTGGCCAGGTTTATTCGACATCAAAGAAAAATCAACTAAATCACCATAAAAATAATCCAGTTTACCATCAACCCGAAATTTAATATTTGATTTTATTTCTACAACATCAGCCTTAACTTTAACGACACAATTTTTATAACCTTCTCTTACCAGAACTGTTTTGTGTAAGCTTGAAACACTCTTTATAACACCTTTTGAATCCAAAACAATTTGGTCATTAAAATCACAATGTGCATTTATACAACTTCTCTGTGAGGAAAACTCTACAGTCTCGCCTAAAAAGTTTGATATGGCATTTTCTTTAGCTTTTATTTCGGCCATCTCACAAGCAAAATTCTCCGATGTATCCGGACCAAATCGGTATTCACCAGAACCAAAAGTTTCTGATGCCATAGAAACACCAGAAACAAACAACAGAGATAATGTGATTTTAGATAACGCCGGCGGCACGATATTCTTCAATTTCATTTTTAAAAATACTCGACCACTTTTCCAGTTTCTCACGTTTCTTCAAAGCACAAAATTTAATTCTGTTTTTATCCAAAACACCAAATTCGGAAAATAATTCAATCATACAAAGTAAATCGCCAACTTCATCAGTCAAGCTTGATTGGTTTGTTTTGCCATTATGTTCTGTGTGCAATCCAAATCTAAACACTTTGGAAATAGCCTGTATCACTTCAGCGCATTCCTCTTGTGCTATTCGTAAAACTTCTTCTTGTTTTTCGTTCATAACAACCCTATAAAAAAATGCTCTGCGTCCCCCGGCGGTAATTATAGAGCATACGCTCCTTCCACCCGCTCCCCGACAGGGACCGTTCTCGCATTGCCAGCGCCAGTTTGGTAAGACTGGAACCACCCTTGGGAGTCACCCCACTTCTCATCCTACGGGTCATAGTATCCGCTAACAAAGCGGAACGTCTATTGCTCAGTAACCTCAACGACTTCAATGTCCTCGGTTTCAACAACATTTTTTTGTTGAGGCTTCGCCTTCAAATCTACAAGTTTATTCACTTTGCTAGAAACAACTTTTTTCTTAGCACGAACAATCTTGTCGGCTTGACCAGGAACAAATTTGCTAGGGTCAATACCAGTAATACGGAAATACTCCTTAATCTTGTCAACATTTGTGACCTGATAAGCAGTAACTTTTCGGCCATCTTTGATAGCCTTTACAACGCCATTGGCAAATGTTTTAATATGCCAAATATAGGTTGAAATTCGATACATATGAATTTCGTTGCCGAGTGTTGCTTCAATTTCTTCAAGCGTCACCGGTTTGCCAGAGACCATAACGGTCAACAGCTTTTCGAAAGGTTTCAGTTTCGTAGATTTACCACGAGCCATAATAAAACTCCTTAATTAATTTAGAGGACATAATTCTAACACAAACAAGACCATTTGGCAAGCACTTTTTTTATGTTTACCGAGAATAGTCAGCATAAACGGCAAAGCTTGTAGCATACTTTTTGAGACAAGTGGATTGCCGATTTAGTGAACTTCTCCCATCAAATGGTCGAGGCCCACGATAGCGGATTCGGATTGGAAAGTCCAAAATCCGTCTAATCACATCCAATGACTGTTTGTTACATTTAGTCATTGGAATATTTTTATAGAAAGACATTTCTTGAATAGGTGAACGATAATATTTTAAATTCATGTTAATTCACTCCATAAAATTCTGCGTCTAAATCATATGAATAACAAGCATACATTTGCATATCGTGTTCAGCACACATTTGGTCAATCATATCATTATAAATTTCTTCTTCATTTTGTAATTTAACTTCATCAGCCAAAAGTTGCAATTCAAAATTTACTTCTTCGTACATCCTACCACTCCTTCTTTCCACCAAACTGTTCATTCCAATTATAACCAGCAATGTAGGATTCATATGCATCCGAATCATAGTTTGTAATTTCAATACGAGTGCTTGAACCCGTGTCGCCTACATAAAAGTGCGGATTGATTCCACGATTGTACCAACTATCAGCAGCACCACGGTCAAACGGGCCGCCGTGCCTATCATCATATTCAATACCTTCAAATTCAGTCATTATATTAAGCAGCTTTCAACATAAAAGTAGGATATTTCACAAAACCAGAGGTATCTTTTTTCGCTTTACCTTTGGCATACAAACCAACTACAACATTTTTTGGATCCAGAAAACGTAGGTCACTTTCATCACCATTGAAAACTGGCATACCAAGATAATTTTCAGGCATCGCTTCAGTCTTTTTCAGACCAAACACGACAGCAACATTATAACCTTGAGCAATTGCTTTTGTCACATCAGCATCATTGCCATCAGCGGCAGAAAAAGTCAATTGATAATTTTCAATTTGATTCACTTTGCGACCTAGCACCTTAGTGTAATCATAAAATTGGACTTCAGGGAACGCAGCGAAAATATTGCGAAACATTTTACCATTTCGAACCACTTCATATTTTTCGAAAGCAAGGTCACTGGTACCATTCAAACGAAAAACGGGAGTCAAATCTTTTTTGGCAGATTGTTTAATCGCCAATTCAATATCTTTTACCAATTGTGAGAAAAACTCAACACGGTTTTCGAAAAACATTTTGGTCTTACGAATACGAGCTTTTTGAATTGCATTGGTGTTTTCGCCTTTTTTGAACATACCACCACGACCAGCAGTATTCAAACAAGCGGAGGTGCAACCAGCAGTCCGTTTTGGACAAGTCTCATAACCAGATACACTAGCTGGTGCCAAATGTAAGATATAAGTATTAAAACCTTGTTTTAGTCCTTTTAAAACTTTTGGGTTACCGGTTGACAGCAGTTTCATAATCTTGTTTCCTTCTCAACTCTCTATGGAAGGATTATATCAAATCCACAGAAAAAGGCAAGCATTTTTTGGTAATGTTGTAAAAATACAACCATTAAAAAGTAATACTTTAGTATTACCTCCGCATTGCAGCCTGGTCTCGAGCTTCTTCATCGGAGAAAATTGGAACGGCATTGGATTTATGCAAAGTGCCAATACCTTTCATAGCAGTACCAGTGTATACTTTGCCATGAATTGGCTTGGTGCATAACCCAGCGCCGGTATCTAAACTTGGGTAATTTTGAGTTTCACGCCGATAAATTTTTGGTTCTGTATATGGCGTCAAACCTACCGGTGGCTTAGCCACGGTTTTCAAAGCAGTTTTTTTAATCAATTCTTCCCAAGAAGCTTGAAGCTCACGCTGCTTAGCAGTAGGCTTCTTCTTTTTGCTTTTTTTGAATCGGGTGTAAATAATCATTGTTTGTTATTGATTTGAACGGTACCAACATACATCAATACCAATCCTAACACAGCAAAAACTAATTGTGAGGCAAAGTATTGACCCGAAAGGTCGGTTTCCATGCCGCCCACAGCACCAAACACCAACATGAAACCAAGGCAAACCAAAAACATAATAAATCCTTAACAAATAGGTTCTTGTACTTCAACAGCGGTTAACTGACGGTCCATAAATGCAAAATTAATTGAATTCGATAGTCGTTCAGCTTTTTGCGGATAATCAATTAATAGTTCCGCTAAACAGTAAATCTGCTCATCATCCATTTCAACAATATTTTTTACAACAGAAGAAATTACAAAATTGTCAATTTTTTTCATACAGACTCCTTTGCATCGCTCATCTCAAACAAAATGAATTTTGCAACATTTAACTGCTTACGAATATCTTCACGATCATCACCGCAGACCAACATTTCCTGGCAGTCGGACAGAATGCTAGCAACAACCATCTCCAGACCGGAGCACTTAGCAGTGATGGATTTCATGTACTGCTCACGGATATCTTGCTCTGACATACCGTAGCACTTGGTTTCGAATTCGGTCATTTCAATTTCCTTTTCAATCATCATGGAATGGATTATACAGGTTTAGGCAAAATTGTCAAGCGTTTTTTGTGGGCTGTATCTTTTTTGCAACAGCATCAACATGGCGGCACTTTCGTCTGTAACCAAAACCTACACAAGAACAGACAAAATAGTGACCTAAAGTATTATATTCTACATTATATTCTTTATCTTTAGATTTAACTTTAAATATACGAGTATTAATACTTTTAGTAAAAGTAGTACTTTTGTTTTCAGATTTATTATCTTCTGATTTAAATTGATTAATTAATTTAGATAATCCAGAATGATTAACTTTTTCAAATTTGCGATATCGTTTATTCAAAACACTTCTGGTTTTAAATATCATAATATCATTTGAATGCCATTTTGCATAGGCAATTATTTGATTTTTATTATTAATTAAATAAGTATGATTTGGCTGCCGATAATCGACTTGCCAATTAGTAATTTCTTTTAAAATTTCCATAGTTCTTGGAGTATAACACAACCAATGGAAATGTCAAGCGTATTTGTTGTATAAAAACAACAGTAGGTTAGTGCTTACTAACCATTCAATAATTGTTGGTTTTTACTTTCGACCAAATCTTCTTCAAATTCTGCCAATTTGAGTCTAGCTAATTCTAATTCCAATTTTTGTTTTTCACCAACATCATTCAGAATTTTTTCTTCCAACTCACTAATTTTCAGTTTCAACTCTTTTCGGTAAGAATTCATATTATTCGTCCTTAACATATTTTTTTAAATTTAAACTTGTTAATTTAGATTTGATATTCAAATCCGGATTCATATGTTCCAATCTTGCTTTAAATAATTTACTTTGTTTCTCTCTAATTGATTCCATAATTACAGATTTTTTTTCACTAGGAACTTGAATTGTTGGTTTTATTTCTTCAGAGGGCATAATCTTCTTTCTCCTCTCTCATTAATCTATAATATGATTTATCGTGATGTCTTTTTTTATTTTTTTCTTTTTCAAATACCGATTGGTCGGCTTCATTTTTTTTGTACTTTGTTTTAATAGTTTTTTGGTATTTTTTACCACCAGAAATCATATTTATTTTCCTTCCTTCCTAAAAAATAATGTTATCTGCTAAATGAAATGATAAAAGGTCTTCAGCTGACAACCAAACATCGCTTGCGGGTAAAAGTTTATTTTTCACTTCTTTTTCTGTCAATGATGAACAATAAACAAGTAAATCAACCATTCTCTTGTTCATTCTATCATCTTCTTTAATTTTAGTTTTCAAATCGTGATATTTACCTTCACTATCGGTATAAAATTGGTGACACATTATTTGAGTGTTTTTTCCAATCAATCTTTGTCCGGTAGTGCCAGCTGCAAAAATCAAAAATGCAGCGGAACAAATAGAGCCAATTCCTATTGTTCGAACCGGGCATTTAGACATACGCATAACATCAATTAAAGCAAAAGCATCAGGTAAATTACCACCATCAGAATTGATGTACAAAGTCAAAGCAGCAGAACCTTTTAGATTTTCATAGATAATCCAACGAATAGCTTTCCCTACAGTATCTTCGTTAATGTCACCGTTTATGAAATGTACATGGTTTTCCAAAAACTCCAAAGATATTTTATCTTCAGCAGTTATAATATCATCATTTTTTTCCATCATTATCATTTTTTATACCATCTGTGTGCTGTTTTTAACATTGAGATTATATCATGTTTTGGCTGGTAATTCAATATCTTTTGGGCAAGAGTAATATCGGCAATTAAACTAGAAGCATCACCCGGTCTTTTAGGTAAAAATTTTATTGGTATATTCTTATCTATAATTTTTTCAAGTTCTGAGACCACTTCCAATATAGAGTATCCTTTGCCTGTACCTATGTTTAAAATTACAGATTTATTTCCAGACATTAAATAATTTCCTGCTTTAGAATGTATATCCGAAACGTCTGAAACATGGACATAATCTCTGACACAAGTTCCGTCTATTGTTTCATGGTCGTTACCATTAATCTCAAAATTTTCAGAATTTAATATGAGTCTAGGTATCAAATGTGTTTCTGGTTCATGAGCTTCACCAAATTCTCCAGATGGGTCGGCACCTGTTAAATTGAAATATCTAAAAATTACATAATTTAAACCAGAAGCCTCAATAGCTTTTTCAGCAAAAAGTTTTGAATAACCGTAAGGAGAATTATCATCTTTCTCATCATCTTCTTTGATAGGAGTGTTTTTTGTTTTGTATACGGCAGCAGTTGATGAAAACACAATATTCTCAATATCATATTTTTTCATAACATTCAATAATATTGTGGTACCACCCGCATTAACAGAATAAAACTCTGTTGGCTCCGCAAAAGATATGCCTGATTCAATTCTGCCCGCCAAATGGAAAACGGTGTCAATTTTTACCTTATCAAAAATATAATATAAAGACTCTTGGTCACGAATATCTCCATAGTGCATTATATCAATATATGGATTTTTTGTATATCTTCTATGGCCAAAACCTACAACATTCCACCCATCATTTTTCAAGGCCTTACACAAATGACTTCCTAGATATCCTGCGGCGCCGGTGACAAAAGCTGTTTTTTTATCAGGGGACAATTTTGATTCCTGGTCCAATCGTATGTCCTCTTTCATTGTTTTTATAAAATTCTTTTTTCCATGGAAATTTATTGTCATACTTTTCCGATTGAATTTTGTTACCCTTTTCGAAAAATTCTTCATTCACAGAACCTTCATTACCATCAAGTCTATAACAAAGTGTATATTCTCCAGAACATTCAAAATCTTTAAAGTGATGTTTTAGTGTGCCAAAAAATTGTCTATCTGCTCCCCATTTGCCGTACCAAGCATGGCCAATCCGAACAGCAATATCACGGCGTATGGCAAAACTAGATGTATCAATGTGAAATACTTCATCATTAAAATAGACAGGCCATTTACCAATCGATTCACAATTGTCTTCACAGAGATAGTTTCCTTGTTTATCATAAATTTTCCTTAATGAATAGGCCCATTCAGCGCCTTCTTTAATTTTAGAAACCAACCCCTCAACGTGATTAGGCTCATAAAAATTATCTTCATCGAGGTAACATATAACATCAGCATTAACGAGAAAGGAACAAGCAGCATAGACACGATGGCCATACCAACCTTTACCAACATTTTCTTCCAGAGAGGTAGTTTTGATAGTTCTTCGGCCTGAATGTTCGCCAAGTATAGGATGAATTTTGTCATAATGTTGTTCGCCATCCAAATAAATGTAATGGGTTAAATTTTCATAGGTTTGATTTTGTACAGATTCAACACATTGAGATAATGTGTTTGCTCCAATAGTTGGAGTAATCACAGCTACTTTCATATATTAATTATAAGTTTCTTTAATAAATTTATTTGTTAAATGTGGGATTTTTAATTTTCGTTGTATTAATTTACAAAGCATTTCAGCTTCATCTTTATATAAAGATTCTAAAATAACAACCAGCAGTTGTTCTTGTTTTTTGGGAGTTAGTCCAGTAGGTCGTTGAGGATGACCTTTTATGAATCTGTAAAGTTTAGGAATTTCATTATCAAGATATGTATAGTTTAATCCAGCAGGTTCTAATGCAGGTCGATAGTTTGGAATTTGCACATCGAATTCTACAGATTCATCCAATACATAGTTTAAAAAACTTCTAAACCTAGGAGTATCATATTTTTGCAATATAGACATCCTATCTTTTTTTGTTTCACACGATTCAAATTCCGAAATAATTTCGGTGTATAATTTACCTTTTATCATTTAAAACTCATCAATCACTTCAATTAAATTTTTTAGTCGGTTACTAATCATGTAGTTCATAAATTCAGACTTAGAATGAACTACACTATTTTCATACTTATTTAGAATCTCTTGCGTCAAATTTTCGGGTATTTTTGAAAGGTCAATTAAAGTTTCGTTCCGAATAAAATTACGGTACATATCTTCAGTACAAAACTCCTTAGCGTCCTGATTCATCCACTTGATAATTTTTGTTTCAGTAATAGGTTTTTGCCTAGTACCAGTAACAAACGTATCATCGGCCGAAAGAATATTTGGAATTCCATCACCTTTATCTCCACGAATAATCAACTGCTTCAACTGCATTGAAGGCAGAGGTTCTTTAATAAATTTCTTTAATATTGGAGAATATTGTTCAACATTAGGGTATTTCTGTAGTTGAGCAAAGTCTTTGTCGGAGGAAAGAATCATAACCTTTTGTGTTGCTGAATGTTTCATCACCAACGTAGCAATAATATCATCTGCTTCACAGGTATGAACATCAACAACTTTATAGGGAGAAAATTCCTTTAGTTCATCACGAATTTTATTCAGGCATTCGAAAATAGTATTCCAATCATGTCCAGAAGCTTCCCTCGCTTTTTTTCGTGAAGCTTTGTAATGTGGATATATTTCTCGGCGCCAATAATTTTTATTGTCACAAGCAATGACAACTTCAGGTCCATGTGATTGCTTAAATTTTTTCACATAGGTGCGAATGGTATTTAATATCATGTGACGAACAAGCCCCTCCTCGACCTGAGTTTTGGAAGAACCTATTTGTTCCATTAAATTTGATATTGCTACCTGGTTAAAGTCAAATATAATCATAGTTTCATCAGTATATCACAAAATGATATTTATTGCGGCAATCTATCCAAATTTACCCATAATTCTATACGGCAAATAATAAAACTCTACCCAAAAGTGTACAAAAACATCAAACATTTGTTCGTAGTATAACACAATTCATATACCTTTGCGGCAATTATTTTTTATTGTTTTCTTCAGCTTTTTTTTGTACTTTTTTTGGTGCTTTTCTATCAACCTTTTTTGGTTTTTTAACTTCAACCTTCACATTGGTTTTTGGTGCTTCTTTACATTCCAATTTTTTAGCGTTTTTCTTTACCGAACAATCAACTTTAACGGGAGTTTTCGTTGCAGCATAACCTGGAAATGCCAACGAAAGAGCAATGAATAGTCCTAAAATATATTTCATATTACGCTCCAAAAAGGTGTAATGCTTCTTCATAATGTTTAATACGGTCTTCCAAACCAATAGTACCACCATTAATACGTTTAGTCATGCCAGTAAAATCACCAGCATCAGCAAAAGTGTTTAAGTCATTAGAATACCAGAACCAGCAAGCTGAATGGACCGCACCACGGGGAGTTTCAATATATTCTGGTGCCTGTTCAACAGCCATTTCAGCATATGCAGCAAATCTACTATAATTATCTTTACCTGTCAATTGAATGAGTCCACGACCACGATAAGCCCAGCCTTCACCGGATTCTTCATCACCATTACCCATACGATTACGATAGGCACGATTTGCAATTGCTTCAGGATTACGGTGATACTGTTCTTTATTTTCTTCATTGAAATGTCTTGGCCAAACTCGGCAAAGAGCATCACCAGAATAATTTAAATTTTCTGAAAGAGCACGATATCCTCCGGATTCGTGAGCTGTCTGTGCAATAAAAGCGGCAACTCTTGGTGCCGTATTAATTTCAAATACGGGTAAAAGTTCATTTAGTTCATTAAACCAAACATCAACTCCATAAGCAGCATTTGGAATAATTTGTGCAAGTTTATCTTGCGTAAATTCAAAATCAAAAGACATTTTTTGCTCCTATATTAATTTGCAAGCGGGTTATCAAGCGCTTCTTTAATTTTTTTATCCATTTCGGCTTTTACTTCTTTGATTCCTTTATCGGTTTCTTTCTGTAAATCCCTCATTTCATTTCTTGCCGTTTTTAAATCGGCGTCAACTTGTCTCTGTTGTTCTTTGGTTGACCTTTCAATACCTTCTACTACTTTCTCGATACCACGAATATCACCTTTTAAATCATTCTTAATTTCTTGTGTATATTGTGCAGTCTCAGCAACTGAACCTTTAATGACAGTTACCTCTTTTGAGGTTGCTTCCATTTGTTCTTTCAACACAGCCATATTTTTATTTATATCACTCAAATCAGGAGTAACATATGATTGTATTGCCTCTTTCATATCCATATAGTCTTTATAGACTTCAAATGCACCATAAAGGCCGCCTAATACAGTAGATAATATACCTCCAGCAATCATAATTTTTGCTGGAGTAAAGTTAAATCCCCCAATACTAATTACAGTATTGGGGTCAACTGCGTTTTCCAATTTGTCTACTTGGTCATCCAAATTTTTAGACATTTTTTATCCTTATAGTTTTGGTACTGAAACCGAAGGTACTGAAGGTTTAGGTACACTTGGTGCTGATGGTGCCGCAGGAGGCGGTGTACCTGTCGATTTTTTATTGTTAGAATAAGCATTGGCACCAAAAAAAGCAGCAACTAAAGCAGAAATTGCAACAAAATATGTTGGTGCAATATCTCCAATAATAGCAGCAGCTTTATCAAGTCCAAATGCTGATGTGATAAAAATTGTTGTTGGATATAACAACATTCCAAATAATGCAAACCAAGTCATTTTACGCATGGCATCACGTTGTGCATCAGCGTCTTCAAGTTCTTTACGTTTGAATTCTAGATACATCTGTCTTTCATAATCATCAACTTGGCCATCTCCGTTTGTGTCTGCCGGATGCCAACCCGCTTGTGTAAGTTCATTACTCATATTTTTCTCCCTTTAATTATTATATGTTGAAATAAAAATTATTAACCATGTTATACCAGCAACAACAGCTGTCGAAACAAATGCTATTAAAAAATAATCAAAATATTTTTTAATTTTTTGTCTCCTCAAATAAGCTTGTCTTTCCAATTTTGCAATTTCTTCACGCCGAGCTTTAGCTTGGTCAGCTTGGAATTTTAACCAATCATCCCACATACCTGGTCGGCCAGATATAATCATCAAATCTTTTAATTCTTGTTCTCTTGCTTTTATTTCCTCTAATGCAAAAAATTCTTCCAATTGATTTCTTTGGTCAGGTGGTTTCTCATTTAATTTTTTCTGCAACTCATGTTTACTATTAAAAAATTGTGCTATATGTTGGCCAGCAGCATACAATTCTTGACCATTACCAACGACTTCTTTAATAACACCATATGCGGCATTGATAGCGGCTAATTCTGCTAACATAATGGTCCTCTCATTTGTATTGTTGCCTCACCATTTCTTGGTGTAACCTATCAGATCCAAGTGCTCTCATAGCTCTACGATTATCAACATTAGTTTGACCTTTGTAAATTTCTTTTGGTGCATAAAATGCTACATCTCTCATTTGAGTTTGATATGCGTCAAAACCAGAAGGTACTTTAGCAAAGTCATTCATACTAACACCACCGCTTGCTGCTTCATTATCTTGTTTTTTAGCAGCAACCGTTGTTTGTTGTTTTGGTTTTTCTGTTGTCGTTTCTGTCGTTACAGTTTGATTTGTATTTTCTTGTTGTTGTGTTGTTGCAGTTGTCGTTGTTGTTTGACTTGTTGTTGCCTGTTCAATAATCGCTTCTTCTTGTTCTGTTGTTATTGGATTTGAGGCAACACTTGATGACTGCATGATACTTTGATTTACAACACTCATTACATTTGTTAAATCAGTTGCCTGTCTGACAACCATTGCAATCAAACTATAATTGATTTCTTTTTTCTCTTTTTCTTCTTCTTTTTTAGTTTCTTTCACAACGGCAGGAATGCCATCGGGTACAGATAATTCGCCTGTAGTGGACACTTCAATACCACCAGCATCAATAGTGGGTGCCGCTGCATTACTTGTTTCTTCAACTATTTCTACAGTAGTAGGTGTAACAGTTTGCGATACACCATCGACTGCATCGGTTGTTCCTGCTGTAGATGTTTCCGTCAAAGAAGCAAGAGCAGCGGCAAAACCTGAACAGGTTGGAGAGTATAAAGGATTATCATAACATGGATCTACTGAATAATTAACATTTAAAGTAACGTGCATGAACTCTGGACCCCAGTAACCGGCCCAGAACCCATCATCTTTACCAGTTACACTTAAACGAATTGAATCGGCCGTAGATAAACTGTATGGGTTTGTGTATGTCCTTGTGCCACTTGGATTGATCCAATCCGATATCCTATAACCATAATCATACTTGTCAGACTCAAGAATAGAGCCTGAAGCATTCAACAAGTCAACAGTAATGTAGGCAGTAGTATCATAACCACCAGGCTGTCCATCATTGATGTTTGAGTTCTTTGCGTGCCAATGCCAGTTATAACCATTCACTTGTAAACCAGTACCAGAGTTAGGCAAGGCATTTGCCAGAGCAGTGGTCTGACTTATCGTTTGTTGTTGATAACTAAAGATGATTTGATTACTACCATCATACCCATCATTACTAATACCAGGACATGGTCCACCAGAAGTCCCACCCCAAAAGCCATCGGCCGTAGGTGTCCAACAACCTGTCCAAGCATTGTTTTGGATTAGGTTACCAGTAGTGCTTACTTGTGCGTTAGAATAAGACACCGAGCACAGCAGCAACGCCAAACCCAATGCCAATCTTTTGGAAAGTGTCATCTTCTTTCTTCGTTTCGTATTCAGGAATTTTATTTGGGTGTGCCTCCCAAGCCAATTTAGCAGCATTACCAATCATGCCTTCAAACGGACAAGGTGTGCCTGCATTCCACATTGCATCAAAAACACGGCGGTCTTGACACAATGCAGATACAGCTGCCACTTTCATTCCCATATCATAAAGAGTTTTAGATAACTTCAATCTTTCACAATTCAAATCTCTTACAGTAGAACCACCAGAGATACCTAGTATTTGTGTTTGTACAGCACCGCTTACACCAGTCGTACACAAATCATTTCCACCGCCACTCATCATTGAAGGTGCAACAGCTGTAGGTGGTGGAGATTTGATGGTTTGTTCCATCTTCGTATCGTTAATGTTCCGATTCGTCATGTCACCAGTATTCACGTTTTGGTTCGTGTTAGTATTTGTGTTGGTACTGGTAGATGTATTAGTATTTGTATTGGTACTATTATTGGTGTTTGTAGACGTAGAGGTGCTGGTGTTCGTGTTTGTATTATTGTTAGTATTCGTAGCCGTAGAGGTGCTATTCACCGTTGTGTCATTTGTATTGACATTCGTATTAGTGTTGGTGTTTGTATTCGTGCTCGTGACCGTACTTGTGGATGTAGAATTATTATTGGTATCTACAAGTGTAGTGCTATCGTAAGTCTGAGCGTAAACACCAGACCAAGCCGTAACCATTGCGATTGCGACTAAAAGTTTTCTCATTTGATTATTTCCCCTTTTTTAAAAAATAGTAAAATCAAAGAGAAATAATTTAAAGGCACTATCTATTTAGTCGAACTATATGTCCTCAAAGTCAATTTTAACTTTGCTGGGTCAGCACAGGTGTATCTTTGATAACTATCTTTTAATTTTTCCGGTACATCCACTTCAACTATATTATCAGTAAATTTTTTGGCTATTTCCATAAAACTCATGGTTCGGCCTGTACCAAAGTTCCATATGCCACTTTCCGGTATATTCAAAAAACTTTTATGTAAAGATACTATTTTATCAACATGAATAAAGTCTCTACGGAATTCGTCACTTCCACGGAAAACTTTAACCTGACCGGTTTTCTTAACCTGTCTCTCAAATTGTGTAAATGGACTGGCTTGGTCTCCTTTGTGTTCTTCACCAGGACCATACACATTAAAATAACGAAATATTTGAACAATGTTGCCGCCTAAATTTTTCATAGCATATCGTTCAAAAAGATATTTAGACCAAGCATAAGGCGTTCTTGGGTCTGGTGGTGAATTTTCTCTAAAATCTAATCCTAATCCATATACAGAAGCAGATGAAGCGAATTGAAAATTGACTCCGAAAGTTTTGCAATCATCAAACAGTCGGCAAGAAAAATCATAATTTTGCCGCAATATCTTTTCAATATTACGTTCAGTTGTTGATGAAATTCCTCCTATGTGAATAACCCAATCATAATCCATAACACCAGGATAAGGTTGTTCCCAATCATAAACTTCAACATCATGCTCACTCAACGAACTAGCCATATGTGAACCAATAAAGCCTTTATAACCAGTTACGAGTATCTTCACGTTTGAGAATCTCCGGGTAAAATCCTATAGTTGTCTTCAGTAGAATCTGGAGTAGAAACTTCTAAAATAGTTCCTTCTTCAACACAAACCAATTGATGTGGTTGTAATTTTTTATTGTGCCACACTTCACCTTTAGTCAAAACAAATTCGTATTGACTAGCATCATCCAAATCAATTACTCGCAATAAAAATTCACCACTCATTATATACCAAGTTTCTTCCTTTTCAGCATGAAAGTGCATTGAAAATTTTGCGTCTTTTTTAAAATGTAAAAACTTGCTGCAATACTTTTCATTAGAAACCCAAATGTCTTCGTGTCCCCAACCTTTATCAATTTTACCAGTTATGTACATTTATTTCCTCCAATGTCGGCGCATAAACTCCAATTTTTTGTACTGTAACAGCTGCTGCTTTATGTGCAAAATTTACAGCTTCATAAACATCTTTAGTCAATAAGTATTTGTAAGTAAACGCAGCCAAATAAGTATCGCCGGCACCACATACATCAATAACATCAACTTTTTTGGTTGGTACAGTTTTTGTGTCATTCCAAACCAAAGTACCTTTTTCACCTAAAGTTACAATTAAATTTTTACAAGTGGATGTTGCAGAATCAAATTCTCTTTTGTTTATTTTAACAAACCAATCATCAAACCGTGCCAAATCTTTTTTCTTCGTATCAATAAAAACCGGACAATGAAATTCATTAGGAAGATGAAATCTTAAATCCGTTAATAACTTATCTGAAATAGAACCTTTGTCATAATCGGAAATTACAATAGCATCAACTTGTTTCATCAATTGCAAATTTCTAACTACAGTTTCAAATTTGATAGGGTCACTAATTTTATTTTCATCAAGTCGCATTATATGTTTTTTTGTAGCAGAATCGATAAATCTTTTTTTAACTGAATAATCTTGGCCAGATAAACAACAAGTCGTAACTCCTAACTTCAAAAAATTATTTACAACATTTGTAACCATTCCTTGTGAAACAATTTTTTCAGTTGGTTCAAAAATTGGAACAGGTGCTTCGGGACTTAGTCGTTTGACATTACCAAATTGGTAGGAGTCAATACAAGAATCACCTAGACACAATATATTCAATCGTTTTTGTTGTTGAGTAGGGTTCAATTCGGTCATAGTAAATCAATTCCTTAGCATATTTCTCTCCAATTATACTTTTACCTTTATAATCAGAGCCTTTAACCAAAACATCGTGTTTCTTAATTATATCTATCAAATCTTCATCAGTATGAAAAAGAATAACATTGTCAACAGATTTCAAATTATTTAACATCACCATTCTATCATACTGATTATTTATTGGACGGCTATCACCTTTTTTTTCTTTTACCCGTTTATCAGCATCAATCGCAACAGTTAAAGTATCACCAAGGCCTTTAGCATAATTCAATAATGATATGTGACCAATGTGTAAAATATCAAAAGTTCCATTAACAAGTATTTTCTTCATAATAATATATATGGTGCGCCCACAGGGACTTGAACCCCGAACCAACGGATTATGAGTCCGCTGCTCTAACCATTGAGCTATAGGCGCCTGGAGTGAATGACAGGATTCGAACCTGCATAGTCCGGATTTGCAATCCGGTGCCTAACCATTCGACCACATTCACATAATGGTCCGTGTGAAAGGATTCGAACCTCCGACCCTCTGGTCCCAAACCAGATGCGCTACCAGACTGCGCTACACACGGACTGCTCTACCAACTGAGCTATCGAGGAATTGGCCTGACCAGAGGGATTCGAACCCCCGACCCACAGCTTAGAAGGCTGTTGTTCTATCCAGCTGAACTATGGTCAGAATTGGTACGACTGGCCGGAATCGAACCGGCACGGCCTAAGCCGACAGATTTTAAGTCTGTTGCGTCTACCTATTCCGCCACAGTCGCATAACAAATTTTTATTGTACGTTTTCGTGTATCCACTTCCAATATTCTTCAATTGTCATTTTTATTTCTCCTTTAATATGGTGCCGGTTGTCGGATTCGAACTGACCACCTACGCATTACAAGTGCGTTGCTCTACCAAATGAGCTAAACCGGCTTTTATCTCAATATTGATTCACACTTTCTAATAAACAAATCATCATATAAACCTAATCTTGATTGGAAAAGATGATAATAGAAAGGAATATCATCGTGACAAAAAGTTGTGCCAATTCCATAAGAATTCATTTCATGATTTAGTGTCCAAGGTTTTGTTTCATTATATGGAAGTTTTTGATATCCTAATGGTTTGAAAAATTTAACAGTTTTTCCTGTTTCTTCAGCTAACCAAGTATATTCCTCACAAATATCGGACCTAGAACTAGGTTCAGCTGAAGGTTTACCCAATTCTTCATAAAGTTGTTTGGAAATTCCAACACAAGAAGCTCCACAAAAAATGTGTTGATTATTATCTAAATGGTGTGACCTCTGAGCATTTCCAACCAACCAATTGCGTGAAATCATTTCAAACGTAGTTTCTAGAGCATCATTATTCAATGGAATACAATCAATGTCTAAAATTAAAACAGAATCATACTCATGTTCATAAAATAATTCATTCAAATATACATCAATCACATTATCCGGATAAACTACACCATCCGGTTCAGAATAAAACGCCTTTTTAAAGTCAATATCTAGTTTTGAACTAAATTTAGCAATGACTTCTTGTTGTAAGGTCACAATTTTAGGCGAAATTTGTCTATTGTGATATGTGAATATTGCTTTTTTCATTTTATTCGATTGAAAAATTAACTTCCTTCACAGAATCAAACCGGAATGAGCGCCAGTCTTGCTTTTCCAAGTCAAAAACAGCAATAGAATCTTCATTTTTTGCTTTTCCTGAATTTTTTGGCATTTTTTCGCTCGGAATTTTGTCTTCCAAGAGTGTACAAAGCATTTTTCGCTCAGTTCCGTCTTTTTTTGTGAACACTATTGAGGTTTCATGCATTTTTAGAACGCTATGAATCCATTCTTTGCCTCTTGGCGTGTTAAAATTTTCCATAATCATGTCCTTTTCACTTCGGCATCTACAATTGCTTTACAGTATGTCATCAATTTTCGTATTTTAACTTTTTCCAGAGCATTTGTGAGGTAATTTTGAAACCATTCGCCCGAATTTTCTGTTTTCCGAACAATGCAGCCATAAACTTTTGTTCCAGCCAATCTTTGTATATAAACTTTAGGGTCGGCAAAGATAGCCTCAAAAGAACCATCAAATTCAACATCACCTTCTTCATCACGTTGAAAAAAAGCAACATAATACTTATCGCCGATTTGTGTACCCTCTATTGATTCTTTGTTGGCGAACTCGTCCTTAAAATCAAAAAAGGAAAGTTTAAGTTCATTTTCATCATCGGAATCGGGGTTAGGTGTAAAAAAGATTCCATCATATTCTTGTTTCATTTATTTTTTTTCGCTTCCCAGCCGGCTGTAAATGTTTCGAAAAAATCTGGAAGCAGAGGAATTTTTGTATTATCATTCCTATATTTCGCATTATTCATTCTTTCAAACCACCATTTTTTATAGGCTTCTAATATTTCTTCTGAAGGAGGATTTTTAATGAAAGTCATTATACAATTTATATTTTTGTAAGTAAACTATGGCATCAAAACAACCATCTCTATTAATTCGTTCTTCGATTAATTCAAATCTAACAAGTTCCAATAGAGATTGTACTTGCCGAACTTCTTTTTCCGTAAGTGTGTCCATCCATTCCACCAGTTCTTCCTGTGTTTCGAACGACCACATCATCTCCAACATTTCAACTTGGTTTTTATTCAGTCCAGTAATTCTCATCTGAAATTTCCCATTGAGTTTCTACATCTTCTGGATTAATTGTAACATACAATTCAGTTTCATTAAGTTTTTCATAATCAATTTCATATTCATTCATATTTTACTCCTGTGGTGTTGCTGGTGTACCATCTCCGTCCAGTATGGCACCCTCTACTGGTCCTTCGTGGATTAGTTCGATTGGTAGTTCATCGTATGTGTTTTCTTCATGTTCGTCAACCAAAAGGCCTTTCAAATTAACCTGGCCATCATTGTTGTTATTCCAACATCTAAACTTGAGTATGGTGTTGTCACCTTCTTCTTCTGTTCCGGTGGCCTGTACATCCATAGTCGAATGAAATTCATTACATTGCCGGCACCAAACCTTTTGAGTTCTTGGTCTAGGTATAATTGTATTTCCTTGGGACGATTTACTACCTCCTGGTAATTCTTCGTCTCCTGGTTTTACTCTTGGTAGTATTGCTTCTGCTGTCATAAAAACCCCTTTAAGTTTCGTTTGCTATTTATTCTATCTTATCCAGCGTTTCCGAGCTGTACGGCCGAAATTATAATTAGCGCTATAAAAGACATTTCGCACAGGAATGCAACAAACATTAAGAGTATATTTTTCCATCCTAATATTTTGAGCGTCCACAAAAATTCTTCGAACATTACATTGTAGCGATTAGACTTTTAAACAATCCAAAAAACAACATTGCTTGTCCGAAAGTCATCGCCGCCATCAGTAAGTTAAAGACCAGGTATACAAGTACTGCGATACCAATCCATTTAAATATCTCTTTGGTTTCCATTTTCATCTTTCAATAGGTTCAATATGGCAATACGAGTACGTTCTGATAAAGAATACTCAAATGCTATATTAGCACATTCTTGTATAATTTGTGATGCGAACTTACCATAATCAAACCTATCCGCCGGAAGTGTCATATTCGATGGGTTCATAATCATACAGTCGGCAACTATATCTCGCATTTTCTGGTTCATTTCGTATAAAACTCCATCATCCATTCTAAATCAAATCTATTGTATTCCATAATCAATCCCATAATCCTTGATAGTACTTACCAAACAACCTCAACCCGTTTGCTACTCGGGCATTTGCCTCTTCATCGAACTTATCTGAATAGCGCTTGTTGTCATCTGCAATAAACTCAAATGCAAAGATCATCTCATCCAGCACCCAATTCCAACGATCATGAACATCGCATTGAACTTTTTGCTTTGATGATTCAGGATTGTTGTAGAAGTCGAACACCAGTTGATCGTCCCAGTCTTCAGTACTGACCAGTTGCATCTCAGGCGGTACATCTTCCAAGTCAACCCGAGCAGAACCGTGTTGAGTCTCTTTCAATTGCTTAAGCATAGGAAGTGCAATCAACGCCAAAGTGTGATCCATTGACCACGTATCGTACTCGTCAATACGAATCTTAATCTTACGACTACGCTTGGATTCAATCCATTCTAACAGATGATAAAGAAAAGTCTTCTTCTCCTCATCGACTGACATGAATAAATTCTTAGAATCAATAGGAATGTTATCAATCCCACGCCACTTGCCATATGCAAGCCACTCACCGAGCTTGAAGACATAGTCAGGATAGTCCTTCATACCGTATTCATCGACAACGGTCTTCTTAGCCCAAAAGCATAGCGTCTTGGCCAGCTGATGTGGACCGTACCAATTTTTATAAGGGCCAATATAGACTTTCATTCTTCAGGATCCAATCTTACACCAGTGGCTATCAAAACATCAGCCAACATGGATATTGCTTCTTCAATTTCATCATCATCAAGAAAATCTTTAAGAGAGCATCCAGCTTGTACTTGCAATGCTGCATTTACAATCTTTTCTTCTTTTGTCATGTGTTATTCGCCTCGTAATCTCTTTTCAATTAGTTCTTGCTGACGCTTAATTTCTTCTGCCTGCTCGTCAATCTGTTTTTTCTGATGCTCAATATCTTCTTTCTGTTGTTGAGCATTTTCTCGATTTACGTCTTCTTTTGTCATGTTGTTTGAAAAAATTGCTTTACCATCACTAAATTCATCCATTGTTTTTCTCCATATCCCCAAAAACATCATCAGCCCAAATGATCTTAGGATTGTCTTTTTCGTACATCTCAACCAACTGAGCAAGAGTCCAAACATCATCTGTTTCAAATGTATTTAACCACTCGCTGAATCGTCTGTAACAATCACCTCGCATGATTGGCAAGCCCATCTCGTCGCCATAAGGACCTAGGCCTTCACCTCGGATATCAATACGACCACCACCCCATTGCTGAGTTACTTCCTCTACCTGGTAGATGTCACCCTTCTTACGTCTGGTATACTTAGAATCTTCTTTCTGAACCACAGTCTTTGTCACGGTAAGATTTCGCTCACGATACCACCACATCCCGACCGGACCCATCCAGTTAGTAGAGTATGTGACCGTCATTTACCGTCCATCCATTTATTTTCTTCGCCTTCGTCATGTAGGATTATACCATCTTTTTCGTATTTGTCATAGCATTCCTTACACGCCGTGCCATAATATATACACCGCTGATTGTGTTCATCATAATCCCCAATGGTACACTTCCATAAATCTGATATATGCTCTACTTCGTGTCCGCAGGAACCTTGTATCATGTATTCTTTTCCTTGAGCTTGGCTTCTACACGTTCAATTGTTTCAGTATATGTAGACGCAGCACACCAGCCTTTTTCCTCATCCGTCAGACCAACCCATTCACGCTTCTCAGCTTTTGCTATGGCTTGCTGTAGTGCTAATGCAGCTTGCTTCAAGTCACATACTGGGTTATCAAACTCCCCACCAGCCAAAACATTAAGAATAGCATCCGATGCTTGCCTCATTGCTGGGATGCTCATGTGTTTTTCTCCTTGACCTTGGCTTCAATGAACTGCACAAACTCAAACACCGTAGGGCAATCAGGTAGTTCCCATGAGTCAACTTCTTCTTTTGTCAACCAAACCCATTCACGCTCCTTAACAATCAACTCGGAGAACTTTTCCAATTTCTCTGGTGTAAATTCGTAAATTTGTGGGTCGCCGCTGGTATGCCAAATGTATGATGTTTGTTCAGCAAGGTGTTTAATTCGTTCGTTCATACATTGTTCCTTCCTATACGACTGTAACCTAACTTGCTTTTAACTTCACGGCGACTTTCTCGTTTGTCGTTTTCGTAGTCTTGGATCACTAGCATCACAAAATTTTCCAAACTCTCGGGCGGGTCAAAGGTAATGTATGCTTCTGGATTGACCACATCATTTTCCAGTCGTTGCCAGAATTCACCGCCGGCTTGTTTTACAAGTTTTCGAATTCGTTCGTTCATTCTTCAGTTTCCCAATGACTACAAAAGAAGTAATCACCCATCTTTTCTATTTCAGCACGGGGATAACCCTCAGATACGAGCCAATCTTCAAAATTAACGATATCATCGGGAATAGGCTTGGGGAATCCGTATTTCCATCCACTCGGCGGATCAATCCATTTAGTCATTCTTCAACTCCATTGATGCATCGAATACTTTTTTGCAATTGCATCGACACAATAATGACCATCCATACCCTTATCGCCAAAATCCTCGCAGATAGACATAACATCCTCTAGGATCAACTCGGCGAACTTTTCTAATTTAGTTGGAATGCCTTCCGGATTATATGTTGGTAATCCAGCCTCATGAGCAAGTTCTTTAATTCGTTCGTTCATTCTTCAACTCCGAAATGTTTTAGGGTTTTCTCGACTGCTTTATAAAAGTTAGGATTGTTTGACTGATCGGTATGAATATGATGCAAATACATTTGCTCAGACATTTCTTTAACACATTCTCGAACAATCAACTCGGCGAACTTTTCCATGAGACAGTCTTGGTAATCACTTGCGAAATCGATTGTAACGAAAAAGCCTTGATTATCAGCATGGTCTTCTGCCTGTTTGGCAAGTTCTTTAATTCGTTCGTTCATACTTACTCCGATGCTTAACGTTACGAGAATACTTGGTACGGACCTTATGACGGCCTGCACCACAAGACTTAGAATTCCTTACAATGTGATTTCTAGGTTTAATCATTTTCATACAGTCAATCCAAACAACATTAAAGGGTTAGTGAACACCACATATACCATAGAACCTATTATAACAAAAACCATGGAAAAAGCAAGCCCCATAGCAACTAATACCAGGTATAGTAATAAAGTAGTAATTATCTTCATCAGGCAACACCAAGATTGTATCAGGTATATAGAAACTTGTCAAGAGGTCCAGACGAAAATTTACCGGAAAAAATTTTTGAGGCGCTTTAGTGGAGGATTATGAAATTGACCAGAGCGAGACAAGAATCCTTAGAACGCCAGTAGTCTGCTATTAGAGGACTCCTTCCAACTGTCCGGACGCTGTTTTTGACCTATGGGACAGCAGCGCTATAGTGAGCGCTTAGTAGTCATCGCAATAGTCATTTTCCCAGCAGTAGTCCTCATCCGTACCCCATCCAGCAGAAGCCAGTCCGGATGCCATATCCCCATCCATATCCCCAGGGTCTGGTTCGGAAAGGTATTCTGGGTTTTGATAAGCTACATCCAGCACCCAGTCTAGGGGCACATTAAATTTATCAGCTATTTGTTGGAAGGTCAGCTCACCATCCTCAATAGCCTGCTCAATCTCCATAGCCAACTCACTCATTCGGCTCATGCAAAGCTCCTGTTTAAATCATTGTAATCCACTTCAGGCTCGGGGTACTCCACCTCGCCATCAAATTCCAGCTGGGTTTTCTCATACCAGCTCATATAATTATCGTCCTCTACGGACCAGTCAATAATGGTCTCACGGAAATAATGGTCATCCGTCTCCACATTGGCCATAGCCACAATCTCGGCTAGGTCCACATTAAGCGGAATATTGGTAATTTTATACTCATGGCCACCCTTGGCCTTCCAATATTGGGGGCACTCACCGGTACCGTCCCAATCGTGGGCACCGTAGTTTTCATGAACCTGAGTAGCAATTACCAGCATAGCCATTAAACAATCTCCAAAGCATTAGTCAAAACCACAACGGCTTCTGAGGGATACAAAAAGCCGTATTCATCAGCAAAATCCATCGAGCTGCTGCAATAAGCGTCACCAAGGTCAAGAGCTTGGCTTCGAATCGCATCAGCAAGCTCAACGGTATCAGCGCTAGCCACGATTAGCTCAGAACCAGAATAAAGGCAGACTTTCCCGTCCACAGCGCTAATAAAATCAATTTGCATCATTAAACTCCAGCATTCAATTGAGCGATTTCAGAAGCAGAAAAAACCTTCACAGGACCGGCTTTCTTCGAAGCATTCCGCTGAAGCTTCGCTAAACGAGCTTCGAGGCGGGCAATCGCTTCAACTCGCTTCGCCTCACGGGCAGCGGCTTTTTCTGCCTTTGCGGCTTCTTTCGCAGCCTTTGCATCCTCACGGACTTGCTTGCGAATAATAGCCTCTTCCTTGATAGCGACACGGAGCGCTTTCACGGCTTCACGCTTTTGGTTAAGGGTCATGCCATTCACGGTGGCACAGGGGAAAATGTAGTTAGTAATAAAGTTTGACATTTCAATTTCCTTTTCAATCTCACTCAACATGGAATGGATTATGTCACAGTTTGAGGGTTTTGGCAAGCGGTTTCGGCAAATATTTTTATTGTTGCGAAAAAGAGACAAATCGGCGGATTCTCGCAGTAATAAGTTAGTATTCACTTCTACGCAGACTTATCCACATTTTATCCACAGCTCCACCGCATATTCCTAATCCTTCCGATATCTACCATCCATTCCATCCATTATTTAAACCGTCTTTTCATAGGGTTTATTCCACTTACCGATATTCACATCCACATAATAAGCGGTATCAAAATAATCAATTTGAGCATCAGAATTATCATACCAATTACCCGCTTTTTTCATAGCAGAGAAAACTTCCAGTAAAAATGTTCTTACTTTACCAGAAAAATGATTTTGAAACCAGTAAGGATTTACATCCAGTGTTTTTTGTTTACGAATATAATCAATCTGATCTTGTGGCATTTTACCAGCATGAGGCAAAGCAGCATCAGTAGCCAAGTAATTTTCAATAAAATCAAGCTTACCGGATTTTACATTCAGCACAATGGTTGAATTATTACGAACAGCAAAGGTGCCTTTAACACCATATTTCTTTAATATGGGTTTAACAGCGGCGACAATTTTCTTTTTGGTTTCTTGGTTAATGTAAGCCATGATTTATTCCTTTTCGAGGGTTTCAATTTGTTGCTGGAGGGCGGAAATACGCTTTTCGGTTATTGCATTGGATTCGGGGTCTAATTCTCCACGGATTTCGCAGAGCACGATTAAGTCTTCCATTAGACCATGAATTATATCGGATTTGGACATGATTACATACTCCAGAAAGATTCAGAGGAAGGCGAGCAATAATACGGTGTGTCGTAACGCTCTTGGAATTCTTCACCACTCATAAGATTTTTTTTGGTCACAAAGGTGTCGAAAATCACAAAACGAAACTTAGGTGCAGGCCAATTCTTTTTGCAGGACCTTTCAACACCTTTTTTGGTCACATCCTCATAATCAACCTTAGCGACCAATTTCTCGCCTTTTTTGCAGCGAGCATCCATCTTATAAATCTCAGCGGTATATTGCATTTTTTGGTCTTCTTTATCAATCATCATGTAAACAATTATACAGGTTTTTCGGCAAATGTCAAGCCCTTATTTTGGTCTTGTTGTTTTTTTACAACAAATCAACCTGAACATCAATTCCATCACGGTTCGTACCAAAACCCGATATGGTCTTGCCATTACGCTTTCCGATACGATTAGTTATAGCAATATGCGCCAGAGCATCCCATACTGCAACCCTTTGCGCTTGGTGCAGGAATCTGGAACCAACCAGGTCTTTCACCTCACAATCACCAATAAAAACCCCATTAATAATGGCACGGAATTTCTGGCTGTTTTTCAACCCATCAATAATCACTTTGGTACGCATAATCTTTCCTTAAAAATCATTCAATTGTGGACTGTATTCGGCAATCAATTGACGCTCACGCTGGTATGCGGTCTTACGACCTCGCACCACTTCGAGCACCGAATACTCTACGGATTTAGCTTCTCGGAGCGCCTGGCACAGCGTCCAGTCTTTCGATTCAATGCGGGCTCTACTCATATGCTTCTGAACCCGAACCTTGACGGACCGCCAGAACGCACGACCTACGGCAACGGTCAAACCAATATAGGTCTGGCCATCTACATTCAATTGGTAGAGAATGTAATTCCTGTCGTTTCGTTTTTTTCGTATCATGGTGTGGATTATACACAATTTCGGGCAAATGGCAAGCCCTAAAAAAGCATTATAAATCAACCACTTAGTAGTACGTTAGTACTCACTTTTTAAGAAGAAACCGTTCTGGTGTAACGCCAAAGTCTTACAAGATATTCAAAGGTCTTCGGATAGTTTTCGGGGTTCGGTACATCATAATTGTAGAACCTCAAAAAATCCTCTATTTGAAACTCAATCGGCCAATTTCCAGGGTTCATATTTTGGGTGCTCATAATATTCTATCACGTTTTTAGCCGCATTGGCTGATGCCGCTGTCGTTGATTTATACAACTCATCATTGACATAAACCTCTATTCTATAGACATCACCCTCAGGAAAAGATATTACTTTTTTTTCATACTCACCGGAATCTGGATGAGGTTCAATTGTTTTACCATTTATCTGCACGGTCAAATCCTTCTAAAAAATTATCATAGTCTCTTAAATCATGTACTTCTGGTATATCTACAGACCATTCATCAATATCAACACCAGAGGCCACTTCACCAGAATTTACTGCTGATATCTTTTTAGCTGTTGCAATACCTTCGGGTGTTTGATAATACTCTCGGTTCTTTATTCTTAAATTCTTTTTCTGTTCTTCTGTAAACTCTCGGCCATTGCCACACGACCTAGAACAATATGGTCCTTTCTTACGGTGTTCGACACCACAAGTAGGACAATTCTTTAGTCTATATTGGTTTGGCACTAATGACTCCGCTTCTAAGCTTTTCCATTCTCTTGCTGCCAATTATAATGTTCTACTAGGCGGTTATAGGCCTGCATCACGGATTCTGGTACTACTCCGCCATATTGTTTGGTGATTTGTTCTATGGACTTGGCCAATTCACGGGACAATTGTATCTCTCTGGTTGTACCGATATCATGGGTTTCAAAGTCATTCATACTATAGTTCCTCAAAAAAATAAGCGACTTTTAAATATGCCTCATCAAGGTCTATGGCATATACTTTGGCCATTATCTTACCATCTTCTATTTTCATATCAAATGGTATTCGTCCTTTAAATACAAATTCATCAGGCAAATCAAATTCAACCTCAAACAATTTTAGGTTTTTCATTCTGTAGATTACACTTTCAACGGTAGTCATAATTCTGGCTCTCTTATGATAACATCGACACAAGGTTTATTTAATGCTTCTTGTATTACGGAGAATAGGTCTTGGCCATTCTTCTTACGCATTTCTTTTTGTTCGTTGACCATTCTACACTTGACCGGGTCCATCCAGTCTGGCAATGGTTCATCATCTGGTTCGCCCCAAAAATTATTCATTTTCGTTCAACCTTTCTTCTAGCCACGCTATAGCTTCTTCATTACTATCAAAATACGGACTAATAACTGTCCTATTTTCATCTATCCAAAAATAGGTGTAGGTCGTTAAACCAGCATCTCGGTATTTTACCAGTTCGTAATTCATGTCCGTATAAACGATTCGTACATATTTAGACCAACGGATTCTGCTTCAATTTCCCATGGTTGTTCAAAATATTTCATCGTCTCAGAATCAACCTTTTGGCCAAGCCATATATTCATTTCTTCGTTCAATTCATTTTTTGCATATTGTTTTGCATGAACCAATTCGTGAGCGATGGTCTTTAATTTTTCTTCTGGTGTATCGTTTCTATTGATTTCAATAGTAAATTCACGGGGAACACCTTTTGTATTATAATCTTCAACAATGACCGTACCTTGCATATTTTTCATATTGACAAAACGGAAATTAAATTCTAGGTAAGGTTTTAACTGTTTGGAAAACAAAATATCGACAAAATGGTTTATTGCCGATAATTGATTTTTTGATAATTTGCCGTTAATTTTCATACTGGTATTATATCATAATATAACAATTTGTCAAGCTTTATTTTAATGTGAAAAATCAATAACTTAGAGCATTTCTTGGTAATCAAATGCATCCAAACATAACACCATATTGATGAAAGCGCAAGCCTCATCTTCATTGTTGAAATATCGGAGTATTGTTTGACCTGTATGTTGTGAAACAATGGTCAATAATAAAAACATATCTCTATATTGAGAAAACTTTATGACCCAACCATCCCGAACAACAGGCTGCCAAATCTTCAGCCGTGAAGCATATTGTAAAAAGTTCTTGGATGGTGGTTGATTGATACGCATACTATTATGTATGCTTGGAAAAAATTGAGGGGGATTAAATCCCCCTCTATACTATTGGTTGTGGTAGTATTTTCTTTCAAAAAGTCTTGACCAATATTCCACATCAAAATTTGTTTGTGGTTTTTTTGAATTGATAAAAGACTCCAACTCTGAATGATATGGCTTAGTGTTTAGTTTAAAAATCTTCTTAAAAAGGTCTTTCATAACGGTCCTTTCTATATTGCATAAGATTTTTTGCTTCTTTATATAAACCGTAGCGATTCATTGTTGTTATTGCTTTAGAGTACCCAATATCTTCAAAGAAACAATACACACTTTTAAATACCCTCTTAACTTTTTTGGCCATTTACTTTGCGCTCGCTTTCGCAGGCTTAGTAAAAGCATTAGCTGGGTTAAAATTGTACATCGATGTGCCCATTACTGAGGCAAAGTCCCAAACATTTTGGCCAACTGCTTTGGCAAATTTTGTTTGAGCATCAACATAAGTTTGAGCAGGCTTACTAAATTCTTCGTTGGTGATATATGATTTGATGAAATCGGTTTTAGCGTTTTGAACAAGGTCAACTAATTGGTTATAAGCGTATAGCATGGTAATTCTCCTATTAAGCGAGGTTAAAATGATGTGACCCTTACGGCGTCACACATTTATTTATGCACCGCAACATCAAAATATTAGTGTTTTCACTAATATTTACCTGTTTTTAGAGTTGTTGTTCTAATTACTAAATGGCAATCTTTTAAAATTGCCGTAGATTTCACTTATTTTCATTATAAGTATTGGTGCTGCCTTTAGATAAAATATGGTCCTTCCTTACTCTGACCATAATCCAATCATTATACCATTTATCGGATTCTAATACTCTATTGTCCATTTGTTCTTTGAGCTCTAGATAGGAACACTCGGAACGTGTCTTACAGAGGTGTAAAATCTCTCTCTTAAAATTATCTTCACCAATATTGCGAAAATCTTCTTGGAGGCGTTTATTACTGCCCCAGTAGGTCAGCCAGTCCGATTTCTTCCGAACTCTCCTACGCTTACCATTTTTTTGTTTTTGTCCAGATTTAGTAAAAAACTTCTTTCCGATGTATTTTTTACCATTTTGTAGATTGGTGATACAATAGACATAACCATATGCATCACCAATCATATCTTCTGTGAAGTCTTGTCCCTTATACGTCCAACTCATTCATCATCTTCTTCCATTTCAATGTCGTCTATATCAATTATATATTCAGCACAAAATGGACAATAACTGGGAGTATCCTCAACACTTTCATCGTGGTACTTTATGAGAAATTCTGAATTACAGTTATCACATATGTGGTGTAGTGTGTTCATAGTATCTCCCATTAAAACTGTTCCGCTTCAGTTGATGTTTTATTTGCTACTGTAGATTTGGCACCAACTGCCTCGCTAATAATGTCAAAGTAACCAACACCAACTTCACGTTGATGTTTAACTGTAGTGAAACCACGTTCTTGTGCTGCAAACTCACGTTCTTGCATCTCAGCATAACCTGCCATTCCACGTTGTTTGTATGCTTCTGCTAGTTCAAATGTGGCAAGATTAACATTATGAAAACCTGCTAGTGTAATGAACTGGAACTTATAACCAAGCTCTCCTAATTCACGTTGGAATGTTTCACACTCATCTATAGATAAAAACTTGCGCCAATTAAAACTAGGACTGCAATTGTAAGCAAGCATTTGGTCTGGAAACTTAGCGTGTATAGCATTGGCGAATTTTTTAGCTTGTGCCAGATCAGGTGTGCTAGTTTCAAACCATAAGAGATCAGCGTAAGGGGCAAAAGCAAGACCTCTGCTAATACAAGCATCAATGCCATTTTTAAATTTGTAAAAACCTTCTTCAGTCCTTTCATCGATGATAAAATCCTTGTCTAATGGGTCGTGGTTACTGGTAATAAGTGTCGCTGCTTCCGCATCAGTACGAGCCATAATAACAGTATCAACACCCGCTACGTCAGCAGCCAAACGTGCAGCATTAAGTGTTCGAATCATTTGACTTGTAGGTACAAGGACCTTACCACCCAAATGGCCACATTTCTTTTCACTCGACAATTGGTCTTCAAAGTGTACGCCAGATGCGCCTGCTTCAATCATGGCCATCATCAGTTCATAGACATTCAATGCACCACCAAAACCTGCTTCAGCATCGGCGACAATAGGCAAATAATAATATGTTGACAATTTACCTTCAGACCATTCAATTTGGTCAGCACGGCGTAATGCATTATTGATAGCCTTTACAACCTTAGGTACAGAATCAACTGGATACAATGATTGGTCGGGATAAGTTTGTAGTGCTGAGTTTTGTGCTGCAGCAACTTGCCAACCAGATAGATAAATTGCTTTCAGGCCTGCCTTTGCGTGTTGTACTGCCTGCTGGCCATTGTATGCACCAAGTGTATTAATGTAAGGTTCACGTTGCAGCAATTCTCTAAGGTGTCTGGCGCCATGTTTGGCCAAAGTATGTTCAATCTGTATACTACCTCTTAACTTATTAACTGTTTCTTGTGTGTAATCTCTTTTCTTCATGCTGCTTTCCCCCATACATCTTCCCATGAACCTTTTAATGCACCTTTAGCGTAATCAGTAACACGATTCTCAAAGAAGTTACCGTGAATTGGCGCATTAATCATTTCTTCAACCCATGGCAAAGGATTCTTCTTAACCTTAAATATGCCTTTCATACCCATAGAAATTAATCTACGGTCAGCAATATATCGAATATATCGTTTCACTTCTTCTGATGTTAGGTTTGGCATTTCACCCATTTCAAAAGCAAGGTCAATAAATTTATCTTCTAGTTCAACCATCTTCTCAGCAACAACATAGATTTCAGATTTGAGTTCATCATTCCAAATCTCATTGTTCTCTTGTATATAAGTCCTAAACAACTTAATCATGTTTTCTGTGTGCATGGTTTCATCAACAATAGACCATGTAACAATCTGTCCCATACCTTTCATCATTCCATGTCGTGGGAAGTTCAGTAACATAATGAATGATGAGAACAACTGCATACCTTCAGTAAATGCCGAGAACACAGCAATATGTTTGGCTGTATTTTCTTTTGTAGAATTCTGTGATGACAACTCCTTCACATAATCGTGTTTATCACGCATCTGTTGATACTCCAAGAATTGATTGTATGTGGTATCTGGCAGACCAAGAGTTTCAATAAGATGTGAGTATGCAGCGATGTGTAATGCCTCTCTTGCAGCAAAGCCAAGAAGCATCATACGAACTTCTGGTTGTGCAAAGTAAGGCAGATAGTTCTTTACATAACCACCTGCAACATCAATATCACCTTGTGTAAAGAAACGGAAGATGTGTGTCAGGAATTGTTTTTGTTCTTTTGTTAGTTTATTCTTCCAGTCTTTTACATCTTCAAGCATAGGCACTTCACTATGTAACCAATGGGCTTGTTCGTGTTTTAACCACGCCTCATATGCCCATGGATAATGAAATGGTTTAAACGCATCTCTTTCAGATGTAATGTCAGATTTATTTTTTACCATTTTAGTTGTCCAATCCTAGTTCTTGTTTTAATTTATTTGCGTCCATGTAACCACTCATTCTCTTAACAATATTATTATTTTCATCAATCAATAATAATGCAGGAACACTACGAATTCCATAATTCATAGTTGTTTCATTATCTTTGTCAATATTTACTTCTTCTACTGGATATGGAAATTCAATGTTTTTCATAACTTTGGATAACATTTTACATGGCTGACACCAATCAGCATAAAATTTTATTAACTTCATTGTTGTTCCTTTTTAATTAATTTTATAATTTGAGCAGGTATATCTAATTCCCACCACTTAACTCTTTGATTCCATTTTTGAGGATTATTGTGATGGTTGTTGTGCCATTCACCACCCACCATACCAACAAATAAATTATTAGATGATAAATCGTCAGTATCAAAATTCCTATAGTTTAAAGGATTTTTGATGTGAGAAAATACATTAACATAAGCAACACCAAATAATGCTACCGTAACACCTATATTATAAGTGAAAGCAAGTCCTGTGTCAATTGTATGTAGTAGTGCATAAAACAACAAAATAATTAGTGTATAGAAGGTGTGAGCATTGATTGCCCAGTTATCTATTTTTTTATTTCTGTCCATTAGATTAACATTTTCCAATTTCCAATTGAAAAACATGACTCTTAAAAATCCAATCTTCGTAGGAGCATGAGTATCTTTATCTGTATCTGAATGTTTATGGTGCGCTCTGTGCATTAGAGAATATGAAAATGGAGAACCAAAAGAAATTAAACAACTGGTGTAACACAATACAATATGCCAAAATTTATTCACATTAAAAGAATTGTGTGAAAAATATCTATGTAATCCTATATGATGTGACCACCACAATAAAGCAGCGTACCAAAAAAAACACAATCCGACATACGCCCAAGAAAAATTTGTTGCAATATAAATTATACCAATGAACGACAACATTAGTTGTGTCATTATCACAACTTGTGATACTGTATATGTTGATGTGATATATGTTTTTACAAATGAATTATTTCTTATATTCATTTTGATATTGTAGAACGAACAAATTTTGTAGAATTTAGTTTATAAGAAGCATGAATCATTTTTTGTTCCATTTTAAATTTGGTTACAACAATTTGTCTACCAATCGAATAAACAATTTTCCAATACCATGGTAATGGTGTTGAATCAATTATTTTCCTATATTCTTTGGCTTCATTTATTAAAAAATTTATATCACCATCATACTTAAAATTTTTCGTGACCTTTTTCGTATCATAAACGTCAACAATCATATGATATCTGTCGTGTTTGGATTGATTCGTAATTCGATGCATCACATTTACAGGTAAGATGAAAACACTTCCGTCAGCTGGCATATGAAAATATTTTTGGTCACCTTTATAATCCATCCAATGATAACATTGGTCGTTTGTTATGATAGGTATATGTATTCTACACATATAAACATCATCAGGCGCATCTCTGTGTATGATGCTATTAGAACCTGCTTTTAAACAGGTAACTCTAGCTCTTCTTGGATAAAAACCTTCCGATTCTAAAAAATTTAGTATTGTGGCGTAAGGTTTTAAACAAGCTTGAGTTTTATTGTTGTGTTCGAAAGCGTGAGAATAGTTTAAGAATTTAGCAAGTCTATAGTCAAATTTTCCATTTCTCCAACACTTTTCAACACCTACTTGAAAACCATCTTTGTAATCACCCGTTCTACTTTGTAGATTCCAACCACCAAAATTTTTGTAACCAAATTCGGAACCTTGAAAAACCATAGGTCCAATCTCTTTCAATTTTGGTATTGTAGTTCTCAACTCGGTCGCATTGACCTTCATATTTAATTTTTCAATCATAATCAACCTTCACAAGCAAGACAAATTTCTTCACCTTCCGATAGATTGGTTAGTGCTGACAAATCAATTTCTTTAATCACTTCACGTTCAATTTTTTTAGCAACTTTATCAGCCTTTGCTAGTTTTTCTGAACGGCAGTAGTAAAGTGTTTTGAGGCCTTGTTTCCATGCCTGAAAGTGTACGGCATGGAGCAATAGAATGTTTACATCAGGCCTAAAGAATAGGTTGACCGATTGTGCTTGGTCGATATATTGTTGCCTGTGAGCTGCATGGTCAACAATCCATCTTTGGTCAATTTCCATGGATGTTTTAAATACATCTTTGGTCCATTGGTCCAAGAATTCAAGATGTTGAACGCTTCCATCGTTTGCGATAATACTTGACCAGATTTCGTTATAGTCCAACTTAGTGTCACCATCACATTTTTCCTTTATAATTTTATCTAAGTATCGGTTTTTATTAAGATATGCTCCTGATAATGTATCTTGGCGATAAGCATTAGCACGATAAGGTTCAATACTAGGAGAGGTATTGCCCATAAGGATGGAAGAAGAAGCATTGGGAGCAATTGCCATAACATGACTAAACCTAAGACCAGTGCCGACTGCATCGAGTGCTTCACCTCTCTCAGCACCGAGTTCCTTGTTTGCGACATCTAAATTCTCCCTTATATGTTTGAACATTTTTATGTTTAAACCTGTTGCTTGTGCTGATTCCCATGGCAGGTTTTGTTTTTGTAAGTATGCGTGGAATCCAAGAGCACCGATACCAATGCTGCGTTCATTACGAGCAGAATATACGGCACGCTTAACAGCAGAAGGAGCATTATCAATAAAATGCTGAAGAACATTGTCAAGCATTTCAGCAACATCTCTAAGAAAAAGTTTCTCTTTAGACCATTCATCAAAATACTCCAAGTTAACGGATGAAAGACAGCAAACAGCAGTACGCTTCTTGTCTGTAGGTAAAATAATTTCAGAACACAAGTTCGATTGTTTGATGCTTAGTCCTAATTTCTTTTGAAACTCAGGCATTGCACGATTACTGGTGTCAATGAAATGTAAATAAGGTTCGCCGGTTTGCATACGAATCTCTAAGATACGTTGCCACAATTCTCTAGCAGGCACGCTGTCACGCACCTCACCTGTGTGCGGGTCTTTTAGTTCCCATGTGTCATCTGCATCTTTATCAATCATACACCTTTCAATTAAATTCATAAAATCATCAGTAATATTAATTCCATGATGCAAGTTTAGACAACGCATATTTTGGTCGCCGGTTGGCTTTCGCATTTCCAAAAATATGAGTATGTCAGGGTGGCTGATATCAAGATAACAAGCATAACTACCTCTACGAGTACGTCCCTGTCTGTAAGCAAGCGAACTAGCATCGTAAGTCCTAAGGTGAGGCATGACCCCCACAGACTTATCATCAGCAGATCTAATACCGATTCCAATTCCAACACCTCCTCCCAACATTGAAAGCCAATTTACTTCTGATAAAGTATCAACTAATCCTTCCGCAGAATCGTCGAGATACGGGAGGAAGCAAGATATAGGCAACCCACGCTTGCTACGACCGTAACTAAGGATAGGAGTGGAATAACTAAGCCAATGTTTACTACTGTATTCGTAAAGTCGTTGGGCGTGTTCCGGAGTGGAACCAAACGAGCTTGAAACAAAGGCAAATCTTTCTTGTGGTGAAACTTCATCATCTTTCATGTAACTTTCTTTTAGTCTTGTCAGTCCTAATTTATCAAACAATGTGTCCCGATTATAGTCTACCTTGATACCATGTACAATTTCTTCCATTAATTACTCCATTTATTATTATTCTACAAACTCTTTAGACATAGGGAACACTTTTGATATTACTTCAGCACACGCTTTGGCCACGTCCATGTGCTCTTTCTGTGTTCCATTAGAAGAACGGAGTTGTATATAGTGAATCCACGAACGCAAGGTGCCGTTCATGTAGAGGCGAGAAACTGTATTCCCTTCAGGCAATACAGCTCGAGCTTGTTCTTTGGCAATACCTTTAGCAATTGCCCAATCGTAGGCGTTGCGTGCTTCATTGATAGCACGTTTCTGCATTTCTTCCCACCCAACAGCGATATATCGATGCTCATCATTATTCATATCAATTTGAACAGAGTTTTGTCTGTTTGTTTTATCTTGTAGTCTTGCTTCTCTAATCACAAAATCCAAATCTTTGGTCGGGTCTGCATACCTCTGACTGAATTCCTGAAACGAGAATGACCTGTGGCGTAACATCTGTCTAGCAATATCTCTAGTCGTTTCAATTTCCAAGCAAGCGCTCACCATTTCAAGTGGTGACCAATGTTGATTGTTGATTAAGTAACGAATTAATTTCTCGGAAGTTTCTGTGTTTGATTGATTGGATGGATTTGAAACTCTAGCACAATACGCAATCAAATCCTGCATATTCATCAAGTCCAACTCAATATCGAGGCCGATTGACGGATCAACAGCGTGTTGTGAATAACTAATCAATTTTATTTTCATACTTTTTTCCAAAAAACAAATTTGGTTTGAGCTTGCAAACCTTTAGAGGTGTTAATACTTATAATTTTTTCAATTTCATCAGGTGATAGGCCGTTCATCACCATCTCATTTATATCTTTACCAATTACGGTATCTGGCCAAATGACAACATTATAATCTAATTTGATTGCATCCTGCATCATCTTCACAATCTCTTTATTTCGAGGTTCATTATCAAAAATTAATATTTTTTCACAATCAATATTTTTTGCCGTAATTGTTAGATTTGCATCACCACTTGCTACACAGTTACTTATAAACAATGAATCCAATGGTCCTTCTATAATCTTTACGGTTTTCTTCTTATCTATTCTGTCTAAACCATAAACAAGTTTACTATCAGATTCGTTAGTTCGTATTGTAACATATCTCAAGGTCTTGTCTCCTGTCTCTAGGGCACGACCTGAGACAGCAACCAACTCATTATACTCATTGTAAAATGGTATTACAAGCCTTGCATCATCGATTATTATTTTGCCATGATTGGGTATTAGGGCATCACAGAATTGTTTGTAGTGTTGTGTGAATAATAATTTATCGTAAAACTTTTCTGGTATTTTACGTTTTGCCAAATAATCTAAACAAAAATGTCCACTCGGTAAATTGTTGACGAATTCTCCGTGTTCAAAGAATTTCTGTTTTGCAACCTTATCAAATCTCGGTGGCGATATGTTGAGGATTGTATTGGCGGTACGGGCGTTATTGGATTTACCGGAAGTGTACCGCTCGAGAACATACTCCTTGTGTAATGCACCGTCAACTTGTTTAATGAGGTTACCTGCATTTGTACTCACTCCACAGTTATGGCAACGATAGAACAAATCGGTGCCTTTTTGAAAAACATATCCTCTTGCCTTTGTTTTATTCTTTTGGGAATCGCCACAATACGGGCAGGAGAAATTCCATAGGTAATTATTCTTCTGCTTGAAGTTTCGCAAGCGAGAAGAAAGTAACCTTATATACTTTGAATCAACTGATAACATAGAACCATAATATAACACACCACAGTTGTGGTGTCAATAGGAGTTAATTTAATTGCCAAACAATTTTGTTATATCAATATTACCTAAAATGTAACCGACAACAATGGCGCCGCCAATTACCATCCATTTCCATTTTTCCAACGAGGATAATTTATCATACAATGTATTAATATCTTTTTTTACTTCTTGTTCGATAAGTTCGTGTTGTTGTGTAGATGTTTCTTGATTCTGTCTCATCTTTGTCTCTAAAGATTGTGAAACGGAATCAATCTTATCCATAATCTCACGATTACCAGTTGTGATGCGTGAATGTAGGTCTTTTACATCAGACCTCAATTCAACAACATCATCTTTGATTGATTCGACTTGTGCTTCCAATTTAGCTATTCTTTCTGGTGTGTCCATTTGAATTCATTATCCTAACATAGACACCGTTGTGATTGCAGCATTTATCATAGTATTTAAATTTTCTTTGCGACTTAGTTCTTCAGCGTCTTCGGCAATTGCCTGTTCAACTTCTAAACCTTGTAGTAGATTTAAATATTCTTCTTTAGAGATTTCTCTGTTTTCGTATGCCGATTGGATTTCCGAAAATTCTGCTTCGACTTGATTGATGTTCATCTTGGTTTCTTCCCAATAACTTCTTGAGCCTTTTCAGAAGCTCTGTTAATAGATTTTAATTTCAACTTACAGAATGTGGGACTAACTTTGTCACCTTTATCGTAAGCATCTTTTCCTTGTTTGGATAATTCTACTAGACCTGATGCAAGTTTAAATGCATCTTCATTATCAGGAACATATTGTGAAAAGTTTTTCAGTTCAACAGATTTATCGTACAAATCAACAAAAACAGTTCTTGCCAATAAATCATCAGTACACTTATTTATATTTAATTCTGATTCGGTTCTGATTTGATTCACTAATGCATACTCATTATTATCATAACCTGCCATAAAATAGGCATCGTACATATCTTGTAATGTACCACATCCAGACAGGGTTAAAAATGCACTACTTAGTATCAGGAGTTTTAGGCGGTTCATAGTATTCCTTATATTTGATTATTACTGTTCTTTGTGATGATATTAAATTTCTTATCTCAGCCATTGTCATAGCAAGTTCTTGATAACCATCATCAGTCAGAGCAATCAAAACCAAATCTGTATTTGATTCTTTTAATTTTGCCCATACTGCTTCAGCATTTTCAGGTGTGATAATAACCCATTTAAGTTCTCTCGCCTTGATTGGTTTTGGGTCACTTAAATTTAAAGGTGTTCTTGCAACCTCTTTCTTTTGTATTTCTATTTGTTTGACCTCTGGTGTTTTATCACCAAATGGCCAAATAGAAGCACAACCACTAATTAAGGATAGGCTTAAAGTTAGGGTCGATAAGCGCAGGACATTCACGATTGGCCTCCATAGGTGTTTTAGCATTCTTTTCTTCTTCTGTTAAAGGTGCACCTGATGCCAATTCTATACATCTGAGTGCATTAACTGTACCACGATTTATTAATTTTTCTGCCTTTTCTGTTTGTGCTGCGGCAAATACACCAAAATCTCTTTTATCAAATTTTTTGGCCAATGCATCAACATCTTGTTTTTGTTTCTCGTTTTGTTCTTGTAATTGTTTATTTGTTTCTTGAATCTGTGCAATGTCTTTCTTCATCGACTCTAACAACTCTTGTTGTTCTTTGATGCCTTCTTCTAGTTTAGCATTGTTTGCCTCTGATATGGCAAGGTCTGCTCGCAAACCAGTAATATAATAAAATCCACCTGCAACCACCAATACAATTGCTAAGTAGATTAAACCTTTAATTATGGCACCAATAGGGAACATTATTTCCTCTTGAACATTTTAAACGACACAAGTTTCTTTTTCTTTTTGACACCAGGTTCACCTTGAGGACCAACACCAAGGCCAGCAACGGCAGAACCATCACCTACTGCATTAACTGGTGCATCTTCTTTTAATGGTTTTTCTTTTTTGCCATTCATCTTCCTTGTCCTCTGTAAGCTTTATAACTTTTCTTTTTAGATTTGTTCATGCCGGCCATCTTAGTAGATGATTTTTTCCCAGCTTGAATAGTTTTTTTCTTCACATGGTCAATTGTTTTTTTGTTTGTCGCAATTTTAGCCATTTTTTTCACCTTTCATTTTATGTTCCAGTATATTTAGAAACCAGATAATTATGCATAGCTGTACTCTCACTAAAAGTCCATGGTCGGTTAGCAAAACCATATTCACAAAATGAATCATTATGGGCATTATTGTTGCCGGAGGCATAATAACAATGAATTCTAGGACTAACAGTACTTGTATTAGGTAAAGACCAACCGGTGGCGCCGGCTTGGGACACAGTCTGGGTCGATGTGAAAAATACAGTTGATTCTGTATTTTTATTGTAGGCGGAAATTATATATTGACCATAAGAGCTTGCGCCTGGTGTTGATGTAATAACCTGAATCAGTACATAATTAGAACTAACATTATATGAAGCCCCTGAAGGTCCGTAAAAATATCCTGATAAGTTGCTAGTAGTGTTCCCGTAACGGAAATTTTGCGCCACGCTGGCGGGGCCGGTGTCATTAAAATACCAAGCAATACCGCCATAATTTTGGTCGTTCCAGCTGGACGTATTTGGGTCAGCAAAGTATAAAGGCCGCCGGTAGTTGGCTTTGTAGGTTAACACATAAGGTCTTACACACCACCAAGTAAATCCACCATTACTGATAATTGATGCATAATCCCAACAACTACTTACAGTTCTATAATTTGCTGCGTTGCCCAAGTTTATATAATATATTGTTTTACCATATAAACTTGTCCATGTACTTACGGTACCACCAGGACTAGGAGTAGCTGGGCTAAAATCATTTGGTTGACATTGCCAAGTTAAACCAGAACTAGGTATTGAAACATTATATGGGTTAGTCACCGTATCTTGAGTACTACTAGAAGAATTCCCTATACTTGCTCCAGATGATTTGTTTATAGCGTCAGCTGAAATATACCATTGCAACTCTGGATTAGAAACGGGAAACGGTGTACTCCCGATCGGAACGGACACAACAAAATTTGGAGTTACAGTAATTCCAGAACCAAATCTTGGTCCGTTAGGTCCTGGTGTTATCTTAAAGGGTTCACCCATTTATTTTTCCTAAAACTTTTTGTATATTATTATCAATATCTATATCAGAAGATTTTATATCTTCATTTTTAATTCCATAAACAATTTCTGGCATATAATTCAAAAAAAGTAAATATGTTTTAAGAGCAGGATAATCTTCTTTAGTCATTTTAAAAAAAAGTGTTCTTGTAGTAACCTCTAGGCCAAAAACATTATAGAGAACTACGAGATGATTTAAAACCAACTGCTCCCGTAGTTCTCTATATTTCCTGTACCGTTGAAACAACCTTTTAAGGTAATTAAACCTTTTCATATCATCTTTGAATTCACTCATTAACATATTTGGTTTATCGTAAGCTTTAACCAAATATAACATTATGTTTTCATTTGTCAAATTATCAAAAAGCATTATTATTCTTCGTCTGACTCCTCTTCCGACAAAAGTTCTTCCATGCGAGCATTATCTCCAATTTCCGCATAAAATTCATAACCACCTTCATCGGTCGGATAATATAGTATATAGACAAAGCATTGTTCATCTTTTTGACCATCTAAATCATCATCGGTTGGGTTGGCATTGTATTCATCCCAATTCGAATTACTGAATATATTATCACCTAGTGTGTCACCAAACTGGTCAACTTCAATAACAACTTCATCTCCTTGTGGGTCAACATCGTAAAGTGCTGGCAGGTCTAATGCGTACCTGTACAACACCTTACGAATCTTTTGAACACCAACATAAGGAGATACAATCACATCATTGAGTTCATTACTCAATTCAAGATTTGCTTTTACTAAAGTTTTTGGATTTAAAATCTGTAAAGATTCTTCACCAGTAGGCTCGTGAGCAACGATTGCTTGGCCATCATCTATCTGTGATAGCTCCTGCAAATACTCTTTAAACTTCATTATTCAGCTGTATCTTCTAATGTAACGTCATCGTCACCAGAAGAACCATCGCTGGTCATAGAACCCATTGCAACAAGTGTTTCAACGTGAACACGACCTGCACGGCCACCGGTACCTTCTGTACGAACTACCCAACCAGCATGAGCGCCTGTATTGGCTTGAGTTGCAGTATTGGCCTGTTCAGCCGCATCAACACCAAAAACGCCAATAGCTACACCATTGACATAATCATCAACCGTTGTATTTTGATAAAGTGTTTCTCCATTAGCAGAGACACCTAATCCGCTAGCAACAGCCCAAACTGGTGCGTTGTTAGCTTCATCGTTGTTTCCCCATAGTGCCATTTTTTTCTCCTAAAAAGTTTTATTGGTTATTTATGTTATAAGTTTTTTGTTACCGAATCGCTAAGTTCGGGGTCTTTATTAAATTTTTCTTTTGCTGCGTTTTTGACAATTTGAGCTTTCTTAGACAGTTTAACTTCTTTGGCTTCACCCATAGCCTTCTTTAATCCTTGTTTGGCTAAATGTTTGGCTGTTGAGTAACCTGAACCATATTTACCAGGTTTGGCTGAAGGTTTCTTTTTATAAGGACCTTCAAACGGAGGAGTCTGAGGTTTTCTAAATGACCTCATGCCAGGATTTGAAGCATTTTCACGGTCCTCAATATCTTTTTCTGAATAAACACCTTCGTTTGTTGGTACACAATTCGGAACTTCTTTTCCGTTTTTCTTTTTCATACCAACCATTTGATATCCATTCCAACACGGGTCTTTTTTCATTTGTTTATTCTCTCCTTCTTGCGTTAAAACTTTCGCTTGAGATTTTGATACACCATGTTTCTTAACGAATGAAACTTTATCCATTGTTTGCACATCCCGTGAAACATCTCTTTTGATTATTTCATCAACCTGCTCAACTTCTTCTTTTTTAAGATCGTTGTCAAACTGTTTCTTGGTTGCTTTAACGATACCAGAGAAACGCTTATCACCTTTCTTAAAATCACCTGCTTTATCTGCTGCAGACGCTTGGTTGGAAGCAGATTTTTTATAACGTGTTAACAAATCATTTGAAAGTTCATCCAAATTTTCTTCTTGCATAGCCATTTTCTTTGCATGGGCAACTTGTTGATTCCATTCTTTTTCACCTACAACATAATGTTCTTCATCATCTGTAGACATATGTGGTTTGTCTCTCGGTTCACCTTTCGCAAACCGAATTGATTTAAAAACTTCTGATGCTTTTTTCATGTTAGTCCTTCATGGCCTGTTTAGTGGCGGTTGCGTACATGACATTTTTTGCTTTGTCACCGTAACGGTCTTTGAATCCTTGCATACTTTTTTTCATGCCCTTAACAATATCTTCTCTTTTGTCCATTTCAGCATCAGTCATATGACGTTCATCAACTTGTTCAGCTTCTTCCGTTACAGAACCATCTCGGTGATGGGTTTTGCCGGTATTCATATCAGTATGTGACCCATCCTTGTTGAATCTCCAATGAGGTGTAGGAGCTTTCTTCTGGGGTTCATATTTTTTAACTGTTCCATTATTATCAGACCAACCTGCTTTAGATTCAGAGACAACTTCTTCATTCTTTTTGCCATAGTAGTTGTCTTTGTATAGGCGTGATGTTGCTTTACGCAGACCTTTCTCACGATTTTTGTCACCAAGTGCTTTGTTGACATAACTGCTCAGTACTTTTCTGCCAGCTGGTGTATCACCAACTTCATCAATCTGTTCAATTTCTTCTTTGTTCATTTTCTCTTTAGCTTTCATGATTCCTTTTTCAAGTTTCTCATGCTTTTTCCAATTTTTATCAGCAAGATCAGAATCGTCCGGGTCAGCATTATAAGAACCGTAAGCTTTTGCATTTTTAGAAACAGCCTTGGCTTTTTGAGTATAGTTTTGTAAAGTATCTTTACTCAACTCATCAATTTGTTCAGTTTCTTCAGAAACACTTTTAACACCTTTTCTACCATATACATCAACTCTTGTTGCGTGTTCTGGTTTAATATCTTGATGTGGACGTTTTAGTTCACCGCCTTCTTGATATTTTTCTTTGTGTTCTGGTGCAGGAGAACGACCACGAATACGATGGCCACCAATAGCCCGTGACTTCAAATCACTCAATTTTTTGTCATAGTCTGGATCACTTTTGTGTGCGGTACCAATGTAGTTAGCACTTCTCTCACCTTCATCAATCTGTTCAATTTCTTCTTGTTGAACAGCCATGACATCACCTTTGGTCAAATCTGGTTGTTTTACTTTACCTTCAGATTTGGCTTTTTGTGTTTGTAATTCTTCCTCATATTCTTCTTGTGTTGGTTCTTCTTTTACAACTTTCTTCTTGGCCCACTCTTTGAGAGATTTTAGGCCCGTTTCTTTGTATTGTTCCAACATTGCAGAAAATGTGCTGACTGATTCATTAGGACCTCTTGCCCAATTAGGAACCATTTTCTTTTCATCTTTCTTAATGGCGTCTAAGTCTTTATTCTTTGGGCCTTTCAGAACGTCAAACGGATTGGTGTTAGGCTTCGATGCACCATATGATTTGCCTTGTACTTTTCTGGAAGGCAGGTCAGCCATCTTAACTTCATCAATCTGTTCGGCTTGTTCCTCTTCAACTTCTTCATGGTAACCTTTACCACCGCAATGTTCACATCCTTTGCCATCACATTTTGGACAAACTTCATTTTCTTCTTTCATCTTTTTCTTTTTACGAAGCATTTCAAAATCTTTAGCTGTTAATTCATCTTTGTCAGGTTCATGTACATCAAGTACCTGTTGATTAGGATGAAGTTTTTCATCAAGTTGTTGAGGTTTAATAGATTCGCCAGCCATAATTCTGGCAGCGACATCTGCGACATTGCGAGTTTTTTCGTTGTCGAATTGCATTGTTTTTCTCCTAAATTAAATTTCTATCCAAGTTAAAGTTGCTGTGACATCGTTGATTTGTTGATTACTAACGACCATCAAATCTATCCACATTCCTGGTGGTATCGTAAGTTTTAAATCATTCAAATTCCATGAGTTTGAACCTCCAGATGGTAGAGTAAATGCCGCTAATGGATGTTCGTTTGCAAATGTAAAAGACCCTGTTGAAACATCTTGTAATACAGCACTATAGTTTGCAACTCTATTCCAAGTATTTCCAGTGCTCTTTGTTCCTCTGAGTACAAAATAATATCTCGTAGGACCATTACAGGTAACCGCAATGTCTAAGTTTTTTAATACTACTATTCTTAGATTAATTCTGTTTTGATATATTAATGAATTCTTTAGTGATATAATAGAGTGATAAGTTCCAGCACCTAATGATGATTTTGAATCGCTGCTAATTCCTGTTGGAAATCCTGACTCTTTTGTGAGACCCTCGATTGCAGCCATCATTGATGCACCGTATGTGTGTGCATCTGTAATTGTACTTGCAGTTAGATTGGCAGCAACATATCCAATTCTAAATGATGGATTGTTTATGTGAACATCGGTGTTTTCGTTGGAGAAATGTATATGATGAAAGAATATCATATCTCCATTCAAAGGATTCTCCATTGCAAATCTAATCTCACCTGCACCCAGCCATCTAAAGTTAATTTGATAGATGTTTAATTTTGTTGGGTCAATTGTAACACCTGATGTACCGGTGCCGTCAAGTTTATCTACATTAAAGTCTTCTTGATAAACCCAGTTTGTTACATCATCAGCACCTTCTTGACTTGTAGTAAATGTTCCTGTACCTGTGTCTGTTAAACTATATGTTCCTGATTTGACCCCTAGTGATGTCGATAAGAAATATACTGTATTACCAACTTGTTCTGTTATCCATCCGGAGAATGATGCGGATGCAATTGTCTTTGCTACAACAGTTGTGTCGGTAGAAGCAATTGCAACTACAGTAGCAACACCATTGAGTGTGATTGTTGCATTACCGGTACCACCAGCAGATACAGTTAATTTTGCTATATGAGCTTTACCACCATTCTGTCTTAATATACCAAATCTATCACCATCATAACCAACCATAATTGATTGTTCTTGTGTAAAGAATCCTGCTCTGAGTGTAACACCTGTTTGTGGATTATCAAAGCCGGCAGTAAATCTTAACAATGCTCCTTGACCGGGACGATAACGTAAAATTCTGTTTGAACGAATTACAGCATAACCATATGCACCTGTACCAGTATGAGTTTTAAATAAAGTACCGGTTGATTCATAGGTCCCAGTAGATGCAGATAGTGTTTCAAACTCTCTTGGGTCAAAACCATATAAAGCATCTAACTGAATGATTGGGTCAATAGGCACAGAAACAGGTTCACCAAATGCACTATACTTGGTTGGACCAGATGCAGACCCACCCTGAATATGACCATACTCATCGGCTTGCATATTCACCTCAAACAACGTTCTGTTATGAGGTTGAACGTATTGTTGCTGGTCTATTCTAAATTGTGCCACTTAACAATTCCACTTTCTCAATGATAGTGCTTTACGAGTTGGCCGGCCCTTCTCATCTTTCATAGGACCAGGCATACCACCCATTCTCGCACAAAAAGATTTTCTACGATTGGCAGCTTTACTGCCAGGTTTTAATTTTGATGGTGGTGTAGTTACAGCTGTTTGTAATTTAGAACCAGGATTTTCACGGCGATATGAATCAACGCCTTTTTGGTTCAAACCACCTTCGGGATTTTTTCCTTCTTTACGTTGCCATGCGGCCGATTCGTCTACAACTTCTTCTTTGACATGACCGTATTTTTTCTTATACCAATCGGCCATACCATGTTTTTGACGATAGTAACGAACTGTTGCTGAATCGTTTGCTTGATCACGATACTTATTCTCGGCCGTAGTATTGTGGGATTTCATTGCTTCAGCCGCTTTGTGTGCATCTTTAGCAATGTATTCCAATTCTGCATTAGTTTTTCTATGATACTCATGTCCCTCAAGTGGATGACGTTGAGATGGACGACCTTCAGCAATAAATGTTTTGAATGATTTCATCCTATGTGTCTCTTTGCTCTAAATGATTGTAAATTGATTCCTGATTTCTTCAGTTCATCTTCCTTTTTATCGGAGATAGATGTAACAATTGAACCATCTGAACCAATTGCTTCTTCAAATGGCTTTTTCAATTGTTTGTTTTTACCTGAAGTTCTGGTTAAATTCTCACCACCCGTTGACATCGAAAGGCCAGGTTCTATTCCTTTGTCGATGCTTTCTTGGACCTGCCCCGTCCAGTTGTTTTGGTGTTTTTCGATGCTGGTTGCTGCTTTGGTTTTTTGGCGGTTCCTTGCTTCTTGGAGGGTAATGGTTTTTCTTGTGACGGCGTTGGTGATTCGATTATCTCCGTCGGTAACGAAGTTGCTTTCGGAAATGGCCAATTCTCCTCCATCACCGGAGGTTCCATTTCGTACTTCGTTTCCTCTTTTCTTTTTCCTAAAATTCTCAAAAATAAGTTTTTCAACCAGTTTGTCATTTTCATTCTCCTCTTTAAGTTTAATAACATAACCATTCTTATATTTTATGACTTCGCCGCCATGGGTGTGAGATTCTTTTGCAGCAGCAGACCTTAACATAAAAATCCTAGGTCTTCCAGATTTATCTTTTAGAAGTTTAATTTGTTTTTCTTCACCAATCTGAAAGTCTCTTTCGTCTATTGAATTTCCTAATAATAATAGATTTAGTGCGGAAGAATCCGACAACTGATAAGACTCATTAAATAAATTTTCAAATTCTAAATCTATTTCTTCTTTTTTAACTTTTTGTTTATCTGAGGCTGATTGAATTTCTTCCACAGAAACAAGGTTATCATGTACTGACCTGTGTGTTACTTTACCATTTTTACCATATCTACCAAAACCGTAATATTGTAATCCTAATTCTCTGGCTTGCTCAGCAGCCTTAGAATCGTGTGGAGGCACATTTTCTGTGCCCGATTGAGCAACAGGTAGAGTATCTTTCTTTTGTAATTCAGAAGCAACCCATTCTTTTGCAATGTCTGAGTTTGGAGGAGAGGAGACAAACTCTTTCATTGTTTTAAATATATCCAACAATTCCATTTTCTTTTGCTTCACTATATCGGGTGAAGCTTGTCTCAAATCTTCAGAGTTATCAAATTCGTGGTAGTTAGCACCAAACATTTTTGCATACTCTGTTCTCGCATCTTGTGATGCATCCCACTTTTCTTTACGAATTGTTTCCGGAACAGTTCTACCACCACGTTGGCCACGTTCAATATTTCTTTGTGATGAAACATCATCAGAAGTGTTGACCATAATCATTGCTGTATCATAACCAAGTTTTTCTAAACCACTTTTAATCCTAGTTATTTTTTCAAGGTCATCACCTGTTCCATTAATGATTATTCCGTTTCGACCGGTTAAAGCAAGCTTTTGTTTTAACTCAGTCATAATTTTAGCTTGACTACGAACATCATCTCTCATTTCTTTTTCGGATGATGGCATCTTTTTGTCGAGACCTTTTTTGTCCATTAAAAACTCTAATGCTTTATCCGAATTAATTTCTATCAGGCCATGGCCTTCAAGTGTATTGTCCAAGACATAATCTTTACCTGAGCCTGGTCCACCTGCAAGAAATACTGCTTTAAAAATGGACTGGTCATGCACCCCTTCTGTCAACAAATCTTCAAAAATTAAATCAATATCTTCACGGAGTCCTAATCCTTTACGAACATCGTTATATAATGATTTAGCATGAGAATGTCCCATGGTAGAAGGAACTCCTTTACGGAAAGATTCAAAATCTCCAGCTGTAGCATGGCCACGCATTTTCGAAGCAGACATACCACCCACTCCTTCTGCATCCGGGTCTCTTTCTCCAGAAGAATGTACAGTAATTTTTTTGAAATTGAACAATGCACCTTGATGTGTGCCATTGTATTTGTTCAATGTCTTTTTAAATTCTGCAACACGGTCAGAGCCACCGACCGCATGAAGATGTGTTATACCCTTCTTGTGCAGGTCAGCTGCTTGTGTTAGGAAATTGGGAGATTCTTTTGTTGAATGTGTAAAGTTTGTGTCAGGAAATGCTTTTTTTGCGTGTTGCACTTTCTGCTTAGCTGATAAGGGATTTTTTTTAGAATCTTGTGTATGTGATAATACTATGTGGTGTGAACCACCTACTGCTGTAGCTATATCTTTGACTTTTTGTACTAATTTTTCATGGCCTATAGTTATGGGATTCATTCTCCCAAACGCAAATACACCGTGTTTTTCTTTCTGTTCTTCCAGAAAATCTAAAAATTTCATTTTTGTCCGCCTCTACAGCAGTTATTGTTTCTTCTATTTATATCATTTAAGATTTTACTTTATGTAACCAAGAAACACCATATATTTCATAATCTGTTCCAAATCTTTCATAAACGGCCTGATAAACTCCATTTTTTGTATTGTTTTTAATGAAATCATGGCCTCCAATATATCCGTCTATTTTAACTTTTGGATACCAAGCTTGAATATCATCTCTAACCGATTCATATTCATGAGCAGCATCAACAAAGACAAAATCTAAACTACCATCTTCATATAATTTGGCAGCTTCAACACTTGTTAGTTTGACTGGATTATAATATCCTTCAGCTGGTTTCATGTTTTTTAAAAATACATCATATGCAGTATCATTGACCATATCTTCTCTATAAGCCCAAGCACCTTTTTGGTGTTCTGGACTACCACGCCAAGTATCAACCACATCAAATTTAATATTTTTTCCGCTGTTTGCTATTTCAACCGCCATATAAGCAGCGCTTTTACCGTAAAACACTCCAACTTCAACAAAATGTGATTCAGATGGATGAATATTTACCATTTCAGTATATAATTTTTGAAAGTCGAAGTGACCATGTATTTTTGTGTAAAAGTGTTGTATCTTCATAGTTTTATTTATTCCGCAACAATAAATGCATTTCCATGTGGATGTGGTTCAGTCCAATTTTCTTTGAGATGGCCAAATTCATAATCAAAAAATTTAATTTTAAAACCAGCATCAACAATAGTATTTAACCACCATTCCTCAGGTTCTCTAACGATATGTGTTACATCCATTTCATATTCACGAATCCTAAATCTTTTACCATCACCTAACGGTACTGCAATGAATATGGTTTTACACCTTCTTCTCAATTCAGAAAGAACTTCTGGAATAACTTCATGCGGTATGTGTTCTAATACATCTTTAGCAATAATTAAATCATAACCACCAGGCAATTCAGAAGCAGATTCAATGACCTGTAAATAATCTTTTACTTTTGGATGGCAATTGGCCACGGCATATTCAGACACATCGGCACCATATGCTTCTTTGCCTAATAGTCTCATTGCATAAACCATGAATCCTTTGGCACAACCAAAATCTAAAACTGTATCGAAAGAAATGTTATTAATTATAGATGAGGCCTCACGAATAGTTCTTTCTGGCATCCACCTATAATTCTCATAAGCACTTACCCGATGACGAACGCCATCTTCAAAATATTTTTCATCAAATAAATTTTTCATTACGCAAACTCATTATGTGTTGTTGGCATTAAAACATCATCAATCAATTCGTTTTGATAAGCATACTTGCAAAATGAACAATCATGGTGTCTTCTAAAATTATCTGGCCCGCCGACTTGGGTGTTGTAAAAATCGGTGATACCTTCAATATCACAAATCTTAAATTCATCATTTACTGCATAGTTGTTTTCTGGTGCCAGTTCGGCTGAAGGACAAACATATACATTACCATCAGTAAAGACACATGGTTTCACACCATGCATATAACAATGATTGTTTCTACGTTCACCCTTAAAATTAAAGTCTGACAAGAAAGCATATTGTAATTTGCCGTGCTGAGCTTCATGTTTAGCAATTAATACTTTAATCGATTCAATATCTTGTTGAACAATTTTGGGGTCTTTGATTGCATTGAAAGCAATACGACAAGGAATTTTCTTTTCTTCAACCCAAGCCAACATCTTCATAAAATTTTCTTCTTTATATTCATTTGATGCTAGACGTTTTGCTTTTGGATCATCCCAGTTGCCGGTGATATTTGGATTTGTTGATGTATCAGTTGCACCATCCCAAACATAGGCCGCAGTAACTTGAATATCTAAACCTTCAAACACTTCTAAGTGATATGGATAAGGTTTCTTTTCATCCCAAGAATACATTCCAAGACGAACCCAACTCATCATATGCCAATTCTTAACTTTTTTCAGTTTAGAACCATTGGTACAAATACCAATCTTCAAACCTTTATTGTAAGCATATTCAATAACTTCATCTAGTTTTGGATGTAGTGTTGGTTCTCCACCGCCAGTAAATTCCATACCTGTTGCGCCTAATGCAACGAACTGGTCGATAGCAGATTTCATTTGGTCTACTGTCAACATCTCCTTCATTGCACGATTGGCGAAACAACAGAAAGAACAGGTCAAGTTACAAGGATTACATGGTGACATATGAAACATCACCGGTCTTGGCCTTTTGCCTTGTTGCAAATCAATCAGTCGGTCCATATGCTTCAACAATTTAGCATGATTACTGGAATAACTGCGACCACGAATTTGGTTATCTACCACATATTCGTTTTTCTTTTTTAGTTTATTAATATTAATAACTTGTCCCATTTTATACTTTCAAAACAATTTCGTAAATTTTCTGTGAATCTTGATAAGGTCCTACATCTTCATCCCAAACCTCTTTCATAAATTTAGGATAAATTGACCCCATTATATGATACATCTCTCTCATAGCTGCACCTTTATCATAATAACTTTCTTTTCCTGGATGAAACATAGAACATTCATGTATGACACCAGCTTTCTCTTTCATCATAGGAGAAAATATAACATCTAAACCATAACCACTTTTCGGTTCATGTAACTCATAAAATTTTAATAGTTTTGGAATTAAAGAAGAATGAAAAAAAGTACCCATACCCTCATTAAAATTGGTTAATGTGTATTTCAATGTTTCGTCTTGGTGTAAAATCTTATGTGTAGAATCGGAACCTCTTAATGTGGATAATTGCCATATTTTAATGTTGTTATTACTGGCAATTTCAAGGCCACGATTAACACTTTGAATGTCAGTAATTAAATCATCATCCCAAAACCCTATGTATTCATAGTCACGATAATCAAATGTATCTAAAAAATGTTTAACTAAATCCCACTTGAAACCTTTATCTTTGAATATGATATCATAGGTGTTTTTTTCAACTTCAAAATCATTGTAGTTACACACAATGGTTTGATAATTCCTTTCTGGCTTAGTAAATCTCCAATGATTATTTAAATCATAAGCTTCGTGAAAGGCTATAGGTATTCCAACCGGACAAAATATTACATTCAAAGTTTCATCACTCTTTCAAAAAAAGGTTTTATTTTATCCCTATCATACATATGAACAAAAGGTATATAATCTTTCAATTCTCTGTTGTTGTGTGTTTGTAGTTTGGATGGTAGTTTAATTTCTTCACTATAATTAAATGTCATCATTGGATGGTCATCAAATTCTATAGGTGAATAATTAAAATGTGAATGAGCCAATGCAAAAATTATTTCATCACACATTCCACCCCTAAACATACGTTTACAACCCAATTCATCATAACGATAAGCAATCATATCACAAAATTCAAAAAATTCAAATGCTGTTTTCCTGAAATATAAGAATCCGCCATGTATGTGTGGAACAGGTTTACCAAATTTGGCCGAAACTTCATCAATAAAACCCCAATGCCAATTATGGTCTTCTTTAGTACCCATCATCATAATCGGTTCTTTTCTACTATTTGCAAAATTCCATAATTCATCTGGATTATACTGACAAATTACGTCCGTGTCAACAAAAATGTTTTCGGTATAACGGCAATAGTGTATTAGATTTATTTTAGGATAAGTGCCGTACTGTTCGAAACCTGGTTGGCAATATTTGTAGAACTTCGAGACAGCTTTGAACTCTGTGATATCATCAAAAACTTCTTTGGTTTTGGCCAATTCGGTGTGTTCTGGTAATACTAAAACATTTATTGGCCGACTATCAAATTTTTTAATAGACTTGGCACACATCGCAGCTTCTTCGACATATTTTTCACCAAGACCTATTAAAATATATCCTTGCCTATTCATATTTTTTTTCTATCATATCACGCCATTCAGGTACTCTATCATATTGATGTACGATACTAAATGGAACACCTTCGCTCGTACAAACTAAATCGTCTTTCAATATTGGACATTTTTCAACCAAAAATTCACCGAATTTATCTTGTACCTGAGGTCCTGTTGTACCTAATTGTGCAGCATAACCATCCTCACTCATTGCAAAATTGGTAATATTTTTATAAGAATTCATATTTAAAAGTATATTCAATGCAGCCTGGTCTGGACCTCCTCCACCCTCAACGTGAGGCGTGGTACCTTGACACAACATAAAAACATTCAAAAACAAATCTAACATCGTATCGAACTTACCAGATATTGTGCCAGCATTGTAAATTAAATTCTTTTCACAATGTTCGTACAAATATGGTCCAAAAGATTTGACTAGATTGTTTTTACCCCAAGATTCATTTCTGTAATGAATAGATTCACAAGCAACATTGATTTGTTTATCACCAATGTTTTGTTCTAACCATTTAATTGGGTCTGTTTGGAAAATAACATCTTTAACATCGGTAGTAACAACATACCGATATTCGCCTTCAAACTTTTTGAGGAAATACCATAAATGTAAAAATCTATCAACCACAATGGAGAAATTTTCTTTACCATAAAAAAACTTTTTATTTTCTTCATCACGATTAAAAGCAAGAATTGTATATTTTCTCTTGGTCAATTCTTCAACTGTTTCATAATCTATATCATAACAAATCATGGCTTTTACACCATCAAAACCACAGGTGTCTAATGAATTAACCCACGGTTTAATTTTGTCAAAGTCATAACCGGTTATACAACCTATCACAATGTCTTTCATAACAATCTCCAAAAATTTTATTTACTATCTATATATTCTCTAAATTTTTTATAGTTTTGACCTGGTGTATCTTTCATATATGTTTTAGTTAATTCATCAGTACCATCTTGGCCAGCGCCAGATTTGGGTAAAATGTCTGGGTCAATTTTCTCATTTACACTTTTATGTAATCTAACTCCAGTTACAGTATGAATCAAATCACGAAACTCTTTATGTTTCTTGTTCTGTATATGAGATTGTAACTGTTTCTTTTGTTCTGGCGTTGCCTTCGAATGAAACTTCATTAGTTCCATAAACCCAACATTACCAGGATAAGCAGCTTCACCTATATGCTTAAAATATTGAACTCTTGCTTCTTGTTTTTTAACCCATTCATCAGATGGCTTACCTTCACCCTTATAGTAAGCAAGAGGTCTTTGTGTTTTCTTGGACATTAATGCCCATTTACCGTCTTTTTGTTTTAACATAGTTACACAGTAAAGCTTTGGCCGCAACCACAAGTTTGTACGGCATTTGGATTTTCAATTACAAAACTACTACCCATGATTTCTTTTTTCCATTTGATAGTTGCACCTTCAAGATATTGCATAGACAAAGCATCAATCAAAAGACCATCTATTTCCCAGTCATCGTCGTTCTGAATTTCATCAAAAGTAAACCCATAGTTAAATCCAGAACAACCACCCCCTTGAATGAATAAACGGACTTTAATGTCTGGATTGTTTTCTTCTGCAATTAAATCCATTATTTTTTCTTTTGCGGATTCAGTAAGTGTAATCATGTTGAACACTCACATTTCAATTCATAGTCTTTGATTGCTGCTTTAACCGCTTCTTCCGCAAGTATTGAACAATGAATTTTAACAGGGGGAAGGGCGAGTTCCATAGCAATCTCGCTATTCTTAATTTGTGCCGCTTGGTCAATTGTCCGTCCTTTGACCCATTCAGTAACAAGCGAACTTGACGCAATCGCACTTCCACAGCCGTAGGTTTTGAATTTTGCATCTGTGATGATTCCCTCTTCCACTTTTATTTGTAGTTTCATTACATCTCCACAAGCAGGTGCTCCAACCATTCCAGTTCCAACATTTGGACTTGATTTATCTAAAGAACCAACATTACGAGGATTTTCGTAATGGTCTAAAACTTTTTCGGAATATGCCATTTTATCCTCTAGTTAAAGTTAAAATCTTTTGCATTTGTGTTTCTAAAACTGTGCCACGATTTGGCCAATGTATGTAAGGTTGTTCTCTAGTTTTGTAAAGATTCGTCAGAAATGGCATTATAATTTTTTCAACTTGAGCCAACCGTTCTTTGTATTCTTCAACCGTTTCGTCTTTCTCAGCAATAACTGCTTGATATTCAGCTTCGTCAACTGCGGTAAAACCAAAGTCATTATCACCATATTCTTTTAAAATTGTATTAATGTCGTATGCTGCCATTTATTTGTCCCATTGTTTCTGAGCATTAAAGTTAGCATGAGCAAACTCTAATCGGTCAATAAGTTTTAATGCGCCGCCAGTTAGTCTATCTACTGCTACGAAACCTTCTGGATTTGTAACTTTAAATCCATTATCCGTTCTAAGAAATGTTCCTGTAACCTGTGTCATTTCTTGTAATTTTTTAACCACCATATTCTTAGATTCAACAATTAAATTCATAAGGTCAAAAATCAATTGTAGTTGTGTAGAATTGGAACGATAGAATCTAAGCACTTCATTTTTTTCCAACTGCCTTTTTCTTTTCGTTTCTTCCCTTTTTGCAGCCAATATTTCCTTATTTAGTTTATCTTCCACATACTTAATTAATTGTGCTGTGTGAAGTTTAGTGTTAGTGATTTTTTGGCCTGCTCTAACTTTTGTGTTATTAAATGTTTTAATTTGATTTAGTATGGTTTCAGATGCTGCGATTCGATTCATGGTCAAAGAACTGATTGATTGTAATGTTCTACCAGCTGACGAAAGTAGAGATGTGATAACTTTAGTCTCTTGTTCTGTAAAGGTAGCGGTGCCAGAAGCGTCAACAAAGGATGCATCTCGAAACCAAACATCCTTTGTTCTCTGTAGATGACCAATATCTATATTAAATGAAGCCTTCATATCTTCTAATTTTCTACCTGAATAAGAAGTATGGAACACAATTCCAAGTTGAGCGCTAGTAATCATATCTGCCAACTTGGTGTCTTCTGGCACCGCATACACAATCGTATTAGGTTGAAAAGTTAAATACTTTTCACCATTTATTCTTTCTTTCTTTAAGTCACTTTTTGTGAACATCATGTCGCCTTGCAAAACCCCTTTAATGCCAAGTTTTGGAAGAAATGCAAGTGCAATCTTCAACTTGTCATTCAGACCAGAACCAGGATGATTCTGGTCAATGTCTGCATCTGTGTAGTTTAGTTTGGCGTTCTTTGCGAACACACCTTTTGTACCAACAAAGAATTTACCATTCTCTGGATTAATGCCAGCAAAGATTGCGGGTGCACCATCCCACTTTGTTGTCACATTCAATTTAGACTGTGAGTTGCCTGCAAGCATATCTCTCAATGCTTGAAGAAAGTTGATAGATTCCCTCGCACCAATAACTCCACGATTGAGAACATTGTCCTCAAGGTGTTCTAGGTGAAGGTTCTTTCCTTCTTTAGATTCTGTTAAAAATTGTGTGAAATTCATTTGCTTTTTTTCTCACTCTCTACCGTTATTATAACAGAGATTAGTTCGTTTGTCAAGTGTTTAACTATACTTTATAAAAATACAACTATTCTTTGTGGCCGATGAAGCATATTGGTAAATATATGAACACAAATCGCTAAGTTTGCCCTCATTCTTAACAGTATTCACCAACATGATTCCAATATATTTTGACATCCACCAAGTTTTATCTTTTCTGTGTCCAGCTTTAGCTTCTATAATTAAATCGCCCACGGCCTTTCTTGTACCAGATAAGGTCTTAAATGCAGTAGCGAACTCTTTAAAGTCTTTTTCTGATGGATTTAATATTGGTGTTTGTTGCGGTAATTTTAATTTAACTTTTTGAACCCCTACTAATTGAGCGCCTTCAAAAATAACACCGCCACCTATTTTACCACCTGCAGCAGCCTTACCTTTGATTTCTCCTTGCCAAGATGATGTAACTGGCCGGCTAGAAAAGTTTCTCAATTGAACTTCTCCAGCTTTGTTGTCACTTTTGTATTGGATGTATATGTCTTTAGAGTCCGTCATGTTTTCGCCTAATTTTATTCCCGTAAAATCGGCTGTTTCTACTTTACCCGCATTAAAGATTTTTGAATGGGGTTCATCACCTTTTCCAAGTTTCTTCAAAGAGATACCAATACATTGTGCATTAGCAAAAAGATTGTGCATATACTCATTATATTCTTGCAATGAAGGAAAATTAGTTTTATGTGTGTGATTCTTTTTTATCATCCATATGTCAGCAGGATTCCATTTATCATCGCCTGTAATTCCACTAGATTTTTTGTGTACTCTCCAAGCATCATAAATTGAATCGACAAGAGTTCCGCCACGATAAAACTTGTATTTTTTCCCAGATTTTACACCAGGAACATCGTGAAAAATTTTATTGGCTGTTTTTACGATGCTATAAAACCATTGTTCATCTTTTATACCTTTCATACATTGTGCCAAAGTTCTATCACAATCTGCATCAGTAATTGTTTTAGCGGTGACTTGAGAAATGTCCGTCAAATCTTTACCAAGATGTTGTCTTGTAGCACAAGCATAGGCCTGCAATGATTCAGCCAAAGCTGTTAGCTCAGCGCCAGCGCCAGACTGTTGTGTTTGTTCATTTCTGTTTGTGCTTGCATCAGATTTGACAGATTTGATATTTGCCATAGGCACTCCAATTTAATGGAGTATTTATCCTACATATTTACCGAATAATGTCAAGCACTTTTCCGTTGGTCCAAACCTCTTGTTCGTTACGAATTCGACCCTCCGTTTTCAAAGTTTCAAATCGGTTGATGGCCTTCTTGCGCCACCACTCAATAATATTAGTTAGGTTATGTTTCTCATAGTTTTCACCTGGTACCAGTTTTGTATCCTTTCCGTTTACAAAATCAACCATGTTTTTAAAACCATAATCTGAAACAAAATACCTCTTATGTTCATTCAAATTCTTGGCATTTTCTAATGTCGCATTAAACGTGCTTAAAGCGTCTTTATCACTCTTTAATGATGCTTTAATGATGCTTACCATCGCATTGGATATCTTTAGTTTTCGACTAGAAGCACCCTCTGGTGCAAGTGGTTCACCAATAATTCCTTCAATATATTCTTTTAGGTCTGTATAAGTTTTACCATGCAACATAGGTAAAAAATCACTATCAGTTAGTCCTTTGAAACGAATCAGAGGTTTCATACCGTCATATTGTGATACTGCCTTAGAACTACCATATAAACTGGTAGTCTCAAATAGGCAAGTCGTCATTTTATATTTCGCATCCATCATTTGCCGAACTTCGTGTGATGTGCAGATTGCCGCAAGTAATTTACCGCCAAGGTAATTAAACCCAAAAGGTTGTGCTGGTACAATAACAAAACCCATAATTGCACAT